TCCTTTCTTATATTCCCGGAAGAATCAGATCAGGCCTTTTCCGGTCCTGAACCTGCTTCCAAAACTTTCTTTCTGAAGATTCCAAAAACTTAATATCTTCTTCAACCTCTGTTCTTTCGATCTTGTAGTGCTTTGTTTGCAAATAGATTTCACCATTGAATTCCGATTTCAGCTGTGCCTTCAGGATCGCAAAATCAAATTCCGTCACCATGAAATAATGCAGCAGCTGTATGTAGTAGTTATCCGGGATCCTGTGATTCCACTTTTCCTTCTGCATGGATTGCAGGATGTTGGTTGTTTTGATTTCAAGGATTCCTTTTCTGCCTGTTGCCTTTTCCGTCAATTCACCATCAAGTGAAGCAGCAGCAAATGGAAAGTCATCATTCAGGATCATGTTGTCACCGAAATATTCCACTTCATATTCCGGGAAGTCCAATGCAAACAGTTCACGCAACAATGGTTCCGCAGCAACACCATATTTCACAACCTCTTTATCTGAAATATCCGGTGCAGATGCCTGTCCGGTCTTTTCTAACCACAATTCAATATTGCTTTTCCAAGGATTCATCCCCAAAATGCAGGCCGCATCCGAACCACCAATTCTTGTTCTGTGCTTCAACCATTCTTCCTTGCTGTCGAATGTCATTCTGTGAATTGCCATACATAACCCCCTGCACTCTTGATTTTTCCAAGGCAACACAGTGAAATGTTTTGCTGTGCAGCACCTGTCTTTCTTGCTGCATCACATTGTGATGTGAAGTATTGAACATTTCCATGCATGTCAATTGACTTAACAGGCCTTGGAACATTCCTTGTCGAAAATCCATTGATATATGCATGTTCAACATTTTCTAACTGCGTACACCATTCAAGATTTTCAACAGTGTTGTTTTCCTTGTTTCCGTCTTTGTGATTCACTATCGGAAAGCAGTCAGGATTCGGAATGAAAGCTTCAGCCACAAGCCTGTGAACCCTGAATGACTTTGCTTTTCCGTCTTTACTCAAATGAAGTCTTGGATATCCTTTGCCATCATCTACCGAAGAAATGATTTTTCTTTTACTTTTCACCCTTCCAAGATTGCTGACCTCATACAATCCTTCATATCCGGAAACATCCTTCCACATTTCTACCATTCCGGATTCACTTCCCTTCGATACGAAGAAAGACAGTCATCACAGATCCATTCATCATTGATATACACTGCATCTTCGGTTTGGATCGGTTGATCACATTCGCAGCACCTTGGAAGCTTGTCCAACCATGATTCCTGCTCTGCATCGTGCTGAACAAAACAATCATAGTTGTCAGGAATTGTGTTGCTCATAGTGTTCCAACCCCTTCCCACCGATCAGCAAAAGGACCGCACCGACAACTGCCATCGCAATCGGAACCGTCAATGATTCACTGTCCATCCCGGCCGCACCGATCATCAATGAAATAAGGCCAACTGCTGAAACAATCCAAAATAATTTCTTCATGCGTTTTTCTCCTTTCTTCTAACAATCCCGGCAACCTTTCCATCATTCACGACAACTTCCCAACCTTCCAAATAAGCTTTTACCGCTTCTTCAAGTGTCATTGCCATCTTCATCTGCTCCTTTCAACTTGTTTCATGAACCGTTCTGCTGCTTTCTTCAGATGTTCATTCCGTTCTGCTTTTTCTTCTTCCGTAAGATCAGGAAAATGAACGATATTCACACCATCCTTAAATTCCTGCACTTCTGTTTTTGAATATCCCACTTTCATCACCTTCCCTTTCTCAGAAGATATTCATGCCCTGTTTGTCCGTATTCCTTTATTAAAGTTTACATTTCGTGAACTTTCTGTGTAAAAAAATACAAGTGATATTCGCAAGGCTGAATGTCCAAGAATTCAGGTGCCGACATTTTCTCTATATCCTGAACAGAAATTGCAACCTTCCCATTCAATTTCAGTGACATAGTTTGTCTTGTTACACCATAAGCATCTGCAAAAGCATTCACCGATCCGAACTTCTCAATGATTCTTCCACGCAATTTGCTATAATCCAATTTCGCTTCCCCCTTTCTAAGTTCACCTTTCGTGAACTATTATTGTAAAAAAATATGTACCACTACAATTTGTGTTCGCACTATGCGAATATACAACATCATGGTTCGCACTTCGTGAACACAATGTTATATTAACATAGCTTTTTACATCCGTCAATATATTTTTTTACATTTTGCAAACTTTTTCTTTAATTTGTTCGCAATGTGTGTTATAATGAGTTTACATTCAAAAGTGAGGTGATTTTATGGATGCCAAAGATGAATTAAAAGATAGACTGAAAACCGCATTAGATATTAGAGAAAAGAAGCTTGTTGATCTTGCAAATGCATTGAATATCCCTAAATCTTCTATGAGTATGTATCTTTCCGGTGCAAGAATCATAAAAGATTCTAAAAGACTATATGCTATTGCAAAATATTTGGATGTGTCAGAAGCTTGGTTGATGGGATATGATGTTCCAATGGAAAGACCTGTTGAACAAAAGGAAAATGATGAATTGGGTGAAGTTGTCGAAAGGTTGAGAAAAGACAAAGGATTCAGAAGCCTTGTTGTCAAACTCAGCAAACTGAATCCTTCAAAATTGGAAAGTATCATGAATCTGTTGGATGTTCCTGATTGATTTCAGAATTCATCAGTATTCCGTATATTAACAATAATATTTTTTCATCATCGGTGGTTGTAACAGTTTCAAGTATTGTTTTTCTTATGTATTCAATATATTGTTTCATGTTGCACCATCCTTTCCAAGAACATCCGTTCTTGTTTCAAAAATACATCATTGTTGTGATGAAATCATCATAAAATCTTGAACATTTTTTTACAATATTTTTTATACAAAAAAAATCAAGAACAATCGACAAAAAAGGGGAAAATATTATGTTATACGATATTAAACAAATCAAAATTGAAGATTTAATCATCTATTTAAGAAAATCACGTTCGGACGATCCTTCCATGACTGTTGAAGATGTCCTTGCGAAACATGAAGAAGATTTGCAGGAATACTGTGAAAGAGAATTTGGCCAAAAGATGCCTGAAAGTCAAATCTTCAGGGAAGTTGTGTCGGGAGAAACCATTGATGACAGACCTGTCATGACAAGTATTATGAAAATGCTTGAAACCGGGAAAATCGCAGGTGTACTTGTCAAGGAACCTTCCCGATTATCAAGGGGAGATCTGCAAGACTGCGGAAGGATCATCAACACATTCAGATATACAAATACTTTGGTAATAACACCGGACACTACTTTCAATCTAACCAATGAACGTGACCGCAAATTTTTAGAAATGCAATTGACAAAAGGCAATGATTATCTTGAATACAACAAACAGATCTTGAACAGTGGCAGAATTCGATCTGTGAAGCGTGGGAATTTTATTGGTTCTGTTGCTCCGTATGGATATAAGAAAGTGAAGATCGGTTCAGGGAAAGATTCTTGCTACACTCTTGAAATCATTCCTGAAGAAGCTGACAACCTACGTTTGATGTATCACCTATTTATCAATGAAGGATATGGATTCATGAGGATTGCAAAACATCTTGACAATATCGGTGTAAAACCAAGGAAGTCAGAAACATGGTCACCTGCTGCAATCAAAGATATGCTTGAAAATCCTGTTTATATTGGAAAAATCAGATGGAATTGGAGAAAGACCGAAAAAACAATTGTTGACGGAAAAATTGTAAAGGTAAGGCCGAAAACAAAGGATGAAACGCAATGGATCTTTGTTGATGGAAAGCATGATCCAATCATTGATGATGCAACCTTCCAAGCAGCACTTGACAAAAGAGGGAAAAACGTAAGAGTCACAAAAGGAAAGGAATTGAAAAATCCGTTTGCAGGCCTTCTGTTTTGTGGTACATGTGGATCAGCTATGTCATATAAAAAGTTTAAGCAATATCGTGGAAATTACGAAAACAACTGTGAAAATATGTTGTGCAACAGACAGTCATGGTGCAAAACAAAATCTGTGAAATACGATGCATTTTTAGACCGTGTGATTGCTACACTCGAAAGAACAATTGCCGATTTTGAAATGAAGCTTCAGAATGATGATGGTGATGCTGCTGAACTGCACAAAAACATCATCAAGAATCTTGAAATGGACCTGAAGAAATTGAAGGACAAAGACATCAGACAAAAGGATGCGTATGAGGATGGAATCTATACAAAGGAAGAATATGCTTCACGAAACGCAAAGCTTCAGGAACAGATTTCCGAAACAATGGAAGCACTGTGTCAAGCCAAAGATTCTGTACCACCTTCTATTGACTACACAGAAAAGATTGTCAGATTCACAGATTGCTTGACTGCTCTGAAGGATCCGGAAGTTCCTGCAATTGAAAAAAACATGCTCCTGAAGGCATGTATTGAAAAGATAGTATATCACAACAAAATGGAATCAAAGCCGGGAATCGGAAGATATGTGGAAAATGTGTTCAATCTTGATATTTTTTTGCGCCTTTAATATCCAACATAAAGGCGCAAGTTCATAGGCGCATTGATGTTGGAAATCACAAAAACATTGATATAAAGGGGATTTCTAATCATGACGAAAATCGAAAAACTAAACAAGCTGCTATTATCAGGAATTATCACAAAAGAAGAATATGATGAACAAATTGAAAAGTATCTGAACCACTTCTTCTATCTATTTGAAATCGGACTGATTGATTATGAGGAATTCAAAGAAAAATATGATCACATCAAAGGATCCGAAAAATGATGAAAAGAAAGCTTTCAATCATTGCAGCCTATATTGATTTCTATATCATAGGAATAATTGATCGGGAAGAATACGAAACAAGAAGATTCAGCAAATAAACACAATAAAGGGTGGATTGCTCCACCCTTTTGCTATTTGATATACAGTGAATAGCTTCTTCCGTTTTTAGTCCGGGAAACCTTGCCTTCCTGATTCCAATGGTAAAGCAATTCCGAAACATCGTTCTTTACGGAAGGATCAAACAGTTTTACAAAGTCAGATTGCAGGATCCCTTGATTTTGCCGCAGTGCTTCTTCCACTCTTTCTTCTAGTCCTGCAAGTTCCCTTTCGTGCTTCTTGTATGCCGCTTCTATCTCCGCAAAATTTGATTGCAGATCGTTCAGTTCCGCAGTCCGTTCTTCGATATACTCCGGACTTGCAATAACACTTTTAAACCAATACGCATGACATTCACTCATTGAATTGCATATCTTCTGCACATCGTTCAGATATGAAACAAGGGATTCTAGTGTTTCAAGCCTTCTTCTTGGTTTCTCATTTTTGTTCGCAATCCATTCATTCAAAAAATAGGTGTATTCAGCTTTGATCTGCTCTGTGAATTCCTTGTTTAAGGTAAGCCATCCCCAAGGCAGTTCACCTTCTTTTGTCAGGTGGTTTTGATCTTCATCCGGTTTATTGATTTCCTGCATGACTTTCAGCACATTTTCATCTGTTGGATCATCAAGATTTGTCCTAATATAATCAATCAATCCTTTTCCACTCATGACATCAAAATCAGCAGCCTTCTTTTCCTTCTTTTTGAAAAATCCCAATACAATCACCCCTTTGCAAAATTTGGTAGTTTTATTATATTACTATAATTCCCGGAAGGATAGTCTGAACATTTATTCGGAATCCTTCTCTATGCAGTCTACAATGTATTGATTCAATGATTTCCCTGCTGCTTCTGCCATTTGCTTGTATTCTTCTTTTTTGCCCTTTGGCACTCTGATTCGTATTTCATCCAATTTTGCAAGATATGTTTCATTTGCTTTCTTCCGCTGTTCGTAGTGTTTTGTCATGGCAATTTCTCCTTTGGCTTTTTTATCAGTATATCACGAATCATTTCACATGGGAACATGTAATATTGCACAAAAAACACCTTTCATTTTTGGTAATTTTGCCGATTGTATTACATGGGAACATGTAGTATAATAACATCATAAGGAACAGGAAAACAGCACGAAAGGTGGTAAAGATTATGAGAAGAATTATTGAAGTAGAAATGGAAACCAAATGCAAAAAGTTAGAAACGGCACTTGACAGATTTTTTAAAAAGCATCCGGCATTGAATTACTGGAGAGAAACATTTGAATACATGGCAGAAAACAATCTTGATTTTTTCAGTGACAACAGAATGGCAGATGGAACAAACAACAAAGATTGGGCTTACGCATTACATCTTGATATTAACGAAAATGATTTTTATATCTGCGTTATCGAAAGGGCATAAACAAGCGGCTGTGCTATCGGCAAGACGGGCAGAAAGTGAGGATGTTATGACATTAAAAGAAATTATTTTTAAAATCGAAACGGATGATTTTGTGATTGTCCACGAAGGGCAGATCGAAGAAATAAACGGACTAAAAAAAGGAAGCTTCGGTGCCTTGAAGAAATACTTTGGTTACAATGTTGAAAAGATTGTACCACTTAACAACAGTGTAGAGATAACACTTTCATAGTAAAACAAGGGCAGGGAATAACCCCTGCCCCTTTCTCATGCCCCTGTGACCTCACAGAATGGCCATATAGCCACTTTTACGGTCAAGGCTTTATAAGTGTACCCTTCTTCAATTTCTGAAGCATGGTGGTGTTCTGTGAAGCTGTTCCAACATACCCGGTGATTCCGTTTGCCTTTGCAATGGTCTTCCGGTAACTGAAACTTGTTTCTGCTCCAATGGATGCAAGTGCATCCACAATGCTTCCGGATGCCCCGGTGTACTTCTTGAAATACTCCTTGGCTGCTTCATAGGTGATGTCATTCAGCAGGAACCAATGTGTCCAATCCCTCTTTGCAATCTTGGTCTTCACAACACCATAAGCAGATCCCCTTGCTTCGATGGCATAACCTTTGCCAACATAGATTCCTATGTGTCCTTTTCTCCAAACAGCTGCCCCAACAGGTGCATTTTCAACCGTACTGATCGGATGCACAACTTTTGCTTCTGCCTTGAACATGGAAGATGACTTTTCCTTCCCGGTGTACCATGAAATCAATCCGGAACAGTCAGTGCATACCTTTCCAACCTTCTTGACATCAGAATCCCACACCATATCCCGGCCATAGGTTTTCTTCAGCCAATCATATTTTGCCCTTGTCATGACAGCACCCTTCATTCCGTACACATACGGAGTGCCAAGTTTTGATGCCGCAAAATCAATCAGTCCTTTGTTGGTTTTCATAGAAATCACCCTTTCAAATTATTCCTTGACTTCAGCTTCGTCTTCAGCTTTAACTTCCGGAAGGCCTGCAACAGATGTGAGAAGCGAAAGAACACCTGCCAATGCAGATGCACTTGCAACCATTGCCCAATTCACATCACCGATCACTGCACTTGTTCCGATTGTAGCAACAGCAGTCTGTGCCACAGTCTTGATTGCTCTGATACCTGCACACTTGATCCAACACTTGAAATTTTTACACATGATTATCACCCTTGTCCTTTCTGTTCTAAGTCTGTCAATCTGTGATTGATCACCTTGATCTGTTCTTCCACAACAGGCATTCTTTTTGCAAAGTTGTTGTGTTCCCTGACTTCCCTTGTCAGTTCGTCAATCTTGTAGCTTTGAAGTGCCTGTGCTGTCGATAATTGACTTTCAATCTTTTTGTTGCTGTTGTGATTGGTGATTATTACACCAACCAAAGAAAGGACACCAACAACTACTGATGCCCCGGCTGCAATAATTGCTTCCATGTTTTTGTTCCTTCCTTTCCTTTCTTTTGTTTTTATTTATCCAACAGCTTCCACTGTCAAATACGTTTGCATAAGTCCACCATAGATGATGTCATTCACCGTTCCATGACATCGAAGTGTTATCAATTCACCTGCCGACACCGCAACAATCCTTGGGGAAATAACAATGCTTTCAGGCACACTCGCACTTGCGATATTCATCTGTGATCTTGCAAGATGCGATGTTGAAGCAGATGACCAAATTGCACATGTCTTCAGTCCTGCGGTTGCGGCACCATAACAAATCTGTGCACTAACTCTGATTTTTGTAATTCCGGAACCGATCAAAATCCCATTGTTTGAAATGGTCAATCCGCTTCCGACAATGGTTGCTGCTGTCATTGGCAGAATTTCATAATCACTTGCAGAAGTCTTTTTGAAATTGGTTCCCCCAAGCGTATGACTGACAGCAGAAGGTTCCAAAATCTCACTATTTCCAAGCCTGAAACCCTTTGAAGCAACAATCTTCATTGCACATTCAAAGGCATCCTGTTCCGATACCTTCCCGAATGCAACACCTTTCCCGGATGCATTGAAGTCCATCAGTGTATACGCTGTTCCGATCTGAACAGTCTTTTCCGCTGTTGTGAAGAAATCGGAAATGACAAGCCTGATGTCAAAGGCATAATCACCCGACAGGATCCCGGATGTTGAAAGATAGCTGCTGTTGTATGCATAAACAGTTCCGGATGTCAAGGTGGTCCATGCTGAAGCTGATTGCCGCTTGTACTGCAAGGACCATGACTTGCTGTTCTTGCTGTTCACGGATGCAATGCTGAAATTGATGCTTGCCTTCAGATAGGTTCCTTCAGCGTTTTCAACACCGCTTGCATTGGTTCTGATGCATGTGAATGATGTGATTGTCGGTGCTGTGTATGCAAGGACTGTGATTGACTGTGTTGATGTTGCTGTTCTTCCTCTGCTATCCGTCACCGTCACAACAACACTTTTTGTTCCTGCTGTTGTCAGGATCCCGGATGTGATTGATTGTCCATAGAATATTGCACCGTCAACCGTCACTTTGTATGACCTGATGCTGCTATAATAAGCACCGGAAGCAGCCACAGAAACATTCACCCGGCTTTTCCCTTGGACATATCCCCCGAACTGTGCTGCAATGCCTTCTGTGCCTTCTGACACACTCACAGATGAAATTGTGGGAACCACCGATGCAGGAACAGTTGCTGTGAACCAAATTTCCCTTGATCCAATCAGTGTGCTTCCTGAATAAGTCTTGCAGACAATACTTCCGGTTCCTGTTGTTCCGTTTGGAATAGCAAGGCATAACTGCATTGGAACGGTCCATGCATATGATGTTGCAACACCCGAAGCAATGGATCCGGACTGATTGCCAAACACCCATGTCAATGTGTGTGTGAATCCGCTTGATGCCCTTGGTGTGCTGATCGTCACACTTGATCCGATCTCAAATGTTGAAGCAGACAGTGTTGGTGTTGTTGCCCTTGCAATCGTGTTGAAGGTTCCTGTTCCGGATGTTGAAACGGAACCATAATATGTTCCGGACAATGTGACAGCAATCCCGGCAGAACATGAAAAAGAACAGGTCTTTGTTCCATCAGCATTGTGCGGAACAGTCACTGTTCTTGTGTGAATCGTCTTTGTTTGGGTTCCGGTCAATGAAGCATTGAATGTGAATGCATAGGATGTTCCATTGATGGAAATTGAACCGTTTTTTGTTGTACTTGAATTGATTGTCCATGATGATCCGGTGGAAACAAGCTGCACATTCGCTGTCACTGTGGAAGTGTTGTTTTCAACGGATTGTGAAGTCACTGACCATGCAATCTGTATCTTATAACCAAGAAATGCTGAACTGATTGTTCCTGAAGATGCCATGTCATACACCTACTTTCTTGAATGACAGATTTCCGTTTGCCCTTGGTGTGAATGCAAAATTTCCAAGCCGCAAACTGTTGGTGAATTCACCATCCACCACATACAATTTGTTGTTGCTTAGATATGCAACTTCTGCACCGTTCTGAATGAAAGAAATCCGGTCATTCCTGATTTGCAGTTCCAGTTCATTGCCGATTTCTCCAAGATGGATCCTTCCGTCAATGAATCTTATGTATTTCTTGATCTGTTCAAATTCAGCATCAGTTCCATTGACAATTCCTTCAAGGTCTGCATTAAACTGATTGAACCGGATCACAACATCTTCATTTGTCTGTTCGATCTGTGTCGATACTTCCGACACAAGCCTTTCTGCATCCTGCTTCAAATAATACTGCTCTGAAACTGTTGAAAGGACCGAATCCTTTGATTTTGCAATTTCAGTGAATGCATTGCTTGTCAATTCGACAATAGCACTTGCATTCCGGTCTGCACTGCTTGCTGCATCGTTTGCTGCTGTTTCCGCATTTACTGCCTTATTATAGGCCGCCTTTGCAGCTTCAAATGCTGTTGATATAGAAACTTCGGTATATTCAAATGAACCATCGGAAAACACATTGCAATCAACCACATACAATGTTTCTGTTTTCGTGGGATCATATGTTGGTTCCGTATCATCCCATGCTGAAGAAGGTGGAAATGTTGTTGGTTTGGAAGGTGCAGCCAAGGTTGATGATTGTTTCAAATAATATTTCCAAACCGCTTGAACATCCACAATGGCCGAAAGTGTGACTGCTGCACTTGCTTTGACTGCCATGATCTAACCTTCCAATTGTGCAGTGTAGGTTGCTTTGTTCGCAACATCACCTGCATCAATTGTCAGTGTTGTTCCGGATGCAACAGATGTTGTTCCACCGTCTTTGTACCATTTCACTGTTCCAAGTGCCGCAATCTGTGTGCTGTTCAATTCTGTTCCTGCCTTATAGACATGTGCAGTCAGCGTTGTTTCGATTGCAGAATTCTTGAAAATGGTTCCATTGGAAGAAGTGATGGTCATGGTGATTGCATCCGCACCATTTGCACCGTTCGCACCGTTGGATCCGTTTCTTCCCACACTGTATGAAGTGGTTGTCGCATTGTCAGTGTATGTGATGACTGTTCTTGTCCACAAAAACTGCCCGGCACTGACCGAAGGAACCTCATCATTCCATGTTCCTGTTGGAACCGTTGTTCCGCTTGAAGCAGCCTGATATTTGACTTCTGTGGACTTGATGCCCTTTCCGGAAGATCCGGTTGCACCTGTGAATGCAATGGAAAATGCAAATTCTTTATTGATCACAATGTCACCAACATGAACCGGAATCTTCACAACACCATTTGAAGTGACCGCTGTTGTCACTGCAATTGTCAAGGTCGGTGCTGTTGCATTACTATCCTTCGTGACTGTCACTCCTGATGGTGCGACAATCTCCGACAAAATAACGGAAGCTGCAAGCTGTTCCGCACCTCTCATTGCAATGACCTGTGTTGTCGTGCTTCCTGCCTTGGCCGCTGAAGTAGTGCCTGCGAAAGTGAATGCATCACTTGTGAGAATGACCGAATATGCATCAGTAACATCAACGATTGAAATCTGATCTGAAATTTTTACTGCCATTATGATTTCCCCCTTGGATTCAAATAATCAACTTACACATGAATGTTGCCTTCGTGTCCACATCTTCAGGTGTGAGATCCAGGGAAAAACCATGATCCCTGATTCTGCTGTCACTTGCAGAAATCACACCGAATGTGTTTTCATCCATTCGCTGCCATGACCATTCCAAATATGCAGATGCACCAAATGATTCAGTCAGTTCAGCTTTGTTCGTTATTCGATTTTCTCCAAAGTAAATCACAACAGCCAATGTTGTTTTTATCTGATTGTTTTTGAATACTGTTCCCCTTGATGAATCAATTCTTAGGACCGCAGCATCCTTTCCATCCTTCCCATCCCGGACAGTGACATTGAATGCACCGACTGTCTTTGCAGTGAATGATTCCACTATGCCACCAAGGACCAATTTGTTTGATGCAGGTTCAAGCAGATCAATTGACAGCTTCCTGACCAACAGATTCTGATTGATTCCATGCGGATTGCTTGTCACATTCACATATGTTCCCACATGGAAAGAAGTCACTGTTTTATCAACGGATGCAAGATCCGCTGCTGAAAGGTCAATGATTTCCGGTGTGTTGACAAGTGAAGCAAGATGTGCCTTAGCCTTCCGCAGAAGGTTTGAAGCAATTGTGACATCATCCCATATATTTGTAGCAAATATCATGCCATACTCTTTGACTGCATCTTCATCAAAGATATAATCAAGATCATTGTTCACCGATCTGATTGTCAGTCTTTCTTCGGATCCTTCAAGCTTTGCACCAAGTGGAATCAGTGCTGTTGATATTTCATCACCCTTCCGGATCCGCTTCATTTCAAGCAGATTCTTTGCAAACTCAATCTTCTGTGGTGACAGCAGTGTGAAGTCATTCAAATAATCAATGAAGCTGACACCATCAACCCTTCTGATGTTCACATATCCACCATGCCTGTTGATAAGTGATTCATTTATAACTTCCAAGGTCTTTTTGTAGTCATTGGAAGTCATTGAAACTGTTCCCCCGGCATCCGTCACAGTGACATTTCCCAATGTGAATTGACGGTCTGCATCAACCTGTGCATTGTGTTCTGAAATAAGCTTCTGAAGGAATTCTGCAATGCTCCCGGTGAATTCATATGGCCTGATGACTGAATCAATCAGGAAGGCCATTTCCCCTTCACATTCCACATACTTTTCATTGTAGAATCCGATTTCATCATTCAGCACCCTTCCCCGGAACAGCAAAAAACCATCCTGATATACAGTGATGATTGATTTGATCTTCCGTATGAATTCATAGGTGGGATGATCCGGATATATTGTGAAGGTGAAGGATCCTGTTTTGTTCAGTTCCAAATCTACCTTCGGGGAAAAGATCTTGTATTCTTCCAAGCTGTCATCATAAAGCAGGAAAGAATCACAAAGTACCTGATACATATCACAACCCCCTTTCCAAATAGGCGAAGGTTGCTGTGCCTGCTCCGTCTAATAGAATGATATTTTCCCCATTCACCAACCGGACCGCAGGAAGGTCATATCTGCCTTCAGAAAGTGAATAGGAATTTGATCCGAAGGTCAAATCCACTTCCCCGGTGATGTCGATTGTCGGCATCACACTTCTTTTGCTGTTCATGAGGATCACTGTTCCCGGACCATTCACAGCTGCTGTGACTACTGTTTCAGATAGCTTTGTTTTGTACGGTTCACAATCGCAATCAATTGTCAGCTTCCCGATGTTCTTTTCTGCCTTCCATTCTGACACACTGATTCTTCCGGTGTAATACCATGCCGGATCATCATCAAGAACGATCCGCATCTTCTGTCCATGCAAGGCATTCTGAACCCTTGAAAACAGATCCAGGAATTCTGCCTGCGGAACAATGCTTGAAAACTCAAAGGATAGATTCCGATTGTTATATCTTACTTCCCCGAAAACTTCTGTTAAATCAAGAACACCATCACCCCCCGGAATGTCAATGCTTTCCGTTTTAGGTGATGGTGTACCAATCATCTTTTGTGAAAGGATCAGGGAAAAATCATGATAAGAATGAAAATCCCCAAAATTTATTCCTTTCATAAGACCTGCCTTTCTTTTCTGTTATTTAATCATTCAAAAATCTTGTTGATAGCAAACCAATAAACATCTGCGATCTGCCACAAACCGCTTTCAGCCGGGTGAACAGCACCATAACCAATAGGACTTTCATAAGTTCTTGTATTCCTTTTGTTTACTGCAATTTCTTCCGTTCCCATATTGTAAACAGTATCAAGATTTGTGTTAATCGGTAACAAATAAATATTTTCGCTTTCTCTGTTTCCGTATTCACTAATGATACGCTTTACAAGTTCAAAATTATTGTGCTTGTATCTATCCCTTGTCTGTCCGCAATTATAAGACTTGCCGAAAGCATCTTGTGATGCATTTGGTGGAATAGTCAAACAAACACCAATTTTTACATTTGAAACTGCGTTTTTAATACTCGCAATCATAAAATCATAATAATCAACAAAATTATTGATTTCGGTGTCAAGTTCTACATCATTTGTTTTACCGAAAACATCATTGATTCCTAAATTTAAAATTACCATATCGGGATTTTCAATGTTGTTTTGTGCAAGGTAGTAAGCAAAATCAAACTTCTTTGAAGATGGATTGTAAAACGCATTGTTGTCTGAACCTGCTGTTTGTTCGTTTACATAAAGATTTGCAGACCAACCACTTCTTCCCTCGTGCTTATAATCTCCATTTCCTTTTGTTCCAAGTGCGGAAACACTAATTTTTTTATCTGTTGCATTTTGAACAAGCAAACGAACAGGAACACCACCATTTGTTGTGCTATCTCCGATAACAATAACCTTTACATTTTTTTCATTCTCTGTACTAGCATCAGTTACATAAATGGTTGATGTCTTTGTTGTGGCTGTTTTACCGTTGGAAACAGTGATAGTTATACTGTGTGTTCCCACTTCGGAAGGTGTAACTCTGAAGCATCTGTCAAATTGCTGTCCGATTTGACAATCAACATTGACACTATAATTTTCAATTCTACCATCCACAATGTTGTCAAAATAGATGTTCAATTCTTCACCCTTAACAGCATATAACTTGTCCGGCAAATTGAAATCAATTTCTTCTGTTTCAGTGTTATCATTGATTTTATTGATATAGTCCAAAACATTGACTGATAGACTTATAGTATCAAGTGTATCTCTGTTGTTCTGCCAACATACAAATACATATTTTGCACCAACCGGAACATCAACCAAAATATCTGCGTTATCGTCTGTAACTACCCTCTGAACATGATAAGCACTTGTTGGTCTATAACCATAGCCTTCTACATAATCTGTGGTTGTAAAGGTCAATTGTGAAATATAAGCATTTCCGTAAGTGTGCTTATATCTCAATTTCATTCCCTCATATACAGGAATTGGATCGGATGTAGTAAAACTATCGTGCGAAGTCCAATTTCCACCTGCCGACATATACCAACCTTCGTTATGATTTACTTCAATAGTTAACGGACTCCAACCTTTCATGTTGATTAATTCATTGGACACATCAATGACACGATTATCCAACTCATTGATTGCACTATCCATCTTGTTCAGATTTTCTTCATTCAACGGAGTTTTTGTTGATGGTGCATTCTCAAAGTTTATTCTGTCATACAGTTTTTCCATGTCTGCTTCTTCTCCCCTTTCATCACTCAATATGCCGGGGATCCCACTGTCTGCAACCTTTTCTGTTTGTGGACTTCTATCATTCAATGATGCAAGCAAAATACAAGCTACAATAATACATAGAATAATAGGCACAAAAACAAAAAGTGCTTTCTTCGTGTGTTTTCCCTTGAATAATGAGTTAGGTTTCATTTGTCTTTACCTCCGTTGTATAAATTAATTTATTATACAATGGAATATTATGGAAGTAAATAGTTTTTGTTATTTTGAAATAGTTTCTTTGTCATTCTTAGCATCACTTTCAGCTTCTGCTTGCAAGTCCAATGCCACCTTCTGCCGCACTGCTCCAAGTGCGTTATCAAGAACCATTTCAACAATGCAGGATGGCAATCCGCTTTTATTGATCACATCAACCAAATCCTGCTTGAATTTCTTTGTTGCTGTGTTTATTCCCAAAATGTCACCACCTGTCTTTAAATGTATTCATGAATGTTTGCACTTGTTATCGGAACACCACCATTGATTGTTTCACAATGCAATGCTGTCAAGCTATCCCCGATGTGGACCGTTCCATTTGTCCAATATGCAATTGGATGTGTTTCAACATACCCGGCATCATACATTGCTATGAAGTTATAACCAAGCCGCAAAGAACCGTTTCCACTTGTTACAATTTCAAACATGTTCCCATCTAACTGTGCAGAAGTGCTTCCATCACGAATGACAACAGAACCATTGGAAAGAACGGAAAAACCACCATTGATGGTTGTATAACCTTCCAAGCTGATTTGACTTGCAGAAATTGTTATTCCACTAACCGCAACACTTATCATTGAACTAACTTCCCCGGCCGTCACACGAAGTGCAATTTCATCCGCAAGCTGTTGGATGCTTGATTCAGTGTTGGTTTGCAAGTCCTTCACAGAAAGACTGATTTCATCTGCACGAACAGAAAGGCTTGCTTCTGCTTCCTGTGCTCTCTTAACCTCTGCCGATATTTCTTCAGCAGTCTGCAAGATTTGGGATGAAAGATCCTTTTCTATGTCGATAAGCTGTGACCTTGTTTCATCAACGGTCCTTGTCAGGATGTTCATCTTGCCTTTGATCTGCAAAATAGAACGATTTACCGAATTCACCTTTTCACCATATGCTTCAACACCATTTGCATCATAGGTGTCAATCAAACCCTGAATTCCCTTCAGTGTTCGATCCAGGATGTATGTTTCCACCACCTCATGCTGTGTGTTCAAACGGATTGCTGCACCGACTTCCAAACAAGGATTGCCAACCGCTTTTGCTGTTGCAGGCCTATAACACACAACACTGATAATGTCAAACAGCTTCTGTGCAACAGCTGTCAACCCGGAAGCATCCATTCCATACACAAGGAAATTGTTTTCAACGATATAGCAATTGTCACCATTGCCAACAATGCAACCAACATCATTTTCTTCCTGCCGGATTTGCAACTTGCTGATGTGCTTCGTTGTGAAATCTTCGTATTGGCAAGAAATATAGTGGTGTTCCTTTATCTTTTCAGTGTTTCCATCGTAAGGGAACAGGCCATCCATAGGAAACAGATCATTTGCCGGAAGAAGGCCGCTTTCTATTTCAGGCAAAGTGATATATTGCACCTTTCCACTTCTTCCGATATGCCCGAAGCATCCGTTTATTTCACAGATTGCCTTCATCACCATGCTTCCACTTAATTCTTCCGGTTCAATCGTCTTTGTCACAACCATTTCATCATTCGTCAAGGTGATTTCTTCCTGCTCCAAGCCAAAATGTGAAATGAAGGATGCCCGGAAATCTCCAAGGGTGATTGTGCTTTCGGCATCCGGAAGAATATCGTTGTACCATGCCGACACATCCGCATTGATAATGTCATACATGGCATCATAGGCAACAATATCCCTATACCGTCTGTCTGCTGTCGGTTTGTCGGATGCCACCTTGTAAGTGCCAATAACAAAAGGATCCGCAATGTGACCAACATACATTGACACAACACAGGTTTCACCGATCAGCGGAATCACATTGCCGATGATCCGCAATTTAAAAACAGAAGCTTCGCAGGAACCGAAACGAAGTTCCGATTCCGAACAAAGACTTTCTGAAATCTCCATGCTTTCTTCCACAATATCTTCATCCCGAAGTGTGACTGACAGATTTGGAAATGAAACAAGCAGCCTTTTTCGTGTTCCGGTCTGCTTGAAAAGGTCCTTATATTCTTTTGTGTCTGCCATCGTCAATTCTCCTTTAACTTAACAGAAATTGCACCATAACGGATTCTATTTTGCAGTGCGTATTGATGCGGAACACTAAAGTCTTCCACACGAAAAACACCTGTTGCATAGGATCCGGTTGTGTCATTCCAATATTCCACTGTTACATTCCGGCCTGTTGAAAATGCAGAAAGAAGTGCAGTGTGTTCTTCCATGTCATGTTCCCGGATGGTGAATCCTATTTTCATTTTCACTGCCGGACTTAATTCCTCATGGAAACCACCTGCCGCATCATAATATGATGCAATAACCCTTCTTGTCTGTGTGGAAGTGTAGCTGCCCTTCGTGATCATTGTATTATCAATGATGTGGCCATTGACCTTGATTCTATAACCTCTATATGACATACTGCACCCCCTTTCTAAGCAAATGCCGGATTCCCGGTTATGTTTTCATATTCTCTTGCCTTATCACGCACTACCCGGAAAATGCCACTTTCGTCAGCTTCGATTCTCTGTGCATTCTGCAATTCCGGAAGCACTTCACGAATAGCACCAACAACAGCATGAGAAAGTCTGTCATAGTCAATGCCACCACCACACTGCATTGACATTTCCTGTGCAACCCTGCTGATCCATTTTCTGTTCTGATCCAAAGGAACAACAGCTTCTGCACCGTTTCCTTCAAGGAATCCGATTTGTCCTTTTTCAAGGATGCCGCCCTTTTCAAGCTTCGGAATTAGTGGAATGTTCATGCTCTTTCCACCTACACCCGGAACCCAATCCGGAATTTCAAGCTTGTTGATTCCTTTGATGAAATTATTGATCAGGTCAATGATTAAATTGATCGGTATTTTGAAGTTGTTTCCGATTCCTTCTGCTATGGATGAAAAGATGTTCTTCACACCTTCCCAAGCAGATTTCCAATCACCTGTGAACACACCCTTGACAAACTGAATGATGCCCGAAAAAACACCTTTTACTGTGTTCACCTTATTCATCACAGATTCAAAGGCATAATTCACAACACTTGTCAACATGCCGGAAAGATACTCAAATGCAAATTGCAGTGGTTTTATGGCAACTTCTATCACCTTTGTCACAATTGTGATCAACGGTGTCAAAATATTGGTGATCAGCGTTGTTAAAGGAACCAAAAGTGCCAAAACCAAATCAATGATCGGTTGCAACAGGTTCAAGATAGGTGTAAGCAGATTCAAAATCGGAAGAAGCAGCTGCACCAATGGCGGCAAAAGTGCCTGCACAATCTGAATCAATGGCGGCAATAGCAATTCAAGCACCTGCAACAGCACCGGAAGGATTGCTTCTGTGATCTGCATAAATGATGGCAATAGTGCTTCTATCAGACTAACCACCATCGGGAACACACTTTCAACCAAAGAAAACAGTATAGGCATCAAGGAATCCATCAATCCAAGCAACACAGGTGCAAAACTGTCAAAAATGGTCTGTACCCTTGGCATAAATTGAAGGACCAAATCAAGCACTTTCTGAAGGATCGGGAACAGTGCAACACCAATTTTTGTTCCTACCATCCCGGCCGACTTCTTCACATCATCCAAAGTATCACCAAGGACAACACCTGCATTCACTGCATCATCACCCATGATCAAACCAAGTTCATGTGCCCGGTCTGTCAATTCAATAATGCCTTCTGCACCATTGTTCAGCATCGGCATCATTTCAGATCCGGATCTGCCAAGAAGACCATTTGCAAGTGCTGCTTTTTCTGTGCCATTCTCCATTGAAGCAAGTGCCATTGTCACTTCCTTGAACATGTCTTCCTGATTCTTCATTGCTCCGTTGGAATCGTAGATGCTAACACCTAATGCTTCAAACAATTCAACACTTTTTTCCGTACCGCTTGCAGCACCATCCATCTGTGCCACAAGTGTCTTCATTCCCATCTGAAGGCCATTGACATCCATTCCATTCTGTCCTAATACATAGGACCATTCCTGATATGCCTGTTTTGACATACCAATCTTTGCTGACATTTTGTCGATTTCATCTGCATTGGATGCAGCAGAAGATGCAATTCCGGTCAATGCAGCACCTGCCGCAAGTGTTCCACCAACAACCGCTGTGCCAAACTTTGCAGCAACTCCTGCACCCTTCTTCAGACCTTCCGCAAATTTGCCTGCCTTTTCCGAAGTTTCTTCTATATTCTCAACTGCTTCACTGTTATCAATAGCAATCTTTCCGAATATCTTAAAAAGTTCCATCAGGGATTCACCCCCTTCTTTTGTTCATTATCGTGGTTTATACATTCCCACGCATTTTTCTGTTTGATAATATACCCAATTCCTGATCAATCCTTGGTGCCAATCTGCTGACCAAGGCATTCCCATCAAGAACGATGTTTGAATCCTTTTCTGCAAGCTGTGGCATGTATTCAGCCAATATTGACATGATCCTTTGCATGTAATAGATGACAGGTTCATTTTCTGCTTTCACAGCTTCCCTGACGAACACAAGAAGTGTGTCAATAGGTGTGATTGCTTCTGCTCCTGCTTCACCAAATCCTTGCCATCCTGCAAGCGTTGGAAGCACTGTCGGCCTGTCAAATATTCCACCTTTTGCATTCCACTTGACAGAAAACTTTGGAACACCGGGAATGTTAAGAAGTTCAGCTGCCTTTGCAAGAATTGCAGGTTTCTTTGACCATGACACACTGATTGAAGGCATCTTGATTGCCTTGAATTTCAAGTCAATGTTAAAGAATCCCTTGATTTTCTTGATGGCATTGTCAACCACATTTCTTGCCGATTCAATCTTTTCCTTGATTGTTGAATAGATGGATCCGAAGACCTCAACAACCTTGTTCTTGGCAGAAACTATCGGATCAATCAGGCCCGATTTCAGCAATTGGAAAGCTGAAACAGCCTTGTCCTTTGCTGATTGTACTTTTTCAGAAATTGTGTTCCGGATATTATCGAAAATATCCGTTGCCTTCTGCTTCATGGATTCAAATTTTTCTTTCATGCTGTTATACATTTCAGTGAATTTTGTTTTCAGTATGGAAGCAGCCTTTGAACAGGCATCTTGTATCTTCTCCCATAGATTGATCCAAAACTGTCTGAATGGTTCAACATTGTTCCATAAATAGATGAAGGCAACCACAAGGCCTGCAAGCAGTGCCACAATGATTCCAATCGGATTTGCCATAAGTGCCGCATTGAATAAAAGGATTGCATTTCTGACTGTGCTGATTGCTTTTGCAGCTGCTGTCATAATGGTTCCCCAATTCATGATCAGAAGAAAGATCCCGATGGATGTTGCTGCACCAAGAATGACTGCAACCCATGTGTGGATTGTGTTTTCATTCTCCTTGATCCAGGTGATTGCATCCTTTATCTTGTCAATCAGTTCCTGGATCTTCGGTGCTGCTGCTGCAACCATGTCTGCAATCTTTCCTTTGATATTTGTCACTATTGGTTCAAACACTGCACCAAGGTCTGCAAAGGCATCAGAAAGCTTTTCCTGTGCCTTTCTTGCTTCCATCACATCTTTGTTGGTTTCCTTGTACTGATCCGCAGCCTTGCCATATGTGTTCCGTAAGGTTTTCATGATCAGATCTTGTCTTTCTTCCTCTGTTGAACACTCTGCAAGCTGTGCATTGAAGTCATCAACAGTGATTCCGGACCATTCCAATGCATCGGCCAAGGATCCCTGTACCTCTCCCAAAGAACTGCTGTGATTGATTGCTTCGCTCAACCCTTCCAATGGCAATGATGCCCCGAAAGTCGCATAAACTCCGGTCAAGGTGTGTGTCATGTCATTCAATTCCGATTCATTGTCAGCAATCAATGAAAGGTGCTGTGCTGCTTCAACAGCTGCACCGGAATCACCCATGACTGCATTCAAATCAGAATAGGTGTTTTTTGCCACTTCTGAACTGTGGCCTGCTGTCTGATAGGCAGAAACAAGCAATCCCATTTCTGCCCGATAATCTCTTGTACTTTCTGTGACTGCAAGGATGGATCCACCAATGGCCAATCCTGCACCTGCAATCATCTTGCCTGCTGACACAACAGCCTTTCCAATTCCACCAAAAGCACTGTTGATAGTGTCCTGTGAATTGTTCGCCCTTTCTGCTGTGTCATCAATTGCATGGTTCGCTTCTGTATTGTCGATGGCAATAGTGCCAAACAATCTGAACAGTTCCATGCTTTTCCCTTTCTATTCTTCAGGAACAAAGGAATTCAAAATTTGTTGTGATGTTCTGATGGTTGTTTCAAGCTGTTGTTTTGTAGGTTTCACAGCATTCCTTGCATGTGCGAATACTTTTTCTTTGTATTCATCGAAGGACTGTTCAAATACCTTGTGAATCCATACATCCCACATAGCTTCTTCATTTTGGATGTTCATGAAGTCGATGATGAATTCACACAACATCCCGGAAGAAATATATTGGTCTAACAACAAAAATGGACTTGCATATCTTTTGAATAGCAAGTCCATGAATTTGAATTCCCCTATTTGAACAATTTTGAAACAACCTTGATAAAATCCTTGAACTGATCCTTCTGCACCACATCAATGATCATTTCAGCGAATACAACCATATCAAGTTCTGCAATGTCTTTCGCAGTCTTCCCGGAAAGATCTGCAAGGAAAGAATAGATGTCCTGCTCCGCATGTGTAACATTGGACAATACAACCCCGGCAATGTCCACCATGACAGAAAGACCGATTCTTTCAACAGATGCTGCTGCATCCGTACCTTCTGCGATCAATTTCTGAACTTCTTCAGTTTCAAAGCAGGACTTGAATTCCTTGATTCCAATCTTGCTGATGATTCTTGACATGAGGAAAACATCCTTTGACTGAAGTTCCCTCAATACATAAGCTTTTTCAATGTTTGTTTCTCCCATTGTTCAAATCTCCTTTTTTATGCTACAGGTCTATAAATCTTCCAAGGAAGCTTGTCAAGTTCCCCGGTGCTGTCTGCTGTGCAAACGAAAGTCACCGCAGGCTTGCTTGCTTCCTTATCCTTGCCTTCTAAGGAAAGGCCGGAAGTACAAAGTGCATTCGGAAGAATAGCAATGATGTTGCCACCATTCAGATCCTTTCCTACAAATGCAATGTTATCCCAATAGTCACCTTCTTCAATGTCCGGCTTGGATTCAAGCACCGAATATGCATCATCTTCAGAAATGCCAAGCTGTGCAATCAATGCCGCCTTCATGACATCATCGGTCAATTCAATGAAGTTCACTTCCATTGTTGCCGCTTCTCCGGTCTTCTTATGTGTCAGGCCCTTGACCGGAACCAATGCACCATCCACTTCAATTTCAGTCAGTGTCGGAATGACTTCAAACTTGGAACCACCCGAAGTTGCACCGACAATGGTTTCCGTAAAGTTCCACGAATCACCGGAAAACTTCAAACCCTTATGAATAGTGCCTGCACCAAAAAGAACCTTCTTCGGAGTGTTAGCCGAAACACCACTTTTTCCTGCTTCTGCCATATCAATTCACCTTCCATTCTTTAATTATTAGATTGATTTGCAATCTTTTCAGGGATCCTTCACCTGTTGGAACAGGGAATGCATTCCCATAAAAAACAGCAATCCCATTTCCATTCGGAAGGACTGCTGTGGTTCCCCCAATCATAGGGAATAATTGTTCAATTGTTGCTTTCTGTCGTTCAAGATCCAACCATGTTCCTTTTCCGGTTCCTGTCAAGATGAATTGCGTTTCCTGCTCCCCATCTTCTGCATCCGGTGTCACTTCAGAATAAGATCCTACCCAATACACAGGAACGGAAGAAACATCAGAAGTGAATTCCATAAATTCATACGGAATCCCGGCTGAATCCATTGCATCTTTTATGAATCCCAAAGCTGCTGTTGTCATCATTCACCTTCCTATTCTTCCATTCGGGCCTTCAGAACCTCTGTTGCCCTTCTGATGATGGCATTCTTCAATGTGTTGAATGCATTCTGCAATGCCCGGTTTGGTGTTTTACCATATGTGTGATGGAATTCCCCGGTCTTTTCATCCCGGTACACCCAACCACCTTTCCGGCCATCACCCTTCAAGGCATATTCACCTGTTCCGAATTCTTCCCATATAGCATTCTGAAGTGGTGAACCGATCACTGCTTCAAGCTTCGATTCATCGACTTTGTAGGTCCATGAATTTTTCAGCTGTCCGGTTCCAACTCTTGAATTGTCTGCTGTCTGTGAAGCAAGTGATTCCGCTGATTCATACAGATAGGCAATTGCAGCCTGATTCATTTCTTCCCTAACTCTCATTGAATTATCTTCAAAATGAACAGCCATGTCACTGCCCCCCTGTGTACTTCAGATAGATTTCAAGCTGTTTGTGCAATCCCATAGGATCATCAATCAACATGACATCATACACACCATTGTTCACAATCATTCTGCTGTTTTCTGCCTTCACAGACGGATCAAGCTGCTTCCAATCAGAAACAAACACATGTGTTGATTCCTGGATCTTCGCATTGAATGTCGTGTATTTGGAATCACCGGAAGAAAGATCAAGGAACCCTGCAATGTTGTGGATGGTTTCCCATGACTTCACAGATTCACCAATTTCATTCTTGGTTGTGGTGCTGATCTGAAACTGTGCAATTGTATTGCCACCAATCATGCAATCACCCCCTAGAATCTAGCCTTCATGTAAGGCCGTAGGAAGCCGATCAAGGACTTCGGAAAACCAAGTGTGGAATTATCCCCATCCATGTTGAAATAGGTCACAGAATGCCGGGAAAGCGTTTCAGACTGTATGCCAACCTTATCCCTATTTTCAAGATCCCATTTCATCATGTTCACAACACCCATCTTCACATCCATCGGATATGCAACTTTCGTCACAAGGACATCAGTTTCATCCAAGGTTCCCGGAAGTGCAATGACATCATCACCTTCTTCTTCAACCTTAGAAACAACATAAAGACCTTCATTGAAATTCGATTCAGTGATCTGTATTGTGTCACCTGCCCTGAACATGGAAACATCACAATACAACTTCCCATCCTCTATTGTTCCAACAGTCCGGATTGCCCTTTGCTGAAAGTTGTTGTTGGTGTGTCTTCTGATCAGCAATTCGATTGCCTGAAGCTTTGCTTCAATCACTGCATCTGCAACATCGGTTGTCACATAAGTCTTGAATTCTTCTGCTGTCATAATCATCAGGGATTCCCCCTTTCATTATTCAGCATCCGTCACTTCATAGCCTTCATGACTGCGGAACCATGCTGCCATTCTTGCATCAGTGATGACTGCCTGACCATGTGCGAACTGCACACTTCCGGCATCAATGCCACAGAAATTCGGATTGGCCTTCACCTTAACCAACCACTTCTTTTCCTTCTTTGCCTTTGCCTTTGCTTCTGCTGCTTCTTCCTTTACTTCTACTTCTGCATTTACTTCTGCATTATTCTTTGCCATGTTGATTCATCCTTTCTTTTATAAGGTGCGGCAGACTATGCCACCGCACCATTCACATTTTTACTTACGCAATCTTGATGTTGCGGAGTACACCTGCATTTGCAGTGTTCTTCAGAACGGTTGCTGCAACCATTTCAACTTCACCCTTCTTCACTGCACCCGGCTGACTGAAATCCGGAACATAGGAAGTGATTGCACCGTTTCCGGTCAAGGAAGCTGCATGGAAACCATTGTTCACATCGAACTTCGCTGCATAGATGTCAGTAACACCGGAATTCACCTTCACACAGGAATTTGCAGTCACAGTGCCACCGGAAACAGTGTAATGATTGCCAAGATCCATGAAACGAACACCATCCATGACGGTCACTCTCTTGCCGAAAGCTTCTTCGGTTTCGGTCTTGTAGCCAAGAAGTCTTGCAATGGTCTGAACCTTGCTGATCATGTCAGTGTTCATCAGAAGTGCATCTGCGTTGGTCTTCTTGATAAGGTTCTGAAGCATTTCATAGAACTGATCCATGTTGGTCTTCAGGTTTGCCATCGTGGAAAGATCAATCACAGAATCACCTGCGTTGAATTCGGAAGCAGTGCCTGCAAGCATCTTGTCAAGGCCATCGAATTCATCCGTTGTTGTGGTGCTGTTACCATTGATCAAGGTGTAATGGAAAAGGGAAATTGCAGCTGCAATCTTCTCTTCGAACTGATATGCCATGTTGTTGAACTTGCCTTCAGCCTGCTTCAACACACGGTCCATCTCGAAGGAACCACCGAAGATCTTCAGTGCAACAGTCTTCGTTTCAACAGTTGCCTGATTTGCGGTGTAGTCATTGTTCAGTGCTCTGAATGCAGCGGTTGCCGGAAGCTTCTTCTGAACATAGGAATAAGTCAAGGTGCTGCCACCACCGGCAGACGGAGAAACACAATTGTCAAACGGAAGCATCTGAAGAATTTCAGACTTTCTCAAAAAGATGTCAACGATCTGCTGACTTACCTTGTCGGCCATACCGACTTTCATTTCTGCTAATGTCATAGCCATAATAATCACCATTTACCTTTCTTTTCTGTTATTTGGATTCAAATTGCTGCTGAAGTGCTTCAGCAAGTGACTTCGGTTCAGAACTGCCATGTCCGGCATCGGAACCCGGAAGCTTGTTTTCATCAATCTTCTTCTGTGAAGCTGATTCATACATGTTCGGGAACTGTGTCTTCAGTCCGTCACTGTAAGTCTTCCAATCTTTGATGTTGTCATTTTCGTCAAGTTCAAGGGATTTGCCCTCTGCATTCAGCTTTTCATTCAGCTTGAAAGTGAGATAGTCCACATCAAGTGCCTTTTCGGAAAGCAGTGCCACCTTGATTGCAGATTTCATCTTCGTTTCCTGAAGCTGTTTCTGCAAGTCTGCCACCTGCGTTTCATAGCCTGTGATCTTGCCCTGCAATTCCTCATTGCCCTTCGTTCCCTTCTTCAGTTCTGCGATCAGGCCATTTGCCTGTTCCAGTTCCGTTTTCTGACCATCGAACAATGCCTGAAGTGCATCATGCTTGCCCTTGCCTACATATTCACCGGATGTCAGATTTGCAAGCTTGATTTGCTTGTCCTTGTTTGCTTCATCCCCATTGTAGGCATTCACTTTTTCGGAAAACTGCTTGAAAAGGTCTTCCCCCAAAATCTCCTTCAAAAATTCCATACCATCTTTCCTTTCTTTTGCGTTGTTTTTAATCGTGGTGTCACCACTGCAAGCCTAGTTTTAATGTCATGCGACAGGACAAATTTGAAGGGATAAATGCCCCCTTCTTGGCATATAAAAAAGCAGTCTATTTTTGACTGCCTTTCTTCTCTTTCATTTCTTTGTATTGATCACATTTCCCAATACAAAACTTGTTTTTGATCTTGCACCACATCCGGACAATACATGAAGCAGAAGTCGGATGCAGTGTTTTTTCAATCATGTATTTACATTTCATTCTTCTTTACCTGCAATCCTTTCCTGTGCTTTCTTGTATTCTTCAGAGTTGCGATAATTATAGATCTTGTCATACTGCCTTTTGAAATCATCATAGTTTCTTGCCTTCACCGGGATGATTTCATCCTTGTATTGCCGCAATGCATCAACGGAGATCCCAAGCTTCCCGGCAATCGGTTCAAGGTCATCATCGGACATCTTGTCAGTATCACCAATGTATTTTGTTTCTTCCTCTCCAAGCAACCACCTTGCCTTTGAATCACATCGGCATCTGCAATTGATGTCTTCGGAAGGTTCACCGAATCCACCCGGTTCCATTGCTTCCATGCCATAGATTTCAAACGGTTCATCCAATTCCCGGACCTGTCCATCAAGCAATCTGTGTGTATCTCTTGTTTTGCTGTCAAGTGCAGCACTCCAAATCTTCACAATATCGGCTCCCCGGTCCTTTGCATGGTGCTGTGCATTGGAAATGGCCTTGTTTTGGATTCTGTGGCCTTCTGTCCTTGCAATACGCATTGCATTGTTTTTGCTGATTCCTGCATATGCTGAAAGGTTTCTTGCAATCTCGTTATACATTGCATTGCTTGTGATCCCCCGGCTGATTTCCGAAGCAATCTTCTTGGAAAGATCCTTGGTGTCCTTTCCAAGTGCCGCATAAAGGGATGTTGACAGCTGTGTTTCATGCTGAATTGCAGCTGCAACCATTTCCTGATCAATCGGGAACACCAATGGAATCCCCTGCCCTTGTATATCATACAAAGTGCCGATGAATCCCTGTTCATAGCACTTTGTCAGATATTCAGAAACTGTTTCAAAATTATCATTGTGCAGCTGCTCCAAGATTGTTTCAATCTGTGATTTCAACTGCTTCTGATATTCTACTTGGTAGATGACATGTTGAAGATCGGCATCCCCACGCATCTGAAGGATTGCAATTCTTGTTTCAACCTCTGCCAATGCATCCTGATAGTTTTCAGTCAGTCTTTTCAGGACTTCCTTTTCACTATTCAGGGATATTTGAAGCATTTCCTTCTGTCTGCGGTTCATCTGTCATCACCTCATTCAAAGCACCCTGTGCAGCCTTCAGTTCATTTTCAGCTTCATCCGGATCCGGAAGCATTCCTTTGATTTCTTCATAGTCGATGTCAAGCACATCACAGATGTTCTGCATCAGAAGTTCATTTCCAAGCTGTGTTGCAAGGGAAAGCAGTGTGTTGATTCTTGCCTGCTGCTCCTGTGCTTCCAACAATGCGATCTGTGCATTCTCCTGTGCATTGGACATCACTTCATGTGCAAAATTGAAATATACATCCTTCTGCTGATAATCAGTGCCATTGATTTCATTGATTTCATCAAGGACAATCTTCAGGATCTTCCGGAACATCTGCTTCAGCTTGATTTCCTTCTTGGTTGCCTTCAGGTCAAGAAGGGAATACATTGCCTTGATTGCAATGTTAGTGGTTGCAGAAGTGTCCTTCAGACCGGACATATTCAAGCCGAAACCGAATCTGTAAATGTTCTTTTCATCCAATTCCAATTTTGCCTGTCGTGCCTTATACGGAACATCGACTGTGTGAACCTCAACACCACCATTTTCATCAGTGCCGATGATCTTCTTGGTCTTCAAAGTGGTCTGCAATTCATCAAGGTTGTCACCTTGGAATCCCTTCACAACATGAATCGGTGTGTCAAAGTCAATCAGATTGTTTGAAAGGCTGCTTGCCATCAAATCATAGTCATCAATCAGGTCCTTGATCGGTTTCAAGTCACTGAATTTCTTTTTGTTGTTATCCAACCGGAAGAACGGAATGAACCCGAATCCTTCAAAATAGGTGGAATCATCGTTTTCCTTCTTCCATGTGGTGTGCGGTCTTGGATTGATCTTCACAGAATCATCTTCAATGATCTTTCCATCGGATCCCATAACATAGAAATATGCCTGCTTGTCATCCCACACTTGGATTCTAGTGATTTCCTTCCTGCCCTTGTCGATTCTATCAATATAGTGATAGATGACATATGCACAACCATCATCAGTGTCCTTTTCCCGGACCTCAATCACACCCAAGCTGTCAGCACACTGAAAGGCAATCCGGTCATCCGCATTCTTGTATGCGTACAAATAGCCAAAGCCTTTTGCACTGCTGTCTGTGAGAAGTTCAGCCACTTCAGAAGCAAAATCTTCATTGTTGTTGAAGTATGTGTCCAATTCTTCCTGAAGCTTCGGATCATCCGACTTGAACAGGCCATCATCCCCGGAAAGAATGTACTGCACCACCTGATCAACCAATTCAGCAAAGAACGGATGTGCATTCCGCACATTTGCCCTTGTCGTGTCTTCCTGGATCTTTCCGTCAGCATCATAATAGAACACCCGGTATTGCTTGATGTCGTGTTCCCCTTCGTAGTATCTCTGACCGATCCTTGCAAACCTTTTATTGTCTGCACTTCTGTCTTCGTCAATAAACTGCTTTATTTCTTCAATTGAAAGCATCTTTGCACCCCTTTCCTTACCTGTTCTTTCTCAAATACCACTTCTTGATGTATTTAACCCGGTAATGGTTCCCATGCTCCCGGTCAAGGTATTCACCTACAATGCGATAGTCAAAATGCTTTTTGATAAACTCTTTGATAAATCTTCTTAACATGCAACCACCTTTCTATATAAGCCATCCCTTCTGTTTTCTCCATCCTTCGATTACATAACGCAAGGCTGCCATTGCATCATCTTGGAATGCCACAGGTTCATCCAAATATTCCCCTGTTCGGTCATCCTTCTTCCATTTCCATTGCTGCAATTCCTTGATGGTATTCACACAAGAAGGATGCACATATATTTTCCGCTGCTTCAGATAATCAATCTGTGCCTTCACAGATCCACCGGAACCACCCTTGTCAACACCTTTTGCCCGGTTATATCCACCCTTCTGCCACATCTTGATTCTGTCCGGTTCTGCTGAATCACACCACATCTGCTTGTTTCGTGGTATGTCAGCAGCCTTTGCCATTTCAATCAATTCTGATGTGTCCTTTTCAAATTCATATATTTCCTTCGTGATGTAGATGTCACCATCCTTGGTTCCGCATGGAAGGATTGCATTCGCATGGTTGAAACCAAAGTCCTGACCAATTGCAAAATCATCATAATCGGCAGGATTCTGTGAGATCTCTTTCACTTCCCAATTGTGAAGGATCAATCCACCGATTTCACCCCATTCACCAAGGCCATATATTTGATACCCTTCAGGATCCACAATCTTTCTTCTTTCCATTCGCTGCTTGTAGGCAGCATCAATGAAACGGTTCTGAAGATATGTTGAATGATGTGTCAGCACATTCGGATCCGGAATATCGAAAAAGACCTTCTTGATCCAATGATTCTTGTTCACCGGATTGAAGGTCATTCTGATCTGATAAAATTGTCCTTCCGGAAGTTCACCACGCAAACGGTCATCAATGATTTCCAAGTCTGCCTGTGTGAATTCCGTTGCTTCTTCCAACCAAACATCTGTCAGCTTCCCTTTTGGGAATGTGATTGACTTTAGTTTTTCTCTTTGCCTATCATCATTCATTCCCCGGAAGATGATCTGATTTCCATTTGGAATGAATGTCAATGCCATTGGTGATTTGTTTACTTTCCAATACTTATCATATTGATCACCAAACATCTTATATAAAGCACCTGTCAATTCAGCAAAGGTTGAATCCCTGTTGCTGATGTCTGATTTTCTCATTGCCACAAGGTTTCTTCCTGGATCCTGCATCAATCGCAGAATGTAATTCTGTGCAGTATCAACAGATTTTCCGGATCCGGCTGATCCTTTCATGACAATATACCGCTTTTTGCTTCGGTCCACTTCCCGGAATCCGGGATTCATCTGAACTTTTATATTCATTCATCTTCATCCCCATAATCAACACTGATATTCAAACTCATGTCAACATCAGCTTCAACCTTTTCTGTATACAGGCCATAACGCTTTCCAAGAAGTTCTGCGGCCTTGTTGGAATCGGACAGCCTTGCAGGAATTTCAACAACTGCCGGACTTTCTTCTGTGACAGTCTGCTTCTTCAATTTCCCTGTATCTTCATCCTTCACCCATTTTTCCACTTTATTCTGTAATGTCACAACAACAGATTCTTTCATTTCCCTTCGCATTACCGCTGTCAAGTACTTCATCACTTCATCTTGGTCCGCAATCAGGTCCTTTTCCTTCTCTGCAAGCCGATTTTCGATATATTCCTTGATGTTAGGTTTTCTTAGGTTTTCTGTTGCAATTACTGCTGCTGTCTTTTCAGAATATCCCGCTCTTATAGCTGCTTGTGTGGCATTTAAGTCAATCAGATATTCATCACAGAATCTTTGCTGTTTGGCTGTTAGTTTAGCCATCACAATCACCACCTTTGAACAAAAGGCCCTGAATGCAGGAGTATTGAGCATCATTCAAGGCCAAAGGAAAAGGTGCTGCCACCAACCGGAAGCAACACCTTCATGAATCATTTTTCATTTTAATAATATCACAGGAATTCAGTCACATGTTATACAACTTTTCGCAAAAAAGTCACAATACATACATTTTTTAACACTTTTCAGCACCTGTGATGAAATAAGAATGCGGAAGTGATTCAATCCATCTGCAAAATTCCTTCCATTCAGGCAGTCTGTGGTTTTTTCTTTGTGAATATATCGTCTTCAGCTGTCTGTAATTGGTTGTCATTGCAGCAGTCAATTTGAATCCGCATGGATTGGAATACAACAGTCGAAGATAATCTTCCGGATCCTGCGTTTCATTGTATCTGTCTTTCAACTCATTCATTATTGCAATCATTCTTGGATCCGTATATTCACTATACTGATTATCAAGATCAAACTTTGCTATCCGGTGCATGGTTGACTGACTTGAAATGAAATCAAGAAAATGATACCTTTCAGCTTCGGTCCATGCCTTCACAGTGAATGTCAAGTCAAACTGAACAATGATCCCGGTCAGAAACTGATCATGACCACTTCCCTTTTCACATGTCGCAAGCTTCACTGTTCTTTCTGTCATTTCTCCATTCAGGCTGCTTGCATCAATGGCCATCGGAAACTTGCTGCCACGAACAGCATTTTCAATTCCATACACATTTACATTTTCAACAATCATTCACATCACCTTCTTTTCTTTGCATCATGCATCTGTTCCTGTGCATATAGCATTGCATAATATTTGCCATAACTCATGCCCTTTGCAAATGCCCTTGCCTTTGCGTTTGCTTCGTGCAGATTGTCATGCTTCTTCGATTCTTCTTCCTGAAGCTTTTCTTGTTTTTTTCTTTTTCTGTACTCTGCACCATATGCCTTCCGGTTTTCGTTTGATGCCTTATCCCGGCATTCTTTGCCACAATACTTTGTTGGACCTTTTGCGGCTTTGAAAAGCTTTCCGCAGTATTCGCAGTATTTATCAAGCAATACTACTTCCCCGGCCTTTTCTCTTTTCTTTTTCTGATAAAACCTCTTATTGTTCATGCTGTCATAGCAATCGAATGAACAATACTTTTTCTGCTTGTCACTTCCTCTGTTTTCATCCACCGGGAAAGCTTTTCCGCAGTATGCACATATTTTCTTTGTCATCCCTGCTCCTTTCTTCTGTACGGTTCCGGCAATGGCATCCATGCAATAGCGTGACGGTCCAAACCAAAGCCACCATAAAAAATCCAATCATTAGAAGGACTGTAATAATATCCGACTCCCTGCGTTTCTTTCCATCCTACGACATTCACACCTTGCATAATTTTGTATTGATAATAAATCAAAACATCATCGTCTGTTTCCGGCAATCGTTCTTCAACCGGAATCCAATTACTTGAACAATCACTTGATTTATTGATATGTTCTGTTGATTTATTGATATATTCCGCTTCGACTTCGGAAACGATTCTCTGTGCTTCCAAAAGTCCTTCAACCATACCGTTAAAGTAGCAGTAGTCTTTACTGTCACCCTCGGTTCGCAATATATGCCGTCTGCTTATTTCTTTTTTCTCAGCCTTTTCTTCCAACCTCTCCTTTATCTTCTCAAACGCTTCTTTCATTGTTGCTCCTTTTCTACACAATCAAATTCAAAAATCCCACAAGTGCCATAAACAAAGCCGAAAGCAGCAGTGCAATCGGCACATACTCTTTTAAAAAGTCCTTAAAAAAATTCTTCATGGCTGCTCCTTTCTCACCCTCTTTTATAGGTGTGTTCGCTTCCATCTGACATTTTTACAGTAATTCTCATAGGATAACCAGTTTGGTTATTACTGATAGAAACATAACTAGCTTTGACAATCTCAATTGGCTTTTTATGCCCTTTTTCACAATCAGAACATTTCCACTTCTCGTTGTATTCCGTTCCGCATACTTCACAAATATAATGTTTGACTTCTTTCATCCCTTGCTCCTTTCCTTACTTCCTAGAACCCAAGAAGGTTCGCATCATTGCTTCCTGCCATTCAGCACCTTCTTTCAGCGGATCATCTAAACTCTCCAATAGTTGCTCCCGACATTCTCTGTCCTTTGTTTCGATCTCCTGAAGTCCGTTCTTAAACTCCTTTATGGTGATTTCTCCTGCTTTGTACTTCTGCTTTAAGGTTTCTCTAGTTTCCTTCATATTCACTCTCCAATCTCAACAGCAGTCCTGCTCCATACCGTATCTTGTGACCGCACTTCACGCACTTTCGGATCAGGTACTTCTTTTTACGGATTATGGTGTATTCATGAAGGCAGTATTTCTTCATAAACATCATGCATCACCTTCCTTTCCAAGATCTCCTGAACATGCTTCAATGCCCGGCCATGAACTGTTGTGGCCCATGAATATGATTTATCCATCATGTCAGCAGCTTCATCAAGTGTTTTGAACTGTATGTATACCTTGTGCAGAACATCATATTCAGTGACAGGAAGCATTTCAATGGTCTTGATAACATCCTTCTTGGTATCAACCAATTCATCTATGTATCTATCAATTTCTTCTTCCATTTCAACCAATCTGATCACTGCATCTTCCATTCTGCTTTTGTTTCCGGAAGACTGAACCCTTTCCTGTTCCGAAGAACAGGATCCGGTTGACAGTGCAATTGATTTCCACTGATATTTTTCAATCAGCTTGTTTTGAATCATCTTGTCAAGTTTAATGACCTGCTGAAGATAGTCCTTTGCTTTCATTGCTTTTCCCCTTTCCATATTTTTTCGCCAATCTTGCCTTCAGGCGATCCCTTCTTTCTTCAAAGTCAGGGATCACCATTCCCAAGCAATTGTTTTTCAAATGCATCCATATCACCATAGTCCTGCTTTGGGATGTCATTGAAGCTGTTCTTTTTGATCCAGGAAGGAACCTGTTCTGTTCTTCCTTTTCTGTTGTCATAATTGCCTTCGATGATCTTTGCCATGTTTGCATCCTTAATCATCCAATCGAAGTTTGCTGACCAATTTCTATCATTGGAACCTTTCAGGAAGGAAGATGCTTCAGCCTTTTCAAATAATGTCCGGAAATCATCAAGGTTGTATGCCTTCAATCTTGCATTTATGGCCTTCTTTCGTGCTTCAGATATAGTTTTGATAGATGGATATGAAACACAGATGGAATGATACAGATCCACCACCTGCTTGCAGGTGATCTTTTCTTCTTTCTCTTTCTCTATTTCTATATCTATATCTATTTCTTTCTCTATATCTTCTTCTAGGCAGCTAACATTAGCTTTACTGTTAGTTTTACTGTTAGTTTTACATGAAAGACTTTTCTGTTTTTCTCTGTAATTCCTCATGTATTCCTTCATGTACTGCTTCTTTTCTTCCAATTGGTCCAAATTCTGATGCTTTCCCCAATTCGGAATAGTGATCACACCATCAATCAATTCAATCATTCCAAACTGTTCAAATGTTTCCAATGCAAGCTGCACTGTTGATTCCTTCATCCGGAAGATCGTTGAAAGCATCTTGTCTGTATATGCAATCCTGTTATTCATCACGAACACACCACTGTTGTTCATCTTCCCGGCCAAACAAAGCAGCTTGAACCAAACGACAATGATTGCATTTGCATCAGGCAATGATTCAATCAGAAGCATCTTTTCATCATCAAAAATGTCTGTTGTGATCTTGATCCATTTCACATCTGCCATAATTTCATCCCCTTGCGTATTCCCGGAACACTTCTTCATTCAGATTCCTTTGTGCTTCCACATTTCCTTCAGCTGCAAGTTCCGGATGCTCTGCCTGAATCTTCTGTCTTGTTCTTCTGATCGTTTCCGTTGAAGGGAACCCATATTCCTTCATGTGAAGGAAGAATGTCGGCATTGACATGGAATCTATATCAATACCATTCTTCTTTCCTACAATCTTATAAACCATATAACACAAATAATTGTCACTGCTTCTTGCCATCGGCTGTTCATTCAGGACTTCAAGCACAATGCCCTGTGTCGTTTTCAATTCATTCAGTCTTCCCATGCTCATATCTCCTTTATCTGAATACCATGTCTAAAAAGCATCAATTTCCTTTTGATGATATAGTCCTTGGTGCGGAATCCTTTTGTATCTTCCACAATGATCTTTCCAAGTCCATGATCAAAATAGACAAAATCAGCAATATATGCACATTCCCTTTCAAGCAGCTTCCCCGGTTTCCTTCCACCCCTTTTTCCGATGATGTCAGGTTCCCTTTGCTCCGGAATCAGCACATATTTGACTTGTCTGTTCAGGCCTTGGATTGCCCCTGCTTTTTCAAGCAAGGACAATTCCTGAAACCTTTTTGCTTCCTTCTTGGAATCAAAGACAATGCCATCAATTTCAACCTTCTTGCTGCCATATTTGTTGCCACTGTATCTTTTCCAAGCCATGTTGCACCTTCTCCCTAGTTGAAAGGTAATTCTTCATCAATGCCATCCGGGATGTTCATGAATCCATCCTGATCAACCTGTGGTGCAGATGCTGCATTGCTTGCAGATCCGGTTCCCTTGCTTTCGCAGAATTCATGTTCTTCGACAACAATATCTGTGGTGAAGTGCTTCACACCATCCTTTTCATAGGATCCGGTCTGAATTCTTCCTACAACAGCAATCTTCATTCCCTTGGAAAGATACTTTTCAGCAAATTCGCCCTGCTTTCCGAAGGCAACACAATTGATGAAATCCGCTTCCGGTTCATTATCTCTTTTGAATCTTCTGTTCACTGCAAGTGTGTATCTTGCAACACAAGTGGCTTTTTCGCCCTGACTGTATCTCACATCCGGATCCTTTACCAATCTTCCGATGCCTGTCCATTTATTCATTAGATGTCACCTTCCCTTCTGTGCAGACTGTGTTCCGCATCAAATCCTTCCGGGAACCTTGCCTTCAGCTTGTCAATGTTCATCTGCATCACTTCTTCAAGCTTCCATTCATGTGCTGTGCAATATTCAGCCACGAACCAAAGCAGATCACCCACTTCTTTCTTCATGTGTTCTTCGTTGAAACTATGCCCCTGATATAACTTTTGACAAATGCTGTGGATCTCCCCGATTTCACCAACCATTCCATGCAATGCATGAAGTTCCTTCTGCCATGTCTGAAGGTCATGATTGATAGTTCTTGCCGCCAATACCTGATATTCATTTCCGGTCATAATGCATCCCCCTTTCTAGTTGCCGAACAATGCAGCCTGTGCATCCGTTACATCTTCAGAAGGTGCTTCCGGAACCGATTCTTCCTGATCAATTTCAGTCACCTGTGCTTCAATGATGGAATCATCATTTTCAACATAGGTCTTTGTGCCATCCTCATTGATCACAGACATGTCACCATCCATTGCCATCTGCATTTCAATTGACATGATGCCCCATTTGCTGATCAGCTGCCGAAGCATTGTCTTGAAGGCCATTCCATCAAAGTCCTTTTCCCAAAAGGTGAAACCCTTCTTTGCTGCATATCCCTTGGAATACTTCAAGGCATGTGCTTCCATCTTCTTCTTGCTCCAATACATTGCCTTCTTGAATCCATTGGTATATTCAAACATTGCATAATAGCCAATGGTTTCTGCCTGCTCCCTTGCTTCTTCATCATCAATCAGCTTCACTTCGATTTCTTCATTCAAAGGATCGAACCGGATCAATTCACCTTCCTTGATTGCAAGCACATTCAATTTCTTGTACTGCCCGGACCGGATTGCCAACTGAATATAACCCTTATATCCAAGCTGAAACTGTGCCACCTTGCCCTTGTTCTTGTCATTGAAAGGCACCATGTAATACTGCCCCAACTGCGGAGAAGGTGACAGGTTCAAGGACTGTCCAAGAAGTGCAGCCGAAAGAATTGACTGATTTGTGCATTCCTGAAGTGCCGGATTGTTATTCACTGCGGAAACCACCGCAGAAATGAACTTGGTGCCATCCTTGCCGCCAACAACACTGTTGATCTGATTCTTCACTGCATCAGCAGTCAAATATGCTGTGATGCCTAATCTCTGATTCTGCTTTGCTACCAAACTATTATTTACTGCCATATCATTTCACCTATTCCTTTCTAAACTGCCTTGAATTCAATGTTTCTGCGATTGAAAAAGTCCTTCAATGCAAGTGCATCTTCCGTTGTCATAAAGGCCTGAAACCTCACCCACTGTCTTGCAGGCTTTGCTTCTTCAGCAATAGCATCAAATGACTTTGAATCAGTGAATTCCACCTGCCCCGGAATCTGTTCTGCTTCAGCAGCCTGTGCCTTTGCCTTCTGTTCTTCTTCGATCTTCCGCATTGCTGCTTCTCTTTCAGCCTTCGCCCTTGCTATCTCTGACATCCTGTGACCTTCAGCAATGGCCTTGTTCATGTCAAGTGTAGAAATATATACCTGCTGTGCTTCAAAGCCAAATTCGGGCAAATTTGAAAGTGTGGCAAGGTCTTTTGCAATCTGCTCCAACCGGGAATCCATTTCTTCCTGTATGGACTTCAGGGAAACGGAAGTATTCAGCCACTTTTCGTTGAAAATCTGATTGAATGTGACAGCTTCCGGAACCTTGTCAGCCGAAAGGACTTCATGCCAATATGCCTTGATTTTCTCCAATTTCTCCTGCTTCTGCTTTTCCTCATAGTCGGAAATCTGTGTGCCAATCGCAGCAATCGAATCCTGCACAATTTTAGAAAGTTCATTCACCTTTGCTTCAAACGGTTCATAAGCCTGCAAACACTGCTTCTTCACCTTGATCCTTTCATCTGAAAGGGCCTTGACAAATTTGTTCAAATTTGCCCGGTCCGTCTTTGCCTGTTTGATTTGATCATCCGTGTATACCAAGTTCCGGTACATTTCAACACGATCACTGATTTCCTGCTTTAACTCTTCAAAATTAAAATCTATCACTTCCGGAAACGTGATTTCTTTGATTCTTAATTCCATCTTCGTCAACTCCTTTTTCTTTTATTTTTGTTCTGTTCTGCCATTGTCACCCACCTACAATTGGAAGGTTCATAGTTTCCATCATTGTCAATCCGGTCAATAGTCAGATTGTCATCATATCCATTCTGTATTGCCCAATCTGCAAAGGCCTGAAAACTGCCTTCCCATTCATCACAAACCCGGATGCCCCTGCCACCGTAATACCGGAAACAAGGAACATTTGAATTCCTGCACCTTGTTTTCATTGCTCGCCAAATTCTATAAAGCCGGGATCCCCTGCCACCGTGTGTTGTTTTCAATGATGCTGTTACCTTTTTCTTTTCTTCACTCTGATTCCAATTATTTATTGCTTCCACCCACAGGCAACCGCAGCTTTGTGTTCCTTGTTTTAACGATGAAACGCTTATGATTTTTTCGTTTCCGCAATCACACCTGCACAACCAAGTTGCATGACCGTTTTGGGATCCGCATCTTTGAACCACAAACAGCCTTCCAATCCTTTGCCCGGTCAAATCAATCAGTTTTGGCATGTCACACTCCTTTCTTATATTCCCGGAAGAATCAGATCAGGCCTTTTCCGGTCCTGAACCTGCTTCCAAAACTTTCTTTCTGAAGATTCCAAAAACTTAATATCTTCTTCAACCTCTGTTCTTTCGATCTTGTAATGCTTCGTTTGCAAATAGATTTCACCATTGAATTCCGACTTCAACTGTGCCTTCAGGACCGCAAAATCAAATTCTGTCACCATGAAATAATGCAGCAACTGTATGTAGTAGTTATCCGGGATCCTGTGATTCCACTTTTCCTTCTGCATGGATTGCAGTATGTTGGTTGTTTTACATTCCCAAATGCCTTTCCTTCCATCCTGATCAATCAACCATCCATCCAAGGAAGCATGTGCGAATGGAAATCTGTCATTCAGCCACATGTTGTTTTCCTCATAGAAAACCTGATATTCCGGGAAATCCAATTTGAACAGTTCCCGAAGATGCTGTTCTGCGTTTGTGCCATACTTCACATAAGGTTGTTCAGAAATATCTTCCGGAACCAATTGCCCGGTTTTTATCTGCCACAATTCAATGTTTGTCCGGTATGGATTCATCCCAATGATTGCAGAAGCATCAGATCCACCAATCCGATCCCTGTTCTTTAACCATTCTTCCCGGTCTTTCAATACAATCATTTCAACCATGCTGACACCACCTATTCATAAGGAACACCGATATAATCAAGGACTTTACCAAGTCCAAGGCCTTCTTTCGATGGCTGCCATTTACCATCCACCATTTCACCACCATTGATGCAATATTCATATTGCCGGGGATGTGTTTCTTTCAGCCTTTGGAATCTATTCGGTTCCTTCTCCAAGTGACATCCAAACATGCAGAAGATGCATCCAGTTCTGTCGCAACCTGTGGTTTTCAACCTGTCTTCCTGTGTGTGGCATCCAAGATAATCAATCATGTTCATCTGACCTTCAAGAATGTTGTCACCATCCACCTTTTCATCAATCACAATGTCACCGTATACAGAACAATATGGAATTTCGTATTTTTTGAAATAGTGCAAAATATCCTGTTCAGTCCAAAATGACAAAGGCTGTGATTTTGGTTCTTTTGAATTAAAAGCATTGCAACCATTTTTTATCCAGTTGTTTCTTCTTTGTAGACTTTCACTTGCAAGCGTTCCAACAATTGCTTTTCTTCCTGTTTCTTTTTGATACTGTTTTAATGGTTTTTTCTTCATAACATCACAACAGTTTGATGAAATAGGTATTCCGCTATCAACAAGAAATTCCCACTTTTCACAGTTGAATATTGAAGGTTTTCCTTCTTCGTTTTTAATTGCTCCCTGCAAATATCCGTATGTCTTACAATCTTTCCCTTGCCTTTGCACAACTCCAATGATATGTGCCACATTCTTATTGACAACAGGATAACCATACTTTTTCACCACTTCATCAAATCGCATTTCCGGTCTGATAATCTCAACATCCGAATTGAAGCAATCATATTTCCCTGATTGAATATCCTTTGCAAACTTCTGAATCTCCGGATATTCAAGTCCGGTGTTTACAAATACCGCAGGAACATCCGAATACATTCCATCAACAATGTGCTTCAGAACCGTTGAATCCTTGCCACCGGAGAAGCTGACATAAACCTGTCCATCCCAATGTTCATACCATATCCGGATCCGCTGTTGTGTCATTCTGATCTTTGCTTCTAATGGAAGACTTTGCATCTGTGCCAAATCCCACGGCTGATGTTTATTCATACGGATTCACTTCCCTTCGATACGAAGAAAGACAGTCATCACAGATCCATTCATCATTGATATACACTGCATCTTCCTGTTGGATCGGTTGATCACATTCGCAGCACCTTGGCAGCTTGTCCAACAAAGCTTCCTGCTCTGCATCATGCCTAGCAAAACAAAGATAGTTATCAAGAATCGAACTGTTCATAGTGTTCCAACCCCTTCCCACCGATCAGCAGAAGGACCGCACCAACAACCACCATCACAACCGGAACCTTCAATGATGCACTGTCCATCCCGGCAGCACCGATCATCAATGAAATAAGGCCAACTGCTGAAACAATCCAAAATAATTTCTTCATGCGTTTTTCTCCTTTCTTCTTACAATCCCGGCAACCTTTCCATCATTCACGATGACTTCCCAACCTTCAAGATACGCTTTTACTGCTTCTTCGAGTGTCATTGCCATCTTCTCTTGCCTGCCTTTCTGCAATTTTCATGATTTGTTCAATGATATCTTTTGGAATAATTACATCTGACATGTCTTCAACGACTGTTCCATCTTTCCTGATGTTTATTACTGCCATATCACCACTCCATCTTTCTTGTGTCTAAATTAGACACCTTTACGCAAAAAAAATACTTTCCACCTGCTCCATTGTAAGACCGTACTTCTCTTTGATCTTTGCAATCTCTCCCTGCTTGAATTCAGTTCCGTTTTCATTGATTTTATTGGAAACACTGACTTCTGATATTTTAAGAAAGTCTGCAAGATCCTTGTTCGTGTCACCATGTAAAACCATGATACTTCTTAATAAAGCACTATTCATTGTAGTTCACCTCGCTTTCACCACTATATTCTGTGTTGTGTCTGATTAAGACACTTTTACTATATTACAATAATTTTTATTTGTCAATAGGCTTTCTTGTATTTTCAGTAAAAAATATTTGATTTTTAGGAAACAAAGGTGTATTATTAAGATACATCATGAAAAGGTGGTGAAAATAATGGAAATCGGTCAAAAGATAAAGGAAGCAAGAATTGCAAAAGGATTGACACAAGAAGAACTTGGAAACATTGTTGGTGTTCAGAAGTCTGCTATCGCAAAATATGAAAGTGGTAGAGTTGTGAACATAAAAAGAAGCATGTTAAGAAAACTTGCAGATGCTTTGGGAATCAGACCTTCAGAATTGATCTTTGAATCAAACCCTGTTGAAACTGCCGAACTACACGCAAGGATTCTTTTGGACCATGCTTTAATGGATATGATTGAAGAATTTCTAAATCTTGATAAAAACAATCAGGAAATAGTGCGGAATCTAATTCACAGTCTTGGAAAGAAGTGATCAGATTCCAAATAACTTCTTTATCAGGTTTAAGATATATATGACTTGATCTTCATTTAGTGTTTCGATCAGTTCAATCAATTGGGATTTGTTGTCTTTCATGGTGAATGCTCCTTTCAAAATGAGAACAACTGTTCCTATTCACTAATTTACAACGTACTTTTGTTGCAAATAAAAAATAAATGTGAATTATATGTGACAGTATAGCACCGGAAAAGTAAAAAAAATGTAGAAAAAGAGGATTGGACATGGGAAATTTACAAAAATTGGCAAATGCATATCATCAGGATCCGGAAACACGAATAATCAAGAAAAGGGTGTTTGCATATATCCGTGTTTCTACTTTGGAACAGGCAGAAGAAGGCTATTCCCTTGGTGAACAGGAAGAAAGACTGAAGAAATATTGTGAAGCTTATGAATATCAGCTTGTGAAGGTGTATGTTGATCCGGGATATTCAGGTGGCAACATGGACAGACCTGCCCTGAAGGAAATGATTTCAGAAATAGAAAGAGGAATGGCAGACATTGTTCTTGTTGATAAATTGGACCGACTTTCAAGAAGTCAGTTTGACACACTATATCTGATTCAGAAGGTGTTCAATGAAAATGATGTTGCCTTCGTTTCAAGAGCAGAAGCATTCGACACATCAACACCCTTCGGCCGTGCAATGGTCGGGATCCTTGCTGTGTTCGCTGAACTTGAAAGGGAAAGAATCAAGGAACGAATGAAGGAAGGAAAAGCAGGCCGGGCAAAAGAAGGAAAATATCGTGGTGGTGCCTATTACCCTACCGGATATGACTATGATGAAGAAACAGGTTATCTTGTTGTGAATGAATATGATGCCATGCAGGTCCAAGAAGTATTCAAACTGTTCAATCAAAGAACACCGATTTACACAATCATGACCATGATGAATGATCGGGGATTCAAAACTTCCATCGGCAAAGGCAAGGGAAAAGGTGCATGGAATGAAACAAGGATCCGGAAGATGCTTGAAAATCAGACATACATCGGCAAGTTGAAACATCTTGGGGAATGGGTGGAAGGTGGCCATGATCCGATCATTGACATGAAAACATTCGCCAAAGCACAGGAAATATTGGCAGAAAGAGAAATTGCCAACGAACACATGAAGCAAGGCAGACGGTACAAAGCACCCCTTGGCGGCCTTCTGTGGTGTTCTTGCTGCGGATCTCGTTACCATTACAGATCAGGTGGCAAAAACAAGGATGGTTCCGTCCGTGCATACTATATCTGTTATTCAAGGGAAAAAAGCAATCCTGATATGATAAAGGATCCGAATTGCAAAAATAAAACATACCGGGATCACGCACTTGAAAAGATGGTTTTCGGTGAAGTCTTCAAGCTGAAAACGGATCCGGAATACATTGACAAGATTCACACTTCTGTTGATGAATCGGAAAAGAAAAAGCTTGTCGAAAATAATATTGAATATATCAAGAAGCAGATTTCAAATCTGATGGACTTGTATTCTATCGGTTCAATTCCTATGGAAGAAATCAAGGCAAAGATCGAACCACTGAATGCTGAAAGGTCCAAGCTTGAAAGCACCCTTGAAAGAATCAAACAAAACACGTTCAAAAAGGAAAAGCAGGAAGTGTTCAACATGGTTGATGAATTCAAAACTGCCCTTGCTGAAAATAATTCATTCATGGTCAATGTCATGCTGAATGAACTGATTGAAAAAATCATCATTGATGATGGGGATGTCTTAATTCATTGGAATTTCTAGCTTTTCAGGCTAGTTTCCAATGAAAAAAATTTATAATATTTTCGTTACAAGTCCTTTGCATGGTTTTAACCATCCTTGTGACTTGTAACGGATTTCAGAAAGGAAGCCGATACAAATGAAGATCAGAATCGAAGATGGGAAAACAATTATTTCAACAGGTGTCAAAGCGGATGCCATCAAAAACAAAACAGGTGTGCAAGGTTTGACATATCGTGAAGAATCGAACACATACACACTTGCAATCGTCCATAATGGCAAAAAATACCATATTGGAAATTATAGCACAATAGAGGAAGGAAAATCAATGAGAAAAAAGGCAGATGAATATATCGAAAACGGAACCTTCCTTCAATGGGTGAATGACCTGCCGACAAAAAGAGTGCTGAACAAACATGGTGTGAAGGGATTGCATAAAAAGGGAAGTGTGTATCAGCTGAATATCTCATACAAAAAGAAGAAATACTTCTTGGGATCCTTTATGTTCCCGGAAGATGCAAAGATTGTCCGGGAAGAAGCTGTGAAGCACATAAACGAAGGAACATTCCTTGAATGGATTGCTGCAAGAAAAATGATCAAAGGAACCGAAAAACAATGAAAAGAAAGCTTTCAGTCATTGCAGCCTATATTGAATTCTATGTCATGGGAATCATTGATCAGGAAGAATATGAAACAAGAAGATTTGGAAAATAGACATTTTAAAGGGTGGATCACTCCACCCTTTGTTTTTACTTAATACCGAATAACTTTCCAACCTTTGCCCTTCTGCCGCTTTTGGTTGTCGGGATCCCTGTTGCCTTTGCAATGCTTCTTTTTACCTTGGTGACACCTGTCGCACGTTTCCAACTAAAGGACAACCCCGGAATGCCTTTCTTCTTTGCCATACGCAACAACTCCTTCTCTTGTAAAATTTGGTAGTTTAATTATATTACTATAATACTTGGAAGGATAGTCTGAACATTTATTCGGCAAAAAGAAAAAGGACAGGGAATATCCCTGCCCTTCTCATGCCCCTGTGACCTCATAGGATGGCCATACAGCCACTTTCTAGGTCAAGGCTTTATAAGTGTACCCTTCTTTAATTTTGCAAGCATGGTGGTGTTCTGTGAAGCTGTTCCGACATACCCGGTGATTCCGTTTGCCTGTGCAATGGTCTTCCGGTACGCAAATGAACTGGATTCACCGATGGTGATCAAGGCATCCACGATGCTTCCGGATGTTCCTATGTACTTCTTGAAATACTCTTTTGCTGCTTCATAGGTGATGTCATTCAGCAGGAACCAATGTGTCCAATCCCTTTTTGCAATCTTGGTCCTTACAACACCATAAGCGGATCCCCTTGCTTCGATTGCATAACCATTGCCAACATAGATTCCGATGTGTCCTTTTCTCCAAACAGCTGCCCCAACAGGTGCATTTTCAACCGTACTGATCGGATGCACAACCTTTGCTTCTGCCTTGAACATGGAAGATGACTTTTCCTTCCCGGTGTACCATGAAATCAATCCGGAACAGTCAGTGCATACCTTTCCAACCTTCTTGACATCAGAATCCCATACCAAAGAACCATAGGTCTTTTTCAGCCAATTATATTTTGCCCTTGTCATGACAGCACCCTTCATTCCGTACACATAAGGTGTGCCGATCTTTGATGCTGCAAAATCAATCAATCCCTTGTTGGTTTTCATAGAAATCACCCTTTCAAATTATTCCTTTGTGGCCTGTGTGCCAAAATAGAAACCGATAATCATCAGGAATGCCGTGTTCACTTCTTCCGGAATGCTCCCTTTATAAGCAAGCAACGAAAACAAAACCGTGATGATTAAAGTCACCAAAGATTTGATGGTCAACAGTTTCGAAAGTCGATTCACAAGTTCTTTCACGTTTTCTTTCATCTTTTTTTATCCTTTCTTCTCTAAATCTGCCAATCTGTGATTGATCACCTTGATCTGTTCTTCCACAACAGGCATTCTTCGTGCAAAATTGTTGTGTTCCCTGACTTCCCTTTTCAGTTCATCAATCTTGCAATCTGTGACTGCCTGTGCTGTTGTTAATTGGTTCTCAATCTTTCTGTTACTGTTGTTGTTGGTGATAATTACACCAACCAAAGAAAGGACACCAACAACGACTGATGCCCCGGCTGCAATTAATGCTGCTCCCATGTTTCTTTGTTCCTTCCTTTCTTTTGTTTTTTATATTAAAAAGGCCACCTTGTTGAAAGGTGGATTTCTAATATCTCATTGCCATTCGGACCATGTTCCGCTGAAGTTAAATCTAAAATATATTTTTGTGTTCTTGTTGTAAGGAACCGCAATCTGCGCTCTGTTTCCTGTCCTGTTTTGGTAGAAAAATGTCATAATGTAATAGAACCCACCCCCCGGTGGTGTTTTGTATTCAGTCAGTATCAGGTGATCTTGCGTAGTGTCAGGATCCGCTTGACCATCACCTTGATAGAATGCAAGGCCGTTCCTCACTATGACATTCGTTCTGTCGTATATTTCCATGTTCACTTCCAAGGCACTTTTTTCCGACACCTTCCCGAATGCAACACCTTTCCCGGATGAATGAAAATCCATCAGTGTGTATGCCGTACCAATCTGAACAGTCTTTTCCGCTGTCGTGAAGAAATCGGAAATGACAAGCCTGATGTCAAAGGCATAATCACCCGACAGGATCCCGGATGTTGAAAGATAGCTGCTGTTGTATGCATAAACAGTTCCGGATGTCAAGGTGGCCCATTCTGAAGCTGATTGCCGCTTGTATTGCAAGGACCATGCCCGGCTGTTCTTGCTGTTCACAGAAGCAATGCTGAAATTGATGTTGGCCTTCAGATAGGTTCCTTCATCGTTTTCAACACCGCTTGCATCGGTTCTGCTGCATGTGAATGATGTGATTGTCGGTGGTGTATACGCAAGGACTGTGATTGTCTGTGTTGATGTTGCTGTTCTTCCTCTGCTGTCCGTCACCGTCACAACCACACTTTTTGTTCCTGCTGTTGTCAGGATTCCGGATGTGATTGATTGTCCATAGAATGTCGCACCGTCAACTGTGACTTTGTATGAACTGATACTACTGTAATAAACACCGGAAGCAGCCACAGAAACCTTCACAGTGCTTTTCCCTTGGACATATCCCCCGAACTGTGCTGCAATGCCTTCTGTGCCTTCTGACACGCTCACAGATGATATTGTTGGAACCACAGATGCAGGAACCGTTGCTGTGAAATAAATCTCTTTTGAACCAATCAATGTATTCCCTGAATATGTATGGCAAATGATGCTTCCATAGCCTGTTGTTCCGTTTGGAACATCAAGGCAAAACTGCATTGGAACCGTCCATGAATACGATGTATCAACACCCTGTGCAATGATTCCTGATTGATACCCGAAAACATACTCCAATATATGTTTGAACCCACTTGATGCCCTTGGTGTGCTGATCGTCACAGCCGAACCAATTTCAAACGTATATGCAGACAGTGTTGGTGTTGTTGCCCTTGCAATCGTGTTGAATGTTCCGGTTCCGGATGTTGAAACAGATCCATAATATGTTCCGGACAACGTGACAGCAATCCCGGCAGAACACGAAAAAGAACAGGTCTTTGTTCCATCAGCATTGTGTGGAACAGTCACTGTTCTTGTGTGAATCGTCTTTGTTTGGTTCCCGGTCAGGGAAGTATTGAATGTGAATGCATAGGATGTTCCATTGATGGAAAGTGATCCGCTTTTTGTTACACCTGAATTGATTGTCCAAGATGATCCGGTGGAAACAAGCTGCACATTCACTGCCACAGTGGATGTGTTGTCTGCAACGGATTGTGAAGTCACTGACCATGCAATCTGTATCTTATATCCAAGAAATGCAGAACTGATTGTTCCTGAAGATGCCATGTCATACACCTACTTTCTTGAATGACAGGTTTCCGTTCGCTCTTGGTGTGAAAGCAAAGTTTCCAAGCCGCAAGCTGTTGGTGAACTCACCATCCACCACATACAGTTTGTTGTTGCTTAGATATGCCACTTCTGCACCGTTCTGAATGAAAGAAATCCGGTCATTCCTGATTTGCAGTTCCAGTTCATTGCCGATTTCTCCAAGATGGATCCTTCCGTCAATGAATCGTATGTACTTCTTGATCTGTTCAAATTCAGCATCAGTTCCGTTCACTATGCCTTCAAGTTCTGCATTGAACTGATTGAACCTGATCACAACATCTTCATTTGTCTGTTCGATCTGTGTCGATACTTCCGACACAAGCCTTTCTGCATCCTGCTTCAAATAATACTGCTCTGAAACTGTCGAAAGCACCGAATCCTGCGACTTTGCAATCTCGGTGAATGCATTGCTTGCCAATTCGACAATATCACTTGCATTCCGGTCCGCACTGCTTGCCGCATCGTTTGCTGCTGTTTCCGCATTCACTGCCTTGTTATAGGCCGCCTTTGCAGCTTCAAATGCCGTTGATATAGAAACCTCGGTATATTCAAAGGTTCCATCGGAAAACACATTGCAATCAACCACATACAATGTTTCTGTTTTTGTGGGATCATATGTCGGTTCCGTATCATCCCATGCTGAAGAAGGTGGAAATGTTGTTGGTTTGGAAGGTGCAGTCAAGGTTGATGATTGTTTCAAATAGAATTTCCAAACCGCTTGAACATCCACAATGGCCGAAAGTGTGACTGCTGCACTTGCTTTGACTGCCATGTTCTAACCTTCCAATTGTGCAGTATAGGTTGCCTTGTTCGCAACATCACCTGCATCAATTGTCAGCGTTGTTCCGGATGCCACAGATGTTGTTCCACCGTCCTTGTACCATTTCACAGTTCCAAGTGCCGCAATCTGTGTGCTGTTCAATTCTGCCCCTGCCTTATAGACATGTGCAGTCAGCGTTGTTTCGATTGCAGAATTCTTGAAAATGGTGCCATTGGAAGAAGTGATCGTCATGGTGATTGCATCCGCACCGTTTGCCCCATTGGATCCGCTTCTTCCCACACTGTATGAAGTGGTTGTTGCATTGTCGGTGTATGTGATGACCGTCCGTGTCCATAAGAACTGCCCGGCATTGACCGAAGGAACCGTGTCACTCCATGTTCCTGTTGGAACCGTTGTTCCGTTTGAAGCAGCCTGATATTTGATTTCTGTGGACTTGATGCCCTTTCCTGAAGATCCGGTTGCACCTGTGAAAGCAATGGAAAATGCAAATTCCTTGTTGATCACAATGTCACCGACATGGACCGGGATCTTCACAACTCCATTTGAAGTGACTGCTGTTGTCACCGCAATTGTCAGTGTCGGTGCTGTTGTGTCATTGTCCTTCGTGACTGTCACTCCCGATGGTGCCACAATCTCCGACAAAACAACGGAAGCTGCAAGCTGTTCTGCACCTCTCATTGCAATGACCTGTGTTGTCGTGCTTCCTGCCTTGGCTGCCGTTGTCGTGCCTGCAAAGGTGTATGCATCACTTGTGAGAATGACTGAATATGCATCAGTAACATCAACAATAGAAATCTGATCTGAAATTTTAACTGCCATAATGATTTCCCCCTTGGATTCAAATAATCAATTTACACATGAATGTTGCCTTCGTGTCCACATCCGCAGGTGTGAGATCCAAGGAAAAACCATGATCCCGGATTCTGCTATCACTTGCAGAAATCACACCGAATGTGCTTTCATCCATACGCTGCCATGACCATTCCAAATATGCAGATGCACCAAATGATTCAGTCAGTTCAGCTTTGTTCGTTATTCGATTTTCTCCAAAGTAAATCACAACAGTCAATGTTGTTGTTATCTGATTGTTTTTGAACACTGTTCCCCTTGATGAATCAATCCGCAGGACCGCAGCATCCTTTCCGTCCTTCCCATCCCGGACAGTGACATTGAATGCACTGACCGTCTTTGCAGTGAATGATTCCACGATGCCACCAAGGACCAATTTGTTTGCAGCAGGTTCAAGCAGATCAATTGACAGCTTCCTGACCAACAGATTCTGATTGATTCCGTGCGGATTGCTTGTCACATTCACATATGTTCCCACATGGAAAGATGTCACCGTCTTATCAATTGCCGCAAGATCGGCTGCTGAAAGTTCGATGATTTCCGGTGTATTGACAAGTGAAGCAAGATGTGCTTTCGCCTTCCGCAGAAGGTTTGAAGCAATTGTGACATCATCCCATATATTTGTTGCAAATATCATGCCATACTCTTTGACCGCATCTTCATCGAAGATATAGTCAAGGCCATCATTCACAGATTCGATTGTCAGTCTTTCTTCGGATCCTTCAAGCTTCGCACCAAGTGGAATCAGTGCCGTTGATATTTCATCACCCTTCCGGATCCGCTTCATTTCAAGCAGATTCTTTGCAAACTCAATCTTCTGTGCTGACAGCAGTGTGAAGTCATTCAAATAATCAATGTAGCTGATATTTTCCTGCCTTCTGATGTCCACATATCCACCATATTTGTTGATAAGTGATTCAGTAATGACTTCCCAAGTCTTCTTGTAGTCATTGGAAGTCATTGAAACTGTTTCCCCGGCATCCGTCACAGTGACATTTCCCAATGTGAACTGACGATCTGCATCAACCTGTGCATTGTGTTCTGAAATAAGCTTCTGAAGGAATTCTGTGATGCTTCCGGTGAATTCATATGGCCTGATGACTGAATCAATCAGGAAGGCCATTTCCCCTTCACATTCCACATACTTTTCATTGTAGAATCCTATTTCATCATTCAGCACTCTTCCCCGGAACAACAAATAATCATCCTGATAGACAGTGATGATTGATTTCATCTTCCTGATGAATTCATATGTTGGATGATCCGGATAGATCGTGAATGTGAAGTATCCTGTTTTGTTCAGTTCCAAATCTACCTTCGGGGAAAAGATCTTGTATTCTTCCAAACGGTCATCATAAAGCAGGAATGAATCACAAAGTACCCGGTACATATCACAACCCCCTTTCGATGTATATGAAGGTTGCTGTGCCTGCTCCGTCTAATAGAATTGTATTTTCCCCATTTACCAACCGAACCGCAGGAAGGTCATATCTGCCTTCAGAAAGCGAATAGAAATTTGATCCGAAGGTCAGATCCACTTCCCCGGTGATGTCTATTGTCGGCATCACACTTCTTTTGCTGTTCGTGAGAATGACCGTTTTCGGACCGTTCACCGGTGCTGTCACTACCGTTTCAGATAGCTTTGTTTTGTACGGATCACAATCGCAATCAATTGTCAACTTTCCGATATTCTTATCAGCTTTCCATTCTGACACACTGATTCGCCCGGTATAATACCACTCCGGATCATCATCAAGAACGATCTGCATCTTCTGTCCATGCAAGGCATCCTGTATATGTGAAAACTGATCCATGAAATCAGACTGCGGAACAATGCTTGAAAACTCAAAGGACAGATTCCGATTGTTATATTTAACTTCTCCGAAAACTTCCGTTAAATCAAGAACACCATCACCGCCCGGAATCTCAATGGTTTCCGTTTTTGGTGATGGTGTTCCAATTGTCTTTTGTGAAAGGATAAGGGAAAAATCACGGTATGAATGAAAATCCCCAAAATTTACACCTTTCATATAACCTGCCTTTCTTTGCAGTTTAGCAAGTTATCTTTTGTTTTATTCCGTTACTGCTTCCCATCCCTGCGGATATTCAGAAGGCTTCCAAACATTGTTGTCAATCAAGGAACGATATACAACATCATCTTCGGTGCAACAATCCCCTGTGCCATAAGGACTTGTGGAAATTGCCACATACGGAAGTGCGTGTTTCGGATCCTGTGACCACTTGAATCCCCACTGTGCAGGCAAATCTTCCGGTTCCGCTGTGAATACAGTGCTGTCATACGGCTGCAACAGCTTCACAACTCTGCCCTGCGGAGAACGACACACAAAACCCACCGGACGATCAAGCATATTGCACTTTGCACATGCTGCATAGAAAGAAGGAATGAAACCATATTCTTCATACAGTTCGGTTCCGGTCATACTCTCTGCTTTCTCCTGCAATTCCTCTGCAACTTTTCTTCCATACTTTCGCATGGTGTCTAACACAAAATCTTTGCTTGTCATACCTCATTCACCCCTTCCTCGATTGCGAGTGCCATTTCATCCCACACGTTACTGTCGGAAGACGGTGTTTCGGGTTCCGGTGTCGGAATCTCCGGAATCTCTCTCGGAGTAAACTCCACAACCTCAGTTCCGTCCTCATTCAGTACAATGTCACAGAACCCTTTCGTTTCAAGAATATCTGCAACCATATCATCGGGAACAACCGCATAATCTTCATACGGATTTTCACTCCATGCGGAATTAGTCTGAATGTCCCTCACCGCATACTCTCCCGTAGTTCCCTTGGAAATAACACAGAAAGGATTTACCCTCTGCGGAATTTCAACGATTTCTTCCTCAATCGGAGTTTCGATATTTTCTAAGATTTCGCTCATGGTATGCTCCTTTCTTATAACAGCTCATAATAATAGCTTCCGCCACTAGCATTAAACAGTTCCGATGTTGTAGCCATATACAAATTTCCTCCACCATCTCTCGTCCAATACGCATCTGAGCCAGTAACTACCACACCACCCTTTCTTCCGATATATCCGCTTTCTGTTACGATTGCAAAATCTTCCGAACTAACCCTTCTAACCATGATACAGTTACCAACTCCACCGACTTTTACAGTTCTTGCCGTAGCACTACCATTTCCAGTGTAAGTGCCAGTAGGCTTGTTGCCAGTGTGGAGAAGGTCACTTACTACACCACCTGTACTCATAAATGCAGGGTTGTTGATTGCAGAAAAGCCCAAATAACCCATATCGCCAACCGTACTCTTATACTGAACGTAATTTACTCCATGTGTTGGATTTGTATTGTTTAAGGTTAATGTTGCCGCTTGTGCAGTCTTGACTTCCATTGTCGCACTATTAACAAGCGGTAAGTAGTTCGCAAGGTCAACCGCTATTCCTAACCTCTGCCAATATGCTGTGTTGCTGTCCGATGGTGTCTGCCCGGTGCAAGCCTGCTTGCATACCCACGATGCCCCGGAATGGTTTACAATATCAAGCATTGCGTATGTAGTGGATGCCGAATAGTCACCCTTCGGCATCAATAAAATTCTTCCTGCGTTTTCCATTATCGCACCCCCCATTCGAGATTTCCGCTTTGGTTATTTACTGCGAACACATACTTCGGTGCATTGTATTCCAAATTCCCGGTTGTAAAGTTCACAGCAAATTGTGTGTTGTGTGTTATCTGCCGGACTTCTTCCAAGGCATCCACACACACTTCTTCACTTGCCTTTGCCTTGTTTTCACTTGCCGCCGCCGCGCTTGCACTTCCTGCCGCGGCATTTGCCGATGCCTGCGCATTTGCCGCACTTGCCGCCGCTTCCGTGATGGGTGCCTGCATATTCAAATCAAGTTCGATTATGCGATTATCCAGTTCATCAATCGCGGCATCCATCTTGTTCATGTTTGTTTCGTTCAATGGCGTTTTCCCGGAAGGATAGTTTTCCCATTCAATCCGCCTGTACGCTTTCTGCATCTTTTGCCACCTCGCTTTCCGCTTCCGTCTGCAAAGCTATTGCAACCTGCCGCCGCACTGCCGCAAGGGTGTTTTCCACTACCATTTCGACTATACAGGGCGGCAAGCCGCTTTTATTTATCGTGTTCACCAAATCCTCTTGAAACTTCTTCGTTGCTGTGTTGATTCCCATGCCTTACACCACCTTTGCTTCAAGTGCTTCCAATCTTTCATTGATTACCGCAATCTTTCCCTGCACCCAACCTGTACTTGCAATATTGCCGTACTTATAACCACTTTCCGCTTGATAACCATTCGCGGACATAATATTGATGTTTCCGATAGTGGTATATGAAATGGTTGTATTTGCGCTATTCAACGAAACCGATGCGGAAATAGAATCATTGGTTGTCAAAACACGGTACCCATCCACATAAAAACCGCCTGTTCCCGGCGTTACAACTCGAAGCTGATTGTTGTATAGTTCAATTCGAGAAACGGTATTTCCGCCACTTCTAAACCAAACAGCATGGGAACCGTAAATAATTTCATTTCCATTGCTTGCAGTAACCTCAATACCGGAATCCCCTATCTCAACAGTATGATAAGAGTTTTTGATTTTAAGATTTCCGTTTGCATCAATGGAGAAATTTCCGCCGCCTGCCGAAACATAGCCATCAAGATTGATTTGCCCTGCTGTGATAGTAATTTCATTCAACGCAATGTCAATCATGGTATCTACTTCGCCTGCGGTAACGCGAAGGGAAATCTGATCCGAAAGTTCCGTGATGCTCGATGCAGTATTATTCGCCAAATCTTCCACAGATAGATTTATGGCATCCGCAGTCTGCTTTATTTCAGAACTCAACCCTTTGTTTACATCCTCAATCCGGGATTTCGTTTCTTCCACCGTCCGGGAAAGGATGTTGGTCTTTCCCTTCAACTGCAAAATGGACTGTTGCACCGAATTTACATTGTCGGAATAGGTTTCTTCGCCGTTTGCATCGTAGGTGTCAAACAACGCCTGTATGCCCTTCAATGTGCGCTCCAAAATGTAGGTTTCCACGATTTGCCGCTGTGTCACTATGCGGATTCCGCTTCCGACTTCCATGCACGGATTGCCGATTGCTGTTACTCTTGCCGGGCGATACCATAAAACACTGATAATGTCAAATAGCTTCTGCCCGATTGCTTCCAGTGCCGCCGCATCCTTGCCATACACAAGGAAATTATCTTCAACGATATAGCAATTCTCACCATTGCCGATGATGCACCCGATATCGTTTTCTTCCTGCCGGATTTGCAGTTTCCCGATTCGCTTTGTGGTGTAATCTTCGTACTTGCATTCCTTGTAGTAATGCGCGGATATGGTTTCGGTACCGGAAGGAAACAAATCTTCCGCCGGGAATAATTCGTTCGAAGGGAAAAGCCCTGCCACAAATTCTTCAAGCACGACATACTGCATCTTTCCACTCCGCCCGATATGCCCGAAGCATCCGTTGATTTCGCAAATAGCCGAAAGCACATCTTTTCCACTTAACACTTTCGGATCAATAGTACGCTCCACAACCATTTCATCATTTGGCAGGGTGATTTCTTCCTGCTCCACGCCAAAATGCTCCATGAAGGAATCGCGGAACTCCCGAAGGGTGATTGTGCTGTCCTCTTTCGGAAGAATGCTGTTATACCATGCCGCCACATCCGCTTTGATGATATCGTACATGGCATCATGCGCCACAATATCCCGGAATCGTCTGTCTGCTGTCGGTTTGTCGGATGTTACCTTATAGGTGCCAAGCACAAAAGGTTCCACAATATCCCCGACATACATTGACACCGTAAAGGTTTCCCCGATAAGCGGAATCACATTGCCAATGATGCGCAGCTTAAATACCGATGCTTCGCAGGAACCGAAACGAAGTTCCGGTTCCGAACAAAGGCTTTCGGAGATTTCCATGCTTTCCGATACAATATCTTCGTTGCGAAGCGTGACAGAAAGATTCGGGAAATGGATAATCAGTCTTTTGGCAATGCCCGACTGATTGAAAAGTTCCTTAAATTCTTTTGTATCTGCCATCGTCAATTCTCCTTTAACTTAACAAGGATTTCACCATACCGGATTCCGCCTGCGGCGTGCTTGTGTGGTGTTTTCATATCTTCCACACGGAAAACACCTGTTGCATATGCTCCGGTTGTGTCGTTCCAATATTCCACAAATACATTGCGTTCCGGAAATGCAGACATAATCGCAAGATGTTCTTCCATGTCATGTTCCCGGATGGTGAAATTTATTTCCATCTTCTTTACCGGGCTTAATTCCTCATGCGGATTGCCTGCGGCATCGTAATAGGATGCAAGTACGCGGCTTTTCGGCATGGAATTATAGCTTCCGCGCTTAATCATAAAATCACTAATGATGGTTCCATTGACTTTGATTCTATAACCTTGATACATACTGAACCCCCTTACGCAAACGCCGGATTCCCGGTTTTCTGTGTGTATTCACGCGCTCTGTCACGCACTACACGGAAAATGCCGCTTTCGTCCGTTTCGATTCTCTGTGTATTCTGCAATTCCGGTATTACCTCGCGGATAGCTTCAACAACCGCATAGGAAAGACGGTCATAATCAATTCCGCCGCCGATGCCCTGCATTGCCATATCCTGCGCAACCCTGCCAATCCACTTTTCGTTCTGATCTAACGGAACAACCGCTTCTGCGCCGTTTCCTTCAAGGAATCCAACCTGCCCTTTTTCAAGGATGCCGCCGCGCTCCAGTTTCGGAATCAGCGGAATGTTGATGCCCTTGCCGCCTATTTCCGGAACCCAATCCGGAATCTGTAATTTGTTCAATCCGCCAATCAGCGCATTCACCGCATCAATAATGAGATTGATAGGCGTTTTTACTGCCGTTACCAAGCCTTCAAAAATGCCTGTCACAAAGTCAACCAACGCCTGCCAAGCCTTCTCCCAATCTCCGGTGAAAACTGCGGTGATAAAGTCAATAATTCCGGTAAGACAAGGCTTTAAGGTGTTTTCCCACATATTCTTGATATGTTCGAAACAAGTATCAACCGCCGGACCGATGAAGTTTGTAAACACTTCTTCGAATACAGGTGCCAAGACTTCATCAATGAATTTGCCGATTGCTTCAAAGCACGGCTTCAAGTGTTCTTCCCAAATTACACCGATATCAGAAAAACAGCCCGAAACAAATTCCTTGATTTCCGGCATCTTCTCGGAAAATACATCACGCACGGTGCCAACGCAGGATTGAATCAGTTCCCAAATCGGCGCACCTAATGTTTCCCATGTTGTGGAAAGCACATCCCAAAGCCCGGTGAAAAGCCCTTCGATGTTAACGAAGGATTCTTCGAAGGTGGCTTCCGTTCCAAGCAATCCGCCTGCAATCATGTTCCAAATTTGCGCAAAAAGCCCGGTCACGGCTTCCAGTAATACCGGGAACGCCGCCGCAAGCCCTTCGGCAATCTGTGATAAAATCTTCGGAAGCTGCTCGACAATAAGCTGAATAATATCCGGCAATGCTTCAATCAGTGCCAATGTCAACTGCACTGCACAATCAATCAAGGAAGTAATAATTCCGGAATCGACTATGCCCTCAATCAGTCCCGGCAGGGCATCGCATAGCATTTCCATCAACTGCGGAAGCGCACCAACGATTGCTTCAAATATCTTCATTGCCCCATCAATAAAAAGCGGAAGAACATCAATCAATGCTCCAAGAATATCCGGAAGCGCATCTGCAAGGCTTCCTATCAAGGACACCGCCGCAGAAATAACCGTGGGCAATAACGAAGAAATCAATTTCGGGATAGCTTTTGCGATTTTCGGTGCCAATTTCGGTATCAATTCGACAATCTTTTTCAAGATTATTTCTACCCTCGGAATCACATTGCCTGCCACGGTGATTGCACTTTCGCTGAATAGGTCAAGCAATCCGCCAATATCGGCATTTTCATTTCCCAATCCTGCGACAAGGTTTTTCCATGCGGATTTCATGGACGAAATAGAACCGGAGATTGTGGAACTTGCTTCCTTCGCCGTGGTTCCTGTGATACCAATTTCCGTTTGTATTACATGGATTGCATCTACTACATCCGCATAACTGGAAATGTCGTATTCAATCCCGGAGATTGCCTGCGCATCCCGAAGAAGGCGTTGCATTTCTTCCTTGGTTCCGCCGTAGCCCAACTTTAAATTGTCAAGCATGGTGTAGTTCTGCTTTGCGAAGCCTTGATAAGCATTTTGGATGCTTTCCATGCTCGTTCCCATCTTGTTTGCATTGTCGGACATATCCGTGATTGCCAAATTCGCCTTTTCTGCCGCCTTTGCTGTGTCACCGTCCAAACTCTGAATCAAGGATGCAGAAAAGGATGTGACGGTTTCCATGTACTCATTCGCGGACATTCCGGCTGTTTTATATGCGTTTTCCGCATATTTTAGTACCGTTTCTCCGCTGTTCTTGAAAAGCGTTTCTACACCGCCTACAAGCTGTTCATAGTCTGCATATCCATCCAATGCACTTTTGGTAAGTGCCACAACCGCCGCGCCACCTGCCGCAAGCCCTGCGGCAACGGTCTTTCCGACTTTCACCGCCGCTGAACCGACTTTGCCAAATGCCGATCCGATTTTCCCATGCGATTTTTCTGCCTTATCGACAGTTTCATCAATAGCTGCATTCGCTCCGCTGTTGTCAATAGCTACCGTTCCAAGTAGCCTAAAAAGTTCCATAAGGGATTCACCCCCTTCTTTTGTTCATTAAAAAACACACGGCGTGTGTTTCCGTGCGTTTATCGTGCGTTTCCTCTGCTTGCTGTCCGGTACATCCTTCCAAGCCTTGCATCAACCGCAGGTGCCAATTCGCCAACCAATGCGCCGCTATCAAGCCGGATTTGCATACCGAATAGATTTTCAAGCAAAGCAATTATTCTGTTCATCCGGGTAATGATATCCGCATCATTTCCCGGCTTTGTTTCTGTTCTTTGTAACTCGTTCAAATCTTCCGCAACATTGGAAAGCCATGCCCGGTTGTTTTCCAACGGCACAACAGCTTCCGCACCGGAACCCTCTAAGATGCCGACTTGCCCTTTCTCCAGTACACCACCTTTTGCAAGGCGCGGAAGGGAGATTTTCGACACGGTTCCGACATTGATTCCCGGAAGTTTGTTTGCAAGGCGGATTGCACTGTTTATCAGTCCAATTCCCTTATTGATAGCACCTTCCACCAAGGATAAGGCACCATTCATTCCTTTTTTCACGGCATTTCCCATTGCGTTTCCGATGGAAGTTCCGATTGAACCGAATTTGCTTTTCACCTTGCCCCAAAGCCCGGAGAAGAAGGAACCCCAACTGCTGAAAGCGGATTTGATATTGTTCCATGCGTTCCGGAAGGTATTGCGGAACCACGATGCAACCGAACCAAAAACGCCACGGATGCCGGACCATATTCCGGAGAAGAAAGAACGCGCTCCATTCCATATAGACTTGACACCGTTCCATGCGTTCCGGAAAATTTGGGAAAACCACGATTTCACAGAATTAAAAGTAGACTTGATTCCGTTCCATATCCCCCGGAAGTACCCTGTCACCGCGGACCATGTTTTCTTAATAGCCGCCCACGCATCCGAAAAGTATTTCCGGATTGCCTTCCATGCGGAATTTGCAAGGGATTTTATCGTGTTCCATGCGGATTTCCAAAAGTTCCGGAAGCCATCGACATTGTTCCAAAGGTAAATAAACGCCGCCACAAGCCCCACAACAGCCGCCACAACCAAGCCAATAGGATTTGCCATCAATACCGCATTAAAGGCAATCATGGCAGTTCTAACAACCTTCACGGCGTTTGCCGCTGCGGTCATTATCTTTCCCCATGAAATAATTAAAACGAAGGCACCGATTGCCGTTGTTGCGCCTATAATAACGCCAACCCATGTTTGCACGGTTTCTTCGTTCTGCTTTATCCATGTGATAGCATCACGGAACCAATTCACCATATCTTCAAGGACCGGGATTGCCTTTTCTGCAAGTGATGCAATCGCATTCCGAAGTGCTGTCATTATCGGTTCCCCGATTTCACCAACCTTCGCCATTGCATCCGATAAGCGTTCCTGCGCCTTCCGGGATTCCATGATATCCTTGTTGGTTTCTTTGTACTGCACGGATGCTTCGCTGTAAGTGCCTTTTAAGGTCTTTACAATCAAATCCTGCCGTTCTTCCTCGGTTTTCAGCTTCGCCAACTTATCGTTGAAATCCTCAACCGTGATTCCGGACCATTCCAAGGCATCCGCAAGGCTTCCTTGCACTTCTCCAAGGGATGCAGAATGATTGATGCCCTCTGCAAGTCCTTCCAACGGCAACGATTCTCCGAAAGTGGCATATACTCCGGTCAAAATACCTGTTAGATCGGACAGTTCCTTTTCGTTGTCCGCAATCAATGCAAGATGCTGTGATGCTTCCACCGCCTGCCCGGAATCTCCAAGCACGGCGTTAAGTTCTGAATAGGTGTCCTTTGCGGCTTTGGAACTGTGTCCTGCTGTCTGAAATGCCGCATCAAGCAGGTTCATTTCCGCCCTGTACTCTCTTGTACTTTCTACCGCACCGACAAATGCACCGCCAATGGCAAGCCCTGCCGCCCCGATGCCGATTGCAATATTCTTCGCAACACCGCCGATTTTTGAAAAGGCGGATTCGGTTTCGTTTGCGGATTCATGCGCCTTTTGTGTGGTGCCTTCCAGTGCGTTGTTCGCTTCTGTATTGTCTATTGCTATTGTTCCCAATAACTTAAACAATTCCATAAGCATTTTCCTATTCCGGCACGAAGCCTTTCAACATATCCCTTGATTCACTTATCGCATTGCTGATTTCCTCGTTTGTCATGTACTGTTCGCCGTGCTTCGGCTTTTCGCATTCCCTCACATAATCATCGAAGGACATATCCCCCCAAACTTTATGCAAGTAATACTGCCACCGCGCTTCATGCACCTTTTCATCGGCAATGGTTTTCAGTATCTCACAGACAAATTCGTGAAACTGTTGCAATCTGATAAATTCATCCATAATCAAAAATGGACTTGCATATCTCTGTGATAGCAAGTCCATCAATTTGATATATCCTACCGATTGAACAACTTCGTAACTCGTCCGAAAAAATCGCGGAAATCCTCTTTCATTACAATCTCAACAATAAGTTCGCCGTAATCTGCAAACGGCATCTTTGCAATATCCGTCTGCTTCATCCCGGTAAGACTTGCAACGAACATCTGAATTTCTTTTTCCGCCTTCGGGATGTTAGAAATCACGATTCCTGCAATGTCAAATAAAACATTCAAACCGACTTTCTCAACATCTTTTGCTTCGCCCTTGAAATCCTCAACATTGAAGCATTCCTTGAACTCCCGGATTCCGATTGCGGAAATAATCTTACAGATTGCGCCCATATCGGATGCAACCAACGGTCTTAATTCGTAATTCTCCATTGTTCAATCTCCTTTACTTTATATCCTAGGCAGTCTGCTTCGGATAAAGAATGCGCCACGGAAGGGTGTCTGCTTCCGGGGAAACATCTGCTACACACTGGAATGTTCCGGTGAATACGCCTGCTTCCTTGTTCTTGCCCTCTACCTCGAAGCCGGAAGTACAAATTGCCTGCTCGAAGATAATAATGATCGGCGTTCCATTGGTCTTTTTGCCTACATAAGCAAGATTCTCGATGTAATCACCCTCGGTGATTCTTGCGCGAGAAGTGATTTCGGAAAAGCCTTCGTAAACCGTGGAATCCGCAACATCACCAACAACGCACATCTTCAAGATATCCGGTGTCATTTCAACAAAGTTCACTTCCATCGTTGCCGTTTCACCGACTTTGTGCTTTAAGCCCTTAACAGCTACAAGCGCACCGTCTACTTCGATATCCATAAACTCCGGAACAATGCTTACCTTGGAACCGCCGGAAGTAGCACCGATAAGAGATTCTTCAAAATTCCACTTGCCATCCGCCAATGTCAAGCCCTTATGGATGGTGCCTGCACCAAGCATGATGTTCTCCGGAGTTTTTGCGGTAATACCGCTAGACTTTAATTCTTCGTACATTATTTCACGCTCCATTCTTTTACATCTAAATTGATTTGGATTCTTTTAAGTTCGGCATCCTCTGTCGGAACAACCAAACTGTTTGCATAAAAAATAGCCACTGCGGAACCATTGTCCGCAATGACTGTATTTCCGCCCACTTTGTTAAAATAGGCGGATATTGCTTCTTTCGCATCTTCCAATGCAAGCCACGATCCGCGCGTGAACCCGGACAGAAGGAAGGATGCTTCCTGCAAGCCGGATTCATCGGTTGATTCGATTTCTTGGTATTCACCTACAAAGTAGGTTTCCGGGGCATCTTCATCCTCTGCTACATCGTAACGCATAAAGGAATAGGCAAGCCCCAAGGAATCCATTGCATCGGATATGATTTTCAATCCTGCTTTGCTCATTTCATCCTCACTTTCAGCACCTCTTTTGCCCTTCTTATCAAGGCAGGTTTCAAACTGATAAAGGCACGATGGAATGCCCGGTGCGGCTTTTTACCATAGGTATGATGCCACTTGCCCTTCTCGTCTTGGTAGTACCAACCGCCTTTTCTGCCGTTGCCGTGAAGTGCGAAATCACCTGTACCAAATTCTTCCCATATTGCATTCTGCAATGGGCTTCCGATGGTGCAAACACCTTCGCCTTCATCAACTCTGTAATTCCATGAACCTTTAAGCTGTCCGCTACCAACGCGCGAATTGTCCGCTACCTGCGAAGATAAAGATTCTCCGGCTTCGTACAGATAGGCAATCGCAGCATCGTTCAATACCGCTTTTACATGTGCGCTGTTGTCCGTAAATTGCACCGCCATAATCACTGCCCCCCGGTATGCTTCAGATAGATTTCCCACTGTGCATTCAAGCCCATAGGATTGTCAATCAGCATTACATCGTATCTCTGCGAATTTGCCACCATACGCGCATTTTCTGCGCTTACCCTTACCGTTTTACCTTCGATTTCTAAAGTTGCAGGAATCGGCAAATAATCGCAAATAAACAGGTGCGTTGATTCGTCTACTTTGGCATTGTATGTGGTGTATTTCGCTTCGCCGCCCTTAAAGTCAAGCCAACCGAACAATTCCACCACATCATGCCATGCCGGAACCTTTTCGCCTATCTCGTTCTTTGTGGTGGTGCTTACCTGCAAAACTGCTTTAATGTTGCCGCCTATCATGTAAACACCCCCTAAAAACGCGCTTTGTGGTATTGCTTCAAAAAACCCAATACCGCTTTCGGATATCCGTCCGCGGCGCATTCGTTCGCCATATTGAAATACATCACAGTATGCCGGGAAATCGTTTCGGACTGCACGCCTACTTTCGGACGGTATTGCAAATCCCACTGAATCATATTTGCAACGCCCATCTTCACATCCGGCGGATAGACAACCTTTGTCACAAGCACATCTGTTTCGTCCAATGCTCCCGGAAGCGTGACAACATCCCCTTCGATTTCAGAAACGACATACAAGCCCTCGTTGAAATGCGATTCGGAAATCTGTATGGTATCACCCACCTTGAACATTGCGGCATCCAAATATAACTTGCCATCCTCGATTGTTCCAACGGTCCGGAAGCCCCGGTGCTGAAAGTTATTGTTTGTATAGTTCCGAATAAACATTTCGATACCATCAAGCATTCCTTTCAGCACATCATCCGGCTTGTCTGTGGTTATGCGTTGCTTTAATTCCTCAACGGTCATAATCATAGGGATTGCCCCCTTTCATTACTTCTTGAAGGTTGCAAGAACTACCTTGGAAGCATTGGAAAGTGCAACGGTGTAAATCTCATCAACGGAAACCGCAGTCTTTCTTGCAAGGCTGAAACGCTCGGTTTCAACATTGACATTGCGCTTTCTGTAAACGGTCAATGCCGGGCTCTCATCCTCGGTTTCATTGTCACCGTTTAACTTAACAATCGGACAAACATATCCGGTGCCGCCCTCGTTCTCCGGAACCTTCTTGGACGGAACAACTTCACAACCGCAAATCTTACCGATTGCACCGCTTACACGAACGGTTTCTGCCAACTTATCAGCGGCAAGGAAATCTGCATCCTTTCTTAACTTCGTAACCTGCTTCGGATGTACGAAAATAACCTTCGGAGAATTTACTTCTTCCTCGAAGATATCAACCGCATCAACGATGCCGGAGTAAGAAATAGCGGATGCGATTCCGTCATACTTAAGCTGTGCAGTCTGTAATGCTGCCATTGCATCTGCATCAACCTTGGATGCGATGGACTTTGCAAGCTGTCCGTTTGCTTCGCCTACCGGATCGCCGTAACCGGAAAGAACTGCTTCATCGGTCAACTCAACAGCCTTCATTGCCTTCTTAACCTTTGCATTGGTGGTAGTAGCGGTAAGAAGTACGGTGCCGCACTCGATACCCTCTGCAACATCCTCTGCATCACCGATGTAAGCGAACTGCGGAACGGTGATAGTGTCACCTGCGTTCTTTGCTTCAAGGGTGGTGTCAATCTTCGCGAACGGAGTAACAACAATCTTGGAATCAATCTTCGCGGAAATGATATCCGCCATAACTTCTGCATTGATAAGGTTCTCTAACATAGTAGTAGCCATAATTTTTTACCTCTCTTTTCGTTTAATTATTTGTTTTGCCAGTCATTTGTGCGTACACATCCGGCTGTTCCTGCTTCAATTTCAATCTGCTCTGATATCCCATCTTTGCGAACTGCTCCTGCGTGATGCCGCCTGTGGAGTTATCCCCGGAAGGTAATCTGTTATCACCAAGAACGCGCATATTGTTACCACTCGCAGATTCGAACATTGTCGGGAACTGCGTTTTCAGTCCGTCCTTTAACGCATCCCAACCCTTGATATTGTCGTTTTCATCAAGTGATAAGGTTTCGCCCTTCTCTTTCAGCTTTTCATTCAATTTGAATGTCAAGTAATCAACATCAACCGCCTTTTCCGAAAGCAAAGCAACCTTGATTGCGGATTTGATTTTCGTTTCCTGCAACTGTGCCTGCAAGTCTGCCACCTGCGATTCGTAGCCAGTAATCTTGCCCTGCAATTCCTCGTTTCCCTTGGTCCCTTTCTTCAATTCTGCGATCAACTCGTTTGCGGATAAAAGTTCCGCTTCCTTACCTTTCAACGATTCATTCAAGGCATCATACTTTCCCTTGCCGACATATTCGCCGGAAGCAAGGTTTGCAATCTTAATCAGCTTATCCTTGTTCGCTTCGTTGCCGTTGTGTTCGTTGATTTTGCTTTCAATCTGTGCGAAAAGTTCTGCACCTAACAACTCTTTTAAAAACTCCATATCTTCTTCCTTTCTTTGCCGCTGTTTTTATTTGCGGTGCCGCCGCAGGCAAGATGCCTTTTATATGTGCCCTGCATCCGGGGCAATTTTGCCGTGCTTTTAATCGACTTCGGGCTTCGGTCAATCGTTCTGTTGATGCCAACAAAACGATAATAATAAAAGCACCCCGAAGGATGCTTTTAAATCTTAATAAGTTTTCCTGCTTTAAGCAGATTCAGCATTTTATTGTTCTGTGCTGCCGTGTAACTGTACCCAACAATTCCATTCACTTCCGCAATGCGCGCCCGGTGTCCTTTGGAACTGTCAACACCGATGCTGTTTAACGCATCTACAAGGCTTCCGGATTTGCCTGTGTACTTCGGATAATAGTCTATCTTGCTTGTTCCGCTTCCGTCCTCAAGTGCCATTACAACATGGCTTCCTTCCTTCAAGAAGATTCCGCCAACCTTTGCCAACTTATCACTTGCAAGATGTTCTTCGTCTTGGTATAAACGGAATTTCCCGGTTGCAAGAAGTTTCGCTCTCATGTTCCCGGTATATCCATCCGCCGCAATGTTCAATCCGGCAAGTTTATAGCAGGAAATAACAAGGGAAGAACAATCGAATCCGCCGGAACCTTTGGAAATGTCACCGCCATTCTTTACGATGGACTTATATCCGAACCATCTGCGCGGCTGTGAATATCCGTATGATGAATCCTTGCAAATCTGCTCCATAATCTGTGCGGCTTTCTTTGCAAGTCTTTCGCTTGTGCATTCAAGGTATACATTCCATCCGCCGTTGTACCATTTCCGGGTGCATATCTCTTTCCCGGTTTGGTCCCCGGCTTTCTCTCCGCCATAACCTGCTTTTCCGTTTTCGTCCATTACTGCATGTCCGATCTTAATAGACATATCACTTCATCCCCTCTTTAATCTGTTTTACAGCTTGGTTTGCTCCTGTGGATGCCAAACCGGAAACAATACCGACTGCGATTGCATCCAGTACATTGTTCGCCGGAAAGTCCGGGATAACAAACATTCCAACAACGCCCAAAACACCGCCTAAAATGCCGACAATGGACGGAATGAAATTGTCCTTTACCTTCGGAAGCTGCTTGCAAAGCAATCCTACCAAATAGCAAATAACCACGATTGCAACAACCGTTCCTACATTCGTAAAATCCATCTTTTCTACCTCACTTTCTTATTTTTTTGCATACAAAAAGGACAGCCGATTGACTGCCCTTAATACCTTACTTTCTGTCTTTGAAAAATTCTTTCCAATATGGATTTTCTTTGTCAAAGATTTCTTTTTCTTCCTTCGTCATATTGTGCGGATAGTCCGCAAATAGATTATAGATTTTCTTTTTGTCAAAGCTAAACAAGAACTGCCCGACTTGTTCAAGGTCATCTATCCACCATATCTTGTCATTGTCATTGATTTTATAGAAATCACTTAACATGCCCTTTCAGTCCTTTCTTTTGCCCTGTTTCTGATGTGTTTAAATAGCCCAAAATTTTTCTGAACTCCTCATTTTCTTGCAGTGATTCAGCTTCGATCAATACATTTGTTGATTCATATTTCGTGCCTGCAATCGTATGAGTTTTTTTACATCCAAATCTTCTTTTCAAAACATCTGTTGTTAGTTCCTTGAATCCGTTTCCGGTTGCCGATTGCAGTTCCAAATACATATATCCCGATTCTGTTCTTTTTACAATCGAAGCATGGTTTCCTGTCGATAAATAATATTCTTTGTTTGGTTCCATTGATTGTAACAAGGAAGATGCGGCTTTTAAATCATTGTATTCTTTTAATATCGTACTTCTAACATTCGGCATTTCTGCAATCTCTTTTATGTTGCCATTTCTTCCAAAGAAACTTCGGCTTTCTCCACCTCTGAAATCCAAGACATCATATCCGCACTTATTGCCTATATATGCAAACCCAAGCGATGAACATGAACCATTTGTCATATCACCGCCGCCCAATCTACTTATTATTTCGGCATCTGTTAGTGATTTCTTAAGGTCTTTTACATCATTGTATTCAATTCCGCTTTTTTGTAGTTTTTTCAAAGGAATACTAATTTCAGCATCATTTATCTTTTGTACGCCGCTTCGGACACGCTCGGATGCCTGCTTGTACTGTTTCTTGAACCCTTCGTAATTCCTATCATCCACAATGGCAAATTGCGTTGTGCCTTCATCATCAATCAGCACCGGGGCATCTTCGCTCCATTTGGTATAGCTTCCGCCCAATAACCACCGCGCCTTTGAATTGCATCGGCAACGGCAGTTCACTACTTCTTCCGCCCTGCCGCTCGGATCGCCGGGATATAACAAACCATTGGAGAATACTTCTTCAACCTCTCGGATTTCTCCGTCAACTTCCCTGTGCGTGTCGCGTGTCCTGCTATCAAGTGCGGCACTCCATACTTTCACGATATCTGCGCCCTTATCCTTTGCCTTTATATGCGCATCCATCGTTGCTCTTTCCTGTATGCGATGCCCTTCGGTTCTTGCAATCCGCATTGCGTTATTCTTAGGAATACGCGCCCATGAAGAAATATTCCGGGAAATCTCGGAATACATCATGCCTGTTGATATTCCGCGACTAATTTCCCCGGCAATCTTCTTCCGCAGGTCCACAACATCTTTTCCAAGTGCAGTATAAAGGCTTTCAGATAGCTTTGTTTCGTGCATTACTGCCGCCACAACCTGCGCTTGGTCTATCGGGAAGATAAGCGGTATTCCCTGCCCCTGCAAGTCGTACATGGTGCCAATAAAACCATCTTCATAGGACTTTGTAAGGTACTCCGATATGGTTTCAAATTCGTTCGTTTGCAAGGTTTCAAGAATAGCCTGCACCTGCGTTTTCAATGCCTTCTGATACTCTACTTGGTATATAACATGTTGCATATCGGCATCCTGCCGGGATAGCAACAATTCAATCTTGCTGTTGATTTCCCCAAGTGCATCTTCATAATTGCTTTCCAACTGCTTTAATACCGCTTTTTCGTTGTCAAGTTGTACCTGCATGATTTCCTTCTGCCGTTTATTCAACCGCAACACCTACTTCTTCCACCGGGGCATTGTTCAATGCCGCCTGCGCCGCGTTCACTTCCTGCTCCGCTTCATCCGGATTCGGAAGTTTGTCTTTGATATCATCGTAATCAAGGTCCAACTGCTCGCAAATCAACTGCATCAAGGTTTCATTGTCAAGCTGCGCCGCAATATTTAAAAGCGTTGTGATTTCCGTCTGCCGCTTCTGTGCTTCGGTCAATCGGTTCTGTGCGTTCTCCTGCTCGTTTGACATAATTTCATGTTCAAAGCTGAAATATACATCCTTCATTTGGTAATCGGTGCCCTGCTGTTTGTTGATTTCATCAATAACAACCTTGATAATCTTCCGCAGGAACTGCTTCAACCGGATTTCCAACTTGGAACACTTCAAATCAAGCAGGGAATATGCCGCCTTGATTGCAATGTTGGTTGTTGCCGCCGTGTCCTTCATACCGGACAGATTCAAGCCGAAGCCGAAACGGTAAATATTCTTTTCGTCCAATTCCAACTTCGCCTGCCGCGCTTGATACGGAATGTCTACCGTGTGAACCTCAACGCCGCCTTCCTCACTTACCCCGATAAGTTTCTTCGTTTTCAAGTTCTGCTGTAATACATCAAGATTATCACCCTCGAATCCTCTTACAACATGAATCGGAGTATCGAAATCTGCAAGGTTATTGGAAAGACTGCTTGCCATTACATCGTAATCGTCAATAAGCGGCTTAATCGGCTTTAATGCGGAAGTCTGCTTCTTGCATCCATCCAACCGGAAGAAAGGAATATATCCGAAGGAATCATAGTAGGTCTTTTCCTTGCCTTCCTCTGCATACAGTGTGTGCGGCTTCGGATTTATCGGTTCCATCGTATCAACCTCGATTTCTCCGTTGTCCGCCTGCACATAATATGCAACCTGCTCCGCATCCCAATCCATAATGCGCTTGATTCTCTTTCCTTCACGATCTACCCGGTCAATATACCAATAAATGATATGCTCTTTTTCATCACTCGCAAATCTTGCTTCTACCTCAATAACGCCGATTGAATCAGCGCAGGCAAACGCCGTTCTGTTGTCCGCGTTCTTATATGCGTGCATATAATCGAATCCCTTTGTTTGGCATCCGGTCAATACCTCGGACAGTTCCGAAACAAAATCTTCGTTCTCGTTGAAATAGGCATCCAGTTCCGTTTGTAACTCCGGTTTGTCGGACCGGATAAAGCCGCCTTCACCGGAAAGGATATACTGTGTTGCTTGGTCTACTAATTCCGTGAAGAACGGATGCGGAATCTTTACATTGCTTCTTGTCTTATCTTCTACAAGATTTCCATCCGCATTGTAATAAAATAACCGCGTGTTCAGTATGTCATGCTCACCGTTGTAATAGGCTTCGCCCTGCCGCGCCAACCTCTTTTTTGCGGATGCCGCATCTTCATCCATAAACTGCTTTATTTCTTCAATTCTAAGCACTTTTGCACCGCCTTTCTATACAAGCCAACCTTTTTGCTTTCTCCATCGTTCCGGAACATATCGCAACGCCGCCATTGCATCGTCTTGGAACGATACTGGCTCATCGTAATATTCCCCGGTCTTTTCATCCTTCTTCCATTTCCACTGTTGCAATTCCTTAATGGTATTCGTGCAGGAAGGATGCACATATATTTTCCGCTGTTTAAGCCAATCAATTTGCGCCTTGACGGAACCTGCGGAACCGCCCTTATCAACGCCCTTTGCCCGGAAGCCTGCTTTCTTCCACATCTTGATTCTGTCCGGCTCCGCGCTATCGCACCACATTTCCCGGTTCTTCGGTATCTCCATCTGCTCCGCAATGGCAATCAGTTCCGAAGTGTCCTTTTCAAACTCATAGATTTCTTTGGTGATGTACAAATCACCGTCTTTCCATCCAACCGGGAGAATTGCGTTTGCATGGTTGAATCCGAAGTCCTGCCCGATTGCGAAATCATCGTAATCTGCCGGATTCTGCGAAATCTCTTTGACTTCCCAATTATGGAGTATCAAACCGCCAATTTCGCCCCATTCTCCCAATCCATAGATTTGATATCCTTCCGGATCGACAACCTTTCTTCGTTCCATTCGCGCCCGGTACGCATCGTCTATGAATCTATTTGTTAGATATGTGCTGTGGTGTGTAAGCACATTTTCGTCCGGAATATCAAAAAAGACTTTCTTTATCCAGTGATTCTTGTTTACCGGATTGAAAGTCAATCGTATTTGATAGAACTGCCCCGGCGGAAGTTCGCCACGCAATCTATCGTCTATTATTTCGAAGTCTGCCTGCGTGATTTCCGTTGCTTCCTCTATCCATACATCTGTAAGTTTGCCCTTTTGGAAGGTGATAGATTTCAGCTTCTCTCGTTGCTTCTCATCGTTCACGCCCCGGAAGATTATCTTGTTTCCGTTCGCCTTGCAAGTAAGCTGCAATGGGCTTTGCTTTATATCCCAATATTTATCCGCCTGCGCTCCAAACATCCGATAAACAGCACCTGTCAACTCTGCATAGGTGCTGTCACGGTTTGTAATATCTGATTTACGGATGCACACAAGGTTCCTGCCCTTGTCCTGCATCATTCTCAAAATATAATTCATGGCAGTATCAACCGATTTCCCGGAACCTGCACTGCCCTTCATCACTATATACCGCTTCTTGCTATCATCCACTTCCTCGAAGCAGGCGTTCATGTTGATATCAATATCCATAAGCTACACCCGGCGGACATTGATTGTCATTTCCATATCCGCATCCACTTCCATTTTGTCAACCAACAATCCGTATCGTTTCGCAAGCATTTCTGCCGCCTTTAATTGGTTTACCTGCTTTCGCACCGGAATCTTTGACACTCCGCCTTCCAGATCGACAACACACTGTTCGTCCGTTTCGGTTCCTCGCATAACTGCGGTAAGGTATTTCAGTATTTCGTCTTGGTCCGCAATCAGTTCCTTGTCCTTCTCTGCAAGCCTTTTGTCAATGTATTCTCGCAAGTAAGGTTTTGTCATGTTCTCATTTGCAATCTGTTTTGCTGTCTTTTCCGAATATCCTGCTCTTATTGCCGCCTGTGTTGCATTCAAGTCAATTAAATACTCATCACAGAACCGCTGCTGTTTTGCTGTTAGCTTCGCCATCCTGCAACACCGCCCTTTCTGTTTTTCTCCAAACAAAAAGCCCACCGATATAAGGAGTGGGAATATCGGCAGGCTAAATACAAAAGGCACCGTCCGAAATGGTAGACAGTGCCTTTTATGAATCGCTTATGTAATTGTTATCCAATGACAACCTGCACTTGTTCGGTGCGGTTTATCAAGAACCTGTTCAATGGCGCGTATGCGCCGATTGTACTTTTTTGCGGCTTCTGTCATTGTGTCGAAAACCTCTCCGGTTTCAACATTCTTTACTTTCCGGCATCCGCCGCTGTGTGTGCCGCCCTTTGTGCAATTATATCCGTTTGGATATATACTGTCGTAGTGCTTTATCCAAAAGATTTCCTTTTCGCAGGCTTCTTCGTTCGTTGCCGCTTCGTCAATCTTTTCAATGGTGAAATTCATTTCGCCGTACTTCTCTATTGCTTCTTGCAATTTGAATCTGTGAATCGTTTTCACATTGTAGCAATGTTGCTTCCACCTTGCATCAATCGGCTTCATCGTTTTTCCGATGTAAACCTTTCCGTTCACATCGTTTGTAATTTTGTATATGCTATACATTATTTTGTTTACCTTTCTTACATTATACATTATAATATCCCGGTCATGAAATTACCACAAAGTTTTATAAAGTTTTGCAAACTCTTTTCAACTTTTTTTCATTTTTTGCTAGGTTTCCGGTTTCTTTTTCCGCTTTTTATTCGGATTCCGGGTGCAGGTGTCGAAATATATACACTTCTTTGTACATGGTTCCTTTTCATCAAATCCGCATTTCGGTTTCTGATCCATTTTTACACCCCCTATTCACACAACATCAACATAAATCCAGCAATCGCAAGGAAAACCGTACCTTTCAAGAGTAGCAACGGTAAATATTCTTTGATTTTATCTTTCATGGTTGCTCCCACTTCCTTTCCTTCTTCCATCGTCTGCACCAATGCTCGAAACACTCTACATATCCTATACGGTGTCCGTCTATGGCACATTCGCATTTAACGTGTGCATCATCTTCTTGTTTTCGGATGTTATTGCCGCAATTACAACACACTCTTTTCCGTTCTCCGGTCATGGTTGCTCCTTTCTAATCCACATGGACGAACTCTCTTACTATTTCGCACAATTCATTGTAACAATCCGTACATAAATCAACTCTTTTCACGAAATCAAAATCACTAATTTCAGTATCTTCATAACCATTCATGGGATTAAATTCTTCTCCGCAATGGTCGCAAATGCAAATTGTTTTCTTCATCCCTTACTCCTTTCCTCGGACAATCGAGATTGCCGCATCAAAACAATCCGCCTTTCTGTCGCTCATATCGCACTCGTTATACATAAGTGAATCTTTCCATGAGTGTTCAGACCAATATGTTCTATCCTTTTCGTGTCGTTCTTTTTCTACTTCCAGTTCCGCAACCACCGCTTCCACATCGTAGGCAAGTTTACTCTCCACAAAAGCCTTTCGGAGCATTTCTGCGGTTTCCACTTCATATCTACCACACATTCCTTGCATGGTTTCAATGTCAATCACGGCTCTTGAAAAGAAATCACTAAACCTATCCGCATCGTAATCTCCCTCAAACTCCTTCGGTATCTCAATCTCTATACGCATGGTATCACTCTCCTTTCAGTTCATTTGTGATTTCATCAATCACGCTTTCCCAAATGCTAATCATGTAATCTGCGCTCCAATCGTTTCTCTCCGTGGAATGCGCTCTTGCCTTTATCTGTTCCGAAAATTCCTCGATTGCCTTTGCTCTCGTTTCCTTTACCAATCCTTCCACCGTCTGCATCTTGCAATTCCAAGAATCGCACGTTCCGCTTGTGTGGTGGATGCACTTATCACAATTTCTGTCCATGCTATCACTCCTTTCCTTCGCTCCAATCAACATACAGCCTTCCGCAACAAATCTCACAATAAGTATCATACCTCGTTACATTCAGTGTTCTTTTGCAGTTTGGACAAACATACTTTTTCGTTTTCGGCCTCTTTGCCGTTGCCTTTTCCTTCAACTCTCGGAACTCGGAAACAGTGCCGATTGCTCTGTATGCCTTTAATTCTTCAATGTCCGTATTTTTCTTTTGAACTGGCAATGCGTTCATGTAACCACCAAAACAAAAATTATCTTCATTTTCTTTCAAATCATTAAAAATCATACTCATTTCCGCTTACCTCGCTTTCCTGCTCTAACCGTTCTATCAGTTTTTCTCGTTGCTCTCGGTCTTTGGCTTCGATTTCCTGCAAACCATCCCGAAATTCAATTACGGTAATCTCCCCGGCTCTGTACTTCCGCTTTAGTGATTCTCTAGTGTCCTTCATTCCGTCACTCTCCAATCTGCCGAAGCAATGATTCAATCGAAATTTTATTTCCGGTCTTTTTCAAATCCATTTTGTACCAATCCTCAACACATCCGTTTTCCGTAAAAACAAAGCAAGTGTTTTCTGTGGCTTCGTCAATGACAAGTGCCTTTGTTCCTTCTTCATCCTCTACCACATCCCCCACCTTGATTTCCTTTTCCTTCTCATAGGCTTCGATTTTGGCAAGGGCTTCTTCCGGTTTGAACATATCGAACACATTCTTTATTCCGTTACAAGAATTATCCATACCGAATATTTTGTTTCTATCTGCGTGTGTTGTGTCGTAAATCTTCTTCGCCAACTCCCACGCATCGTTCAAACCGTCAGAATAGGTTTTGTCTGTAAAAACAATGCACTCTGCCGGAATTTCGTAGCCATATCTTCTTCCTCCGATTCCAATTTCGCAATCATAGGTCAAGTTTGCCGGATTTACTTCTAATACCTTTGATCTGATTAAAACTTCTTCACCAACTTTAAACATACTTACTCTCCTTTCCCGGTGATAAATTCTGCATACGGCAAGGTTTCCACCCATGCACAGAACTCTCTCCACTCCGGCAATCTGTGGTTCTTCCTCTGCGAATAAATCGTCTTTAACTGCCGATAATTTGTAGTCATTGCCGCCGTAAGTTTAAAGCCGCACGGATTAGAATACAAAAGTCGCAAATAATCTTCCGAATCCTGCGTTTCATTGTACCTATCCTTTAACTCGTTCATAATGGCAATCATACGCTTATCCGTATATTCGCTGTACTGATTGTCTAAATCGAACTTCGCTATCCGGTGCATAGTAGATTGACTTGAAATAAAATCAAGAAAATGGTATCGTTCCGCTTCCGTCCATGCCTTAACAGTGAATGTCAAATCAAACTGCACGATAATACCTGTCAAAAACTGATCGTGTCCGCTTCCCTTCTCGCAAACCGCAAGTTTATATGTAGTAGGTACAATTTTGCTGTTTAATTCTTCTACCGTGGTTGCCATTGGGAACTTGCTGCCTCGCACGGCACTGTCGAATCCGTATACATTTACATTGCTTACTATCATTTCAACGCTCCTTTCTGCATCTGCACATAGGCAAGGTATTTTCCGTAACTCATTCCCATTGCCTTTGCCTTGGCTTGTATCTCGTCAATGGTTTCGATGGGCTTCGGTTTCGGTTGCGCTTTTAGCATCAACCGTTCCGCCCTCATTTTTTCACGGTATACAGCACCCTGTTCCCTTGATCGCCTTTTGTTTCTCTCGGTATTGCATTCCGGACTACAAGTAACGCTGTCGCATCTTTTCGCCTTGTACGCCTTGCCGCATTCAAGGCAGATTTTATCAAATTCCACCGGACCTAATTTCTTCCTCTCTTTGTGCGCCCGGTTCCTGCATCTTTGGGAACAATACTCCATTCTTCTTTCGTGTTGATTGCTTGCATCCACTTCAAAATTTCCGCCGCAATGCCTGCATTGTTTAATCATTTATTGTCCTTTCTCCATCCGGTCCAACTGCCGGGCAATCTTGAAATCTATCTGCTCATTTACTACAGCTTCGATTCCGTACAAATAGGCAAGCTGCTCGCACATAATCAGCACATCGGCAATCTCCTCGGCAATATCCGATATACTTGCAACAAATTCCTTTGCACTGTCCTTTCTCCGGTTGCTCTTGGTGATTGCCTGTATCAGTTCCGCGCATTCCTCGATTGCAACCTGCTCCTGCGACTTTATTCCGTAATATACCGCAATCCCCTTAACCTTCCTTTTCTGTTCCTCTGTCATTTCTGCTCCTTTCATCCAGTGCCTTTTGCACCTGCGATAATGCCCTTTGATGCAGTCCGCCGGAAATCCATTGATATGTATAGTTCATATCCACCGCGATTTCTTCCCACTTCATGCGCGAAAAATACCGCTTGTACAATAACCGGATGCAGTCTGCATCGCAGGCACGGTCTATAAGTTCCATTGCTTCTTTCTTGTAATCTACCAACCTATCAATGCTTGCGTTTATCTCACTCTGTACCTTCACAATCTTAATCACGCAATCTTCCAGTTTGGTTTGGCTCCCGGATGCCTGTACCCTCTCACCACCAAGGGAAGCTGTGGTTTTCTCCGCCAATGCTTGCAGGCGTTCCAATTCTTCCATCTTGGTTTCGATTTTGGCATCCATCTTCTCGATCTGTTCTAAGTAATCAATAGCCTTCATCATGCACCCCCAAATTGTTCTTTTAATGCCTGCGCCCTTCTGCGGATTTCTTCATCATTCGCCGCTGTTTTTGGGGCTCCCAACAATGCCGCTTCCAAATCTCCTATATCTTCCGAAGGTCTTTCCGGGAAATTATTAAACTGATTCTTTTTGTTCATCCACGAAGGAACGATTTCTTTTCTGCCCGGTTTCTCTGCATCCTTACGCGCCCAATTCCGGATGGTTGCATAGTGGCTTTTATAACTCTTTCCGGTTGATGCCACATAGGAAGAAAGTCTTTCGATACGATCCGGAAGGTCCGGATATTCTGCTTTCAGCTTTTCCATTTCCTCATCGGTAAGAAGTACATTTTTGTATTCACCGTATTTATGCTTGACAGGTTTCTTTTTCGGGGCAGGTGGTTCCGGTTCGGCAGAATCCGGAATAATATCTACTAAACTATCTTTACCTATACTATCCTTACCTATCCTATCCTGTGGCAACCGTTCGGCAACCACTTGGCAACCATTTGGCAACCAAGTGTAAGCGCCGTTTTCTTTGATATCCAAATGCGCCAATTCCTCTTGAAATGCTGTTGGTGTATATCTGTCTTTTCTTAGCGCGTTTGCCATTCTCCAATGCTTTATAACAATTACACCGTTTTCGAATTGATAGATATATCTTTTCTCTAAAAGTGCCTGTAAGTCTTGCACGCTTGCATGCGCTTTGAACATGGATATTGATACTTGATTGCAAAATCCATCATCATCCGCACTCATTGACAAATGGAGATATAATGCCTGCGCCGATGAAGATAACGCCATGAAATTATCATCATCCGTAACCTTCTTTGTAAACATTCTACGCTCCGCCATCCTTCATTCTCCCTTCCTGCATTCTTCTTATGTACTCCGCCTGCACATACTGTCCGTAACTCATTCCGGCTTCCCTTGCCTTCCGCTGTACCTCGGCAAGTGTTTCAACCTTCTTCTGCTTCTTCCGCACTGGCTTCGGAATGGTGCCGTTCTTTATTGCTTCCCGGCGCGCTTGGTTGTTTTTCCTTAGCATGAGATTATGCCGTTTCTGCTTACATTCCGGACTGCAAGTATACTTTATTGATTTGTTTGTCATGAACACTTTTCCGCAGATTTCGCATTCGACATTATACTGTTTCTTTCCGATTTTGATTCGCTCCGCGTTCTGTTTGTTTCTTGCACCGCATCGGCAAGTTTCACTGCAATATTTTCTTCTTACTTCGTCATGGTTTTTTTCGTCAACCTCGAAAGGCTTTCCGCAAAATCCACACTCCTTAATCATTTTCCGGCTCCTCACTTTCCACCTTATGAAAATTCAAAAAATCATTGAATTTCAAAAGTGCCTTTTCCTGTGTTTTGTTCGGTTTCTCACTTTTCCGTGATACATTCAAATGTTTTTCAAATAGATTCGAAATCTCCCGGCTTGCGTTTTTGTACCCCTGCTTTAAACCCTCTCTATACCCCTTAGAAGGCTTGTATTCGTGAATCTGTGATTTCCCTTCCCCTTGTCCGCCTGCGGTCTTATTTAAAAGCTGATAACCGTTTAAAGCGTATTTCTGTATGTAGTGCTGTTCCTTTTCGTCAAGCTGTGATTCCGGGAAGTGCATTGCACAAACTTTCCAACCGCAGGGATTGCCTTCCGCAAACAATCCGCGCTTTTTCAGTGACAAGTCGATATGCTGATATCCGACAAGATGCTGTGCAAGGCGTGTCAAAATATGCTTCGCCTGCCCGATATATGCGTACCGGATGCCGCTTTCGTCATTCCGAAGCAGGAAGTATATTCCGCTTCCTTCATCCAGTGCCGGATTGATCGCGCGCAATCTTTCCTTGTTCTTTTTCTCTATTGCCTTAACCCTTGCAATGTTGGGATTCATGTTTTCTCCTTTCTCTCCCCACGGTTGACAGCCGTAGGGAGATTTGAATAGTTTTGTAGAACCAAATGCACCGGATGTGATATGCAAAATCAGAAGTGGTGCATATTCCAAACAGCTTGCAGACGGTTTGTATCAAGCTGTTGTGGGCTTATAAATACGATTTCCCAAACTCACGGATGAAATCTTCCCTCGTTCCGTAGTGTTCTTCATAATAGGCTTGTGCCTTTGTTTTTAGTGCCAAATCAACGCCTTTTGCATCCTTCCCGGCAAATACTCCGTTTGGGTGCAAATCCGGTCTTAATGGGGCAATAAAGCCGTATTTCTCACATTTCTTTCTGTTGCTTCCACCAAAAATGTGATGCCGTTCCACCGGGGCGCTCCCGGTAAACATGCAATGGTCCATATCATCGGTAAATACACTATGTAATCTTTTCATTGTTCGCCCTTTCTAAGAATGCGAACCCATCTTGTTTTAAATTCACTTGGTATCTCTTGCCCTCTGTTTCGTTTTCCGGTCCAGTGTGTTCCGCCTGCTTTCCCTTCGCATATAAAGCCACTTGCCTTCAAACTTGCGCCATTCTCGCTTTCGAGAATATATGTAATGATTTTCGTGTAACCCATTTCTTTTGCAACCCTGCAACAAGCCCCATACAGCATAGAACAGGCATTATATGTTCCGTCCGTGCATAGTCTGTTAATCTCGCAAGTGATTCCATTATCAAAGTGCCTTGATACAGGTCTGCCGCACACAGCGCAACCAACTAATTTTTCTTCTTTATACAGCCCTAATGAAAACTTGCATCCAACCGTTGCTTTATGGTGTCTATGGTGCTTATTGATAAAATCGCACGCTTCTCTAAATGTAATTGGTCTAATTTCCATTGCTCATTTTCTCCCATTGTTCCAACGCCCGGCGCATATCCTCGGATGCAGGCGTTTCAAGTTTCATTTCCTGCATTTCGGAAATCACGCCATCAAGAAGGCGGCTGAACTCCTTTGTATCGTATGTACTGCTTCCGAAATAGCAAAGCATCTGAACCGCTTTCTGTCCGTTTATGTTCACTTCCCCGATCACTTCGCATTCGCGCCATTGCGCCTTTACCGCATCAACAACATTCGGTTTCACGCAAATATGCGTATACTTCCCATACCGTTTAAGCATCCGCAGGTATATTTCCCATTTGTCCGTGGGTGTTTCCATTGCATCCGCAATCTTTCCAAGGCATACCCACAATAAAGCGTTTGCATCCAAGGACCGCTTCGCCCGGTGCTTCACAGCGCGGATACTCAACCGTTCACATGATTGGATATCATTTGCCGCTTGGATTGCAGAATGCTCGTTCACCGTGAAGGTGATTTGGAACTTGTCTGTTTGCCAGTTCTTCGTGATGCCGACTAATTTTCCGGTAAACTCCATCACGCATCCTTCTTCCTGTTATCCATCAAAAACACCCTTTTCCCTTTGGATGTGTTCTTGATAGACAGTGCAACAATGTTCCTGCTTTCGTCATAAAGAATCTGCTCCACCGCGAATTTGTCGTAGCACTGGTACTTGCCGCTTCCGCCCTGTTTGATATCCGCGTTTTCGGCAGAAATCCATATAAACGGTGCGGAATACAATTCACGCCCGATGCCCCAATTAAAGCAGGCACGCTTGAAGGAATCGGATGCAAGCCCCTTTTCAGCTTCGGTGAAAGATTCCTTTCCGGTATCTTCCTTCTCTATCCACTGCCGCTTATCTTCATCCCAAAGGGCAACGGTGCAGTTTGCATTGTCGCGGCTGTGGTGCCGTTGCCAGTTCATAGGACCGACTGTTTCATCAAGAATGTTCTGATCTACTCGCGCATCCTTATACAAAAGAAGTGATAAGCCCTTCTGATTGATGGTTGCCACCCGGCAATCAATCTCGTTTGCATTCAGTGTTCTAAACTTCAAATCCATAATGCCGCCCCCTTTACTTAATCTGAATGTTGTAATTCTCGACAATCTCCGCGCCCTCAATAGCTGCGCCATCCTTGATTGCCTTCTTCAATGCCGCCTTATCCACGGACGGTTCTTGATACTTCAAGAAATCTTCCGGGATTCTATATACATCTGAAATTTCCAAAGATTCTGACTTTCTAAAAGAAACCTTTACCTTCGCACTCTCGAATGCCGTTCCGTCAAGATATCCGGAGATATACCGCTTCAAACTCTCCATCTTGTTTTCCGCCGCCTTCTGCCGCTGTGCAAAGGCATCCTTTTCCGCCTTTAACGCTTCCGCTTCGGCTTTAAGGTTCTTTATCCAAAGGCAGATATTCTCGATCTTCGCTTCCCTTGTCAATTCCAGTTCCTCGAAGCGGTCCACATCGAATACCTCTCCGGTTTCTACATCCACGCAATCAAGGATTGCCGCATCAATCTCAAATAAATTCATTATTCCTCACCTGCCTTTTCCTGCTCCTTCGGTTCTTCCTCAACACCAAGGACCAAAAGCAAATCACCCTTGCCAACATAACTTGAATTTGCAACCAAATTCTTCACTACCGACAATCTTTCACTGTCGCGCACCAACTGCTCATATTCATACACCGGGACCAATACGCCCTCACCATTACTAATTGTCATTGTTGTTCCTGCCATTTCTCATACACTCCTTATCTCTTTTTTTAATCTTCCTTTTTGTTGTCCTTGGTTAAAATACAAAGCGCAACCAAGGTGATACATATAATCGCCGTAATCTGTACCGGAACCGCCATCACTTCACCCCCTATCCTGCCTTTTCCGGCGTTGAAATCAGCGTGTACACGGCAACCGATGCCGCGTTTTCATATCTGTTTTTTACCGTGATTCTTTTGGTTTCGATTTCATACCCCTTCTTTCGGTAATTGAAAATCCTTGCCGACAACCGGGTGCATCCGTATTTCTGAATTGCTTCGATGCTCGTTATGCTTCCATGTTTGATAAGATGTGCAAGCACATCCCCGGTCTGTGTTTGTTTGCTCATCGTCTGCTCCTTTCTCCGTAACGCTTGGCTGCTTTTGCGGTAAATAGTCAAAAATGCTCATTTGCCCATCGCATCGGTAATTGTCGGGAATCATTCCTTATATACTCCTTTCATGCCCTATCGCATCAAATCATCCGTATACTTCCGGAATTGTTCCATACATTCTTCGCAGATAATCTCATCATTTACCACGAAGCAGGTTTCCGCCTGTATGTGTTCGCCACATTCGCTGCATACCGGAAGCAGGTGCAATGCCGCTTCCTGCTCCGCATCGTGTCGCTCCCATTCGCTGTAATTGTCCGGGATTCCCATTAAAAGCACCCCCACTCCGCCGGGATGAATATTTCCTCTCCTTTAACCTCAATATTCGCCCCGGTGATTTCTCCGTTCTCGATTAAAAACTCATAACCGAAAACCTCATTCTTTCTTACTGCTTCCGCAAGTGTCATTTCCTTTCCCATCTTTGCACTCCTTTCTTGCATTCCTTGCAATGTCAATAAGTCTTTCTGTAATCTCTCGCGGCACCGTCACTCCGCTAATGTCTTTCGTGATTGTTCCATCCTTTAAGTGGTGATAAACCATGCCGCCTGCTCCTTCCTTATTCGCTTTAAATCCGCTTAAAGCGAATTGCTAGGTAAAAAAATAATGTTATCGTATGCGATATTGTACAAATCGCAAATAGCATCAATCTTATCAACCTTCGGCATTGATGCTCCGCTTTCCCAATTACAAAGCGTTTTATTGCTTACATTGATTCTCTTTGCCGCTTCCTTTTGTGTAAGTCCTGCGTTTACCCTTGCGGCTTTCAGTGTAATTTTCGGCATACTATGATGCACCCCCTTTCGTTTTTCGCTTTAAGCGAATTTCCAAGAATGATAATACTATATTAAAATAATTTTGTCAACACTTTTAGCGAATTTTTTTCAAAAAATAATTTACTTTAGGGCGAATTTGGTGTAATATATAATTACCCACAAAAGAAGGGAGTGATTATATGAGTAACATAGGAAATAAAGAAACAATGGCAAAGAACCTCGCGTATTATGTGAGGATATCGGGAAAGACACAAAAGGAAGTGGCGGAAGTGGCAGGTGTTGCGGCATCCACTTTCAACGATTGGATCAAAGCGAAGAAATATCCCCGGATAGATAAGATAGAAATACTTGCAAACTATTTCGGGATATTAAAATCGGATTTGATAGAAGAAAAAAGCGAAGAACATAAAAAAATGCAGGCAGAAAACAATGCCCTTGCGGATATCGTGGTTCGCCTGCGGATGGATTCGGATTTTATGTCTGTTGTGGAAGATTTGCATTCATTGGATGAAACGAAGTTCGCCGCAGTCCGGCAAATGCTATCAGCTTTTTTGAAGTAATTTGAGGATTAAATCAAGAAGCGGAATGTCGTTGCACCTTTCAAGTAATTCAACAATTTTTTGTATGTATTCTTCTTTCATGGCAGGCTCCTTTCGCCGGGGACGGAACGAATGTTCTGAAATCATCAAAAACATTATATTCACAAAATATTTAAAAGTAAATGGAAATAATTCACAGTAAAAATGTATGCACCATAGAACCATATTAGAACATAAGGGAGAAAAAAATCATGCAGAAAAAAAGAGTATTTATATATGTGCGTGTATCAACGCTTTTGCAAGTCGAAGAAGGCTACTCCATACCGCAACAAGTGGATCGGTTACAAAAATACTGTGAAGCTATGGGATATGAAGTTATCAAAGTATATATTGAAGATGGGCATTCCGGCGGAACTATGGACCGTCCGGCATTAAAACAAATGCTTAAAGAAATCGCAAAACTGCACCCGGATATGATTCTTGTTGATAAATTGGACCGACTTTCCCGAAGCCAATTTGACACCCTATATATGATTCAAAAGATTTTCGAACCGCAGAATGTGGCTTTTGTTTCAAGGGCAGAATCATTCGATACATCAAGCGCATTCGGAAAAGCTATGGTGGGCATCCTCGCAGTTTTTGCGGAATTAGAACGCTCCCGAATCAAGGAAAGAATGATTGACGGTAAAGAAGGGCGCGCCAAGGAAGGTAAATACAAAGGCGGCGGAAATGTGCCTATCGGCTTCCGGTACGATAAGGAAACGGAAGAACTCATAATAAACGAATACGAAGCGGAACAGGTAAAGGAAGTTTATAATCTATTCCTGCGCCGCACCCCGGTAAACTCAATCGCAAAGATTATGAACGATAAAGGATATCGCACCAAGTACGGAGAATGGCAAGGACAAACAATCCGGGAATTGATTCTGAATCCTATATACATCGGAAAGATAGTCCACAAGGGCAAAGTATACGAAGGCTTGCACGATGGATTTATTGACGAAAAGACTTATGAACGCGCCGTGGCTCTTATGGCAGAACGCGACAAGGAAAACGAGAAGTACAAACCGGGGAAACGGTACAAAACGCCCATCGGCGGCATGATATGGTGCGGATGCTGTACGGCAAAATACCATTGGAGAACAAACGGAAGGGATAAATGGGGAAAGAAACGCGGATATTATATTTGTTATAGCAGGTCTAAAAGCGATCCGAAATTAGTGAAAAATCCGAATTGCAAAAATAAGACTTACCGCGATTATGAACTTGAAGAAATCATTTTCGGAGAAATCCGCCGTTTGAAATCGGAACCTGCATACATCGAAGAACTTCGGGAAAGTGTCGATACATCCGCGAAGCAAAAGATGCTTCGGAAGCGTATTGAACAAATCGAAAGCCAAGTTTCTAAATTGATGGACTTGTACACGATGGATGGAATTGATTTATCCGTGGTAAAAGCGAAAATGAATCCGCTGAACGATGAAAAGCGGTCCTTGGAAGCTGAACTGGAAAACCTCGAAGAAATCGCACCGACAATCACAAAGGAAGAAATCGTTTCGGTTGTTGATGCTTTCGAAAGTGTGGTAGAATCGGGTGACTGCTACGCGACACACACGGCAATATCTGAACTGATAGACCACATCGTTATTGATGGGGAAGATATACAAATACACTGGCGTTTCTAAGGCTATAAAGCCCTAGAACACCGCCAGTATTTAAAAATCGCATTATGTGCAAGTTTGTATGTTTGGCTTTATCCATCCATATAAACTTGCATCTAAAATACAATACAAAGGATGGATGCAAGATGCAAAGAACAATTCGTAATGGAATCACGATTATTTCCACAGGACAAACAGAAGGAATCACGCCTTTTAACAAGCATGGTGAATACGGCATATCATGGTATGAAAAATCGAAAAGCTACAAAGTGGATATGCAGTACAAATACCACAAGTTTTCCATCGGCTCCTTCAAGGATTTAGAAACCGCAAAGAAGGCGCGGCGCGTTGCACAATTCAAAGTCGAAGAAGGCATCTTCCCGGAATGGCATAAATCAAAGCCGCATGGACGGTCATTCGCATTCATGCCGTTTTGGGAAGCCGAATTTGAAAAGTATAATTTATGATGGGCGGAGAAATCCGCCCTTTTGTCTGTCTTATGGGTTGCACCTTTTACAAGCTGAATATCCATCGTCTATAAGTTCCTGCCTATCCCCCACAAACTCTGCGTAGTTTTTCGCCTTTATATCTGCAACACTCGAACAGTATGGATAATGAAACTTCTTTGTATTCGTATTCATTACATACGCCGTTCCCTCATTCTCTGTAATAACAGACCTGTCCGGAACTTCCACTTCTTCTTCGTAGCTATCTCCGGTTGCATAATCAATCACGATTCCCGGCTGTACATTATAACAGAACACATTGAAACATATTCCTTTTCCGTTATCCTCTACCGACAATGCTTCTATCTGCAAGCCTTCGGCAATTAGATTGTTACCCTTATACATCGGCGTTACACGGTATAAAACATGGTTGCCCGTACTTCTAACATAATCATACACTTTATTCTCAAACGGTTGCATTCCTTGTATATTCATGTATCGTGTTCCGGTAATCAGATTCTTTTCGTTCGCGTTTTCTCCGGTCAACTGCCAACCTATCAAATGGCATCGGTTATACAAATAGAGTCCGTCAATCCCCTCATATTTTACTGTATGCCATCCTGCCGGTTTTATTTGACCGATTTCGCCGCGCTCTCCTTCCGGTAGTAAATCCGTCCAGATGCAGGCATACGCAACGCCGCATCTTCCAAGCGCATCCAATGGGCTGTATTCCTCAAAGGATTGTGTTGTGATTTCGTCATCCGCAAACTGCGGAATATTATCAAACACGGAAATATATGCTTCCAAGGAGTATTCCGGTATATCAGAAACGCTCAATTTTTTAGGAATAGCTGTTGGTTTTGGCGTGGCTGTCGGTTCCGGTGTTGCTGTCGGTTTCGGTGTAGGTGTAGATGTTGGCTTCGGCGTGGCTGTCGGTTCCGGTTCCACTGTTGGTTCTTGGACCGCTTCTGTTGGCTCCGGTGCTTCCGTGGCTGTTGGTGCTTCGGTTGGAACTTCTGTTGCCGCCTGCGTTGGTATCTGCCTTGTATCTTCGCCCTCTTCATCGTCCGAACCAAATGAACCGATAATACCTAACACCAAAATCACCAAAACAACAATCCACCATTTTTTCTTCTTTTTCTGCTTGACCGCTCCCATAGCACCACTCCTTTGCATGAATATTTTGGTAATTTAATTATATTACCATAATATCAAGAAAAACAGTCGGAACATTTATTCGACAAAAAAAGAGGGCAAGGAATAACCCCTGCCCTTTCTCTTTACTCCGCTTTTTCAAGGTCTGAAAGTCTATGATTCGCCACTTTCATTTGTTCATCAATAACTGCTTCGTGTTGTTCCAACCGATACACGCGCTCTATAACATTATTATGTTTGTCAACGCGCTTTGTAAGTTCGTCCAACTTATATTCTATCAGATTCCTTGTCTGCTGCTGCTGAAAGTGATTGTTTACAATGCACACGATAAGTGTTACTACACCCCCGATGCCTGCCGCAATTATTGTTTCCATGCCCTGTTTATCCTTTCTTTTGTGTTTTATGCTCTATACCCTATCGCAATCCATCCTACGGAAGTATTCGTTGCGCCGTTTCGTGTCACATAGGCATCGAAGCCCGAAACTGTGATATTCGCCGCCGCATTGCCGGAAACCGATGTTCCCGGAACCGTGGTGATTGCCGTTGTAAGTACCATCGGAATTGATGTGTAAGCTGTGGAGAATGTCACCGCCTTTGCTGTCGGTGTATTCGCAACAGGCGTTATTGATTCAACGCCCCATTGAATCAGAAGCCCATTTGAAAAGAAAACCTTTCCGGTCCTGCTTCCGTGTGTCACCGGATCGGATGTGACAAATTCATCACCGCCGTTTGCCCTTGTAACCTTTACATTCGCATCAAATACAAGATTCTGCGTACTGCTTAAATAACGCCAAATGCCGTGATTTCTTGCAGAATCCCAACACCCGATGGATGTTACCGAAGCACCATTGCCGCCGTACAGTTTGCAATTATGTACATTCGTAGAATCTTCCGTGGTTTGGAAGTACATATTCTTTTCATCATTGGAACGCTTTAAGCCGCCCATAAATAAATCACGGTAGAAATCGACTGGCATATCAATTTCCATTTGGTTTTCCTGCTCCGATACTTTACCGAAGGCAATGCCCTTTCCGGAAGAATGGAAATCAAGCAGGGTGAACGCTGTCGGTACTTCCGCAAACGCAACAACGCTCCCGAAATAGTCCGTAATAGTCAACCGCATATCATACGATGAATCAATCGGTGCGATATCCGAAAAAATCCGGGTGGTGTTGATGCTGTAAGAATTGCCGGATGCAAGCGCAGTCCATTCCGAAGCCGCTTTTGCCTTATACTCGAACAAATAGGAATTGCTGTTTTTATTCCCAACCGCAGAAATGCTCCAAGCATAGGCGCAACTTACCGATGTACTTTCGTAATTCTGTGAACCGTCCGCATTCGCACGGAATACGGAAAACTTCGTGATTTTCGGTGCCGTGTATGCCTGCACCGTGATTGTGGTACTTTTGGATGCCGTTCTGCCCCTGCTGTCCGTGACTGTGGTTGATATCGTCACCGTACCGGACGAAGTAAGCACCCCGGATGTAAAACTGCTCCCGGTGTAGCTTTTCCCGGCAACCGTGGTTTTGTAGGTCTTAATCGTGGAAGAATAACTCCCGGCGGCGGTGATTGATACCTTCGCCGTGGATTTATTCTGCACATAGCCCCCAAACTTCGCAGAAAGCCCGGAAACGCCTTCCGACACCGCAAGGGTAGAAATGCTAGGCACAACCGAAGAAGGCACCTTCGCGGTAAAGGAAACGGTCTTGGTGCCTATCAGTGTACTTCCGTTGTATGTCTTGCAGGTGATGGTGCAGGTTCCGGATGTTCCGTTTGGAATTTGGCTTGCAAGGCTTAAAGGAACCGTCCATGCTTTGGATGTTCCAAGTTCGCTTCCGATGGTTCCGGTTGCGCTCCCGAATTTATATGTCAAGGTATGTTCGAAACTGCTCGAAGCTCTCGGCATATTTATCGTGATGCTTGCACCCATGTTCACCGAAGATGCCGATACTGTCGGCGTGGTTGCCCTCGGAATGGTTGTCAACGCCTGCGAATAACTCTGCGAACTGGAAGAAAACTGATCGTGCGTTATCCGGGCGGATGTAGCAAGTGTTTTCGTACCGTCCGCGTTATGCGTGATATTCATTGTCCGGGAGAATAGCACGATTCCCGAAGATGTGATTTTATCATCCGATGTGATTGCCGCTGTGTACTGCGTGCCGTTTATGGTGCAATACACCGTTCCGGTGCCGTATGTGGTATATCCGGTGTTGGTACGGTATACCCGGACCGAAACTGTCACATTGGAAGTATTATTCGCCACGCTTTGGCTGTTTTGCGTTATGGTAATTTTGTACTTGATTTTATCATTTGTAGTAGACATTGCACTTGATGTTGCCATTTATGCCCCCTACAATTTTTTAAATGATAGATTGCCGTTCTCTCTCGGAATGAACGCGAAGTTTCCAAGCTGTAAAGAATGCAGAAATTCGCCATCCATCACATACAGTTTGCTGTTGCTGAAATATGCCACTTCCAACCCGGAATCAAGGAATGATATTCGGTCATTCTCAATCCGCAAAGTCAAAGTGTTTCCATCTTCGCCTAGGACTATATTCCCATCGACAAAGCGGATGTATTTGCTTATTTCCTCAAACTGTGCATCCGCGCCTGCTGCCACATCATTGATGTTCTGCGAAAACTCCGTGAACCGGATTTCCACATCTTCCGCAGTCTGCGTGATTTGGTTTGTCACCGAAGAAATGATTGCATCGGTATCTTCCTTCAAATACACTTCTTCCATGATTGTTGATGTGATGCTTTCCGAAGTAGCAAGGATTTGTGCGGATAGTTTTGTTTCCGTTTCTAATAGGCTTGTATTGACTTTTTCGGACAGGTCCGATGTAATTTCCACCGTGCGATTTTCTGCCGCGATTTGCCCCCTTACAGCCTGTTCTGTCATGGTGTAAACAGTTTCCCCCAAGGTCAACTTGTTCGCCGCAGGTTGCAAAAGGTCAATGGATAGCTTCGTGACAAGGAACCGCTGATTGATGGAATGCGGATTCGTTGTCACCTGCACCCACACGCCCAAATGGAACGATTCTATTTCCTTGTTTATCGTGGCAAGGTCCGCCGCCGTAAGTTCGATACTATAAAGCATCTGCACCTGCTCCAAAAGGGCTCCGTTTGCCTTTGTAAGCAGGTTTCCCGGCTCCGTAACATCATCCCAAGTCTGCACCCGGAAAATCCATCCGTAACGGTCCACGGCTTCTTGGTTATACACATAGTCCACACCGTTATTCACATCGACAATGGAAAGCCTGCTTTCGCTTCCTTCCAGTTTGGCACCCAAGGGAATTATTGCTGTTGCAATATCTTCCCCTTTCGTTTCCCTTTTCAGATCGAGAAGGTTTTTACCAAACTCCACCGCCTGCGGCGCAAGCAAATTCAATTCCGAAAGATAATCAATATAGTTTCCGTCCGGTTCATGCCGCACCCATAGGAAGCCGCCGTGCGTTTCTATCAGCTTCTTATTTATGCTTTCCCATGTATTCAGATATTCCGAATCACTCCGGGAAATATAATCATTGGCATCCGTCACCGTGACATTGCCGACAATGAACCGCCGGGATTCTTCTACCTGCGCATTGTGGTTTGCGATAAGCTGCGCAAACAGTTCCGCAGGCGTTCCGGTGAAGTCATACGGTCTTTGGATGGAATCAACGAAAAAAGCAAGTTCTCCTTCGCAGAAAACTTGCTTCTCGTTATAAAATCCCTGTTCATCGTTTAGGATGCGCCCACGGAATAGCAAATAATCGTCTTGGTACACCGTAACGATGGATTTCAACCGCCGCAGGCTGTCAAAGTTCGGATGATTGTTGTAAATGGTAAATTCAAACTTCCCGATCTGATTCAATTCCAATTCTACCTTCGGGGAAAATATCATGTATTCTTCCGTGCCATCATAAAGCAGGAAAGAATCGCAGTATACACGATACATCTTACAGCCCCCTTTCCAAATAGGTGAAGGTTGCTGTTCCGGTTCCGCCTAATAGAATGGTATTCGGTCCATTTACAAGCCGCACCCCCGGCAGGTCATAACGCCCGGCGGAAAGTGTGTAGAAATTCTCTCCGAAGGTCAAGGACACTTCCCCGGTGATATCTATTGTCGGAATAACAGGCTTTTTGCTGTTCGTAAGAATCACCTTTGTTTCTCCACTCACTGCCGCCGTGATAACCGTTTTTGACAGCTTCGCCCGGTACGGTTCACAATCGCAATCAATCGTAAGTTTCCCCACCGCCTTTTCCGCCTTCCATTCCGATACACTGATTCGCCCGATGTAATACCACTCCGGGGATTCATCAAGGACAATCTGCATCTTCTCTCCGTGCAAGGCATCCTGCACATGCGAAAACAGGTCCATAAATTCCGCCTGCGGAACAATGGTTGAAAACTCAAATGATAGATTGCGATTATTATATTTCGTTTCTCCGAAAAACTCCGTTAAATCAAGAACACCATCACCGCCCGGAATGTCGATGGTTTCCGTCTTTGGCGATGGTGTGCCGATTGTCTTTTGTGAAAGGATAAGGGAAAAATCATTGAAAGAATGATAGTTTCCGAATCTGATTCCTTTCATAAAACCTGCCTTTCTTTACTGCACTGCTTCCCATCCTGCCGGATATTCTTCCGGGGAATAGGTGTTGCCATTGATAAGTGACTTATACAAGGTGCCGTTGTAGTCCACGATATCCCCGATATTGTACGCATCATGCGCCCCTGTCGGTCTGCTCCATACCGGATGCCCTTCCGCATTCAAGCCAATAGGCGTATAAAGTGCCGGATTCTCATTCGGAAGCCACTCTGCCGCGCTTGTGTGCGCCTGCGCCACGCGGTAAAGCTGCGCATCCCCGACTTCGTTTTCTCCGAAGGTGAACATTTCACCCTGCTTGTATGCCTTGCCTACTTCGTACTTCGGGAACACCGTTGCAACTTCCATTGCATCTTCATCGGATAAGGACTGTGCGAACATCTGCAATGCCCTTCTAAGCTGTTCTGCCATTTGTAATTTGTTCATAGTCTACACCCCCAAAAGCACATTGATAATATCATCGGTTGTCGGCTCCGGCTCCGCTGTCGGAATCTCCGGAATCTCTCTTGCTGTGAAACTTGCAACCGTGGTTTTATCCTTGGAAAGTTTGATATCACAGAATCCCTTGGTTGCCATAATGTCCGGAACCATTTCATCCGGAACAATCGCATAATCGGAATACGGATTTTCACCCCATGCGGAATTTGTCTGAATGTCACGCACCGCATATTCCCCGAAGGTTGCCTTGGAAATTACGCAGAAAGGATTTGCCCTCTGCGGATTTTTTAAGATTTCTTCGCTCATGGTATGCTCCTTTCTTATAGTCCAACATAATAGTATGTTTCTCCATTAGCATTTACATAATCATTAATCGTTGTTATATGCAGTTTTCCTTGATAAACAGACATATTTTCGTGTCTGTTACCATTTGTATCATAAAATCCCAAGCCAGTAACAAAAACAATTCCTTTTGTAGAAAATACCGCATATAAGGTGCTAATAGAGTTTCCAACATCAATGATTCTCTCCGTAGCACTTCCATTTCCGGTGTAAGTGCCAGTAGGCTTGTTGCCAGTGTGGAGAAGGTTATAGCTAGTTCCTCCGCTATGATTCAAGAATTTTAATCCGTCAGCACCATCAAATCCAAGATAACCTAAAACATTCCAATCCATGCCTACAAATTGCAAGTAAACAGTATCGCCCACTTTATTTTCAAGTACCATAGGGATATAAGACTCTGCCGACACTACCCCACCGCTTTTAGGCAAATATTTCGAAAGGTCAACCGCTGTTCCTAACCTCTGCCAATATGCAGTGTTGCTGTCCGATGGTGTCTGCCCGGTGCAAGCCTGCTTGCATACCCACGATGCCCCGGAATGGTTTACAATATCAAGCATTGCGTATGTAGTGGATGCCGAATAGTCACCCTTCGGCATCAATAAAATTCTTCCTGCGTTTTCCATTATCGCACCCCCCATTCGAGATTTCCGCTTTGGTTATTTACTGCGAACACATACTTCGGTGCATTGTATTCCAAATTCCCGGTTGCAAAGTTCACAGCAAATTGTGTGTTGTGTGTTATCTGCCGGACTTCTTCCAATGCTCCAAGGCAGGCCGATTCGCTTGCCTGTGCTGCACTCTCACTTTCTGCCGCTGCTTCCGCTGATTCTTTCGCCTGTGCTGCATTCTCTGCGGATTTTGTAACAGGCTCCTGCATAGTCAAATTCATATTGATTATGCGATTGTCAAGTTCATCCAAGGCAGCATCCATCTTGTTCATGTTCGTTTCATTCAAGGGTGTTGCTTCGGATGGATAATTTTCATACAGGATCCGGTTGTACGCTTTCTGCATCTTTTGCCACCTCACTTTCCGCTTCTGCCTGCAAGTCGATTGCCAACTTTTGCTGCACTGCTCCAAGTGTGCTAGTCAGTACCAATTCGACAACGCATATAGGCAAGCCGCTTTTGTTTATCAGATCCACCAAATCATTCCTGAATTTCTTCGTTGCTGTGTTTATTCCCATGTTATCACCCGACCTTCGTTTCCAATTTCGCAACTCTTTCACGCAATGAAGTGAATTCTGCCCTTGTCACCGGAACATAACCGTTCAGGGTAGAACACTCTATATCACCGGAACAACTCACGCTTCCGCAATCAACGGTGCATGAACCGTCACCGATAATCAATGTTGTACCGCTTAAATATGCGACTGCATAAGTGTCAACATATCCGGAATCGTAAAATGTAATAAATGAGTTTCCGATTCTTGCAACACCACCACCACTTTTTGATGCTATTTGAAGCGTGTTGCCGTACATAGATATTTTTGCGGAAGAACTGCTGATCGTCACACTTCCGGAACTGTCAACCGAAAAACCACCATTGATTGTTGTATAACCTTCAAGGTTGATTTGACTTGCAGAAATCGTTATATCTTCCAATGCAACAGAAATCATGCTTGAAACCTGCCCCTGCGTGGTCCGCAGGTTGATTTCCCCTGCAAGGACTTCAATATCACTTTGCACCGATTCTTCCAAGTTCGTCACACTAAGGGATATTCCATCAACACGCAATGAAAGGGAAGATTCCGCACTCTGCGCTCTGCTGACTTCCGCTGTGATACTGTCGGCATTCTGTGTGATTCGAGAAGACAAGCTGCTTTCCGCACTCTGCGCTCTTGATACTTCGGAAGTGATGCTTTCCGCAGTCTGTGTGATCCTAGATGACAGATTGCTATCTAAATTTGACACAGAAAGGCTGATTTCATCCGCACGAATAGAAAGGCTTGCTTCTGCTTCCTTCGCTCTCTTAACCTCTGCGGATATTTCTTCAGCAGTCTGCAAGATTTGGGATGAAAGTTCTTTGTCTAAGTCGATAAGCTGTGACCGTGTTTCTTCCGCTGTCCGTGTCAAGATGTTCATTTTGCCCTTCAACTGCACAATGGACTTCTGCACCGAATTCACATTGTCAGAATAGGTTTCTGCACCCTGCGCTTCATAATCATCAATCAAACCCTGAATTCCCTTCAGTGTTCGTTCAAGGATGTATGTTTCCACAATCTCATGCTGCGTTATCATGCGGATCCCGGCACCGACTTCCAAATACGGATTGCCGATTGCCTTCACGGTTGCAGGCCTATACCATACAATGCCAATAATGTCAAACAACCTCTGCCCGATTGCTTCCAAGCCTGCTGCATCCTTGCCAAACACAAGGAAGTTTCCTTCGATGATATATCCGTTTTCACCATTGCCGATTATGCATCCGATGTCGTTTTCTTCCTGCCTGATCTGCAACTTCCCAATGCGCTTCGTGGTATAATCTTCATACTTGCAAGATATATAGTTCTGTTGCGGAATCTTTTCTGTTCCGCTGTTATCCCTTGGGAATAAATCATCCGAAGGATATAATTCATCCGAAGGGTAAAGTCCTGTTACAATCTCCCGAAGGAAGATATACTGCATCTTCCCATTCCGTCCGATATGCCCGAAGCATCCGTTGATTTCACAAATGGCAGAAAGCACATCTTTTCCGCTGATTGCTTCCGGATCAATGGTCCTTTCCACCACCATTTCATCATGCGGCAGGGTGATTTCTTCCTGTTCCATGCCGAACTGCTCCATGAAGGAATCACGGAATGCCCGAAGGGTGGTTGTGCTGTCCTTTGTCGGAAGAATGCTGTTATACCATGCAGCCACATCCGCATTGATAATGTCATACATGGCATCATAGGCAACAATGTCACGATATTTTCTGTCTGCTGTCGGTTTGTCGGATGCCACCTTGTATGTGCCAAGCACGAAAGGATCCACAGCATCCCCGGCATACATCGAAACAACACAGGTTGCACCGATCAACGGAATCACATTCCCGATGATCCGCAGCTTAAAAACCGAAGCTTCACAGGATCCGAAACGAAGTTCAGATCCTGAACAAAGACTTTCGGAAATCTCCATGCTTTCCGACACAATATCTTCATTCTGAAGCGTGACAGAAAGATCAGGAAATGACACAAGCAGCCGCTTTGGTACTCCCGACTGCTTGAAAAGGTCCTTGTATTCTTTTGTGTCTGCCATCGTCAATTCTCCTTTAACTTAACAGGAATTTCACCATACCGGATTCTGCCCGGCAGTGCGTATTTGTGCTGATTCTTCATGTCATCCACACGGAACACTCCCATCTTGTATTCCCCGGTTGTGTCATTCCAATATTCCACAGACACATTCCGTCCGGTAGAAAATGCAGAAATGAATGCAGTGTGTTCTTCCATGTCGTGTTCCCGGATGGTGAAACCTATTTCCATTTTCTTGGCCGGACTTAATTCTTCATGGAATCCACCTGCTGCATCGTAGTATGAAGAAACAACCCTTGTTGTCGGTGTAGCATAATAACTGCCCCTCTTGATCATCAGATCGCTGATGACAGTGCCATTGATTTTGATTCTATAACCCTGATACATGCTGCACCCCCTTTATGCAAAAGATGGATTCCCGGTCTTCTGCGTGTACTCTCTTGCCTTGTCACGCACAACACGGAAGATTCCGTTTTCATCCGGTACAACCTTCACTACTTCCTGCATGTCCGGAAGAACATCACGAAGTGCATCTGTGAATGCTTCACGCATCATGTTATAATTGGAAACATTCTGTTCCGCAACAGCTTCCCGGATATAGGTTTTCAGTGTGCTGATCGGTGCAATAGCTTCCGCACCTGCTTCACCACCTACCATTGCATTGTTGCCATTCCGTCCGAACACTGTCGGCTTCTCCATGACACCGCCCTTTGCATACCATTCAATGCCAAGCTTCGGAATGGAACCCTGCAACAGATCCCCGATTTCCCAACCGGACGGAGTAACACTGAAATGTGGCATCTTGATCTTCGGAAGCTTGAAATCAAAATCGAAAAATCCTTTGATTTTCTCAATGATTCCGCTGATTGTTTCCTTCGCCATTTCTATCTTTTCCGTAATACCGGACTTGATTTTTTCGAAGATCCCCACAACCGCATCTTTCGCAGCAGTGAGTTTTTCGGTCATCTTGTCTTTGATCTCGGTAAGTTTGCCCCCGGTGATTTCATCCATTTTGTTGAATGCTTTGGACCATACCTGTTTTGCGGAATCAGTCATGGTCTTGAAATACCCTTTGATGCCGCCACCGTTTTCCTCGATCTTCTTCTTCATTGCGGACATCTTGCCGCCTGTGATTTCGTCCATCTTATCAAAGGCCATTCCCCATGCCTGCTTTGCAGAATCGGTCATGGTTTTGAAATATCCCTTGATTCCACCACCGTTTTCTTCAATCTTCGCCTTCATGTCGGACATTGCACCCGATGCCTTTTCTTTCATCCATGTGAATCCTTCACCGACTTTTCCAAGCACAGTGCCGATTCCTTCGAATACCGGACCAAGCACAGAACCAATGGTTTCTGCAAGGTATGTGAACAGGTCAATCAACGGTTGCAAAATTACGTTCAGTAAATCAAGCAAAGGTGAAATCACAGCTAAAATTGCCGATAACAACGGAGAAAGCAAGTCTAAAATCGGACTTAAAATCTTCATTGCTCCTGTCAATAGCGTTGTAAGCACCGGAAGCACAGATTTCACAATCTGAATCAACGGTGGAAGCAACAACTGCAATGCTTGCAACACCACCGGAAGGATTGCTTCTGTGATCTGCGTGAATGCAGGTAAAAGTCCGTTCAAAATATCCATCAGCATCGGGAAAATGCTTTCTGCCAAATCGAACAGCATCGGCATCAATGAATCCATCAACCCGATTGCGACAGGTGCAAAACTATCAAAAGCATTCTGTATTTGCGGCATGAATTTCAGCACCATGTCAAGCACTTTCTGAATGATGGGAAACAGTGTGACACCAAGCTTTGTTCCTACCATCCCGACAGACTTCTTCACATCGTCCAAGGTATCACCAAGGACAACACCTGCATTCACTGCATCATCACCCATGATCAGGCCCAATTCGTGTGCTCTGTCTGTCAATTCAACAATGCCTTCTGCACCGTTGTTCAACATCGGCATCATTTCAGATCCGGATCGGCCAAGAAGTCCATTTGCAAGTGCTGCTTTTTCTGTGCCATTTTCCATTGCAGCAAGTGCCATTGTCACTTCCTTGAACATATCTTCCTGATTCTTCATTTTTCCTGTGGAATCGTAGATGCTAACACCTAACGCTTCGAACATTTCAACACTCTTTTCAGTTCCGCTTGCTGCTCCGTCCATTTGTGCAACAAGCGTTTTCATACCCATCTGAAGACTGTTGACATCCATTCCATTCTGCCCCAATACATAGGACCATTCCTGATATGCCTGTTTTGACATACCGATCTTTGCAGACATCTTGTCGATTTCATCCGCTGTTGATGCAGACGAAGAAACCACACCCATCAGTGCCGCACCTGCTGCTGCCGTTCCGGTGACAACCGCTGTTCCAAACTTCGCTGCCGTTGCCGCCCCTTTCTTCAAGGATTCCGCAAAATTGCCTGCCTTTTTCGATGTGGCTTCTATGTTCTCGTTTGCTTCTTCGTTATCAATAGCAATCTTTCCGAAGATCTTAAAAAGTTCCATAAGGGATTCACCCCCTTCTTTTGTTCTTTATCGTGGTTTATACGTTCCCACGCATTTTTCTGTTTGATAATATACCCAATTCCTGATCAATCCTTGGTGCCAATCTGCTGACCAAGGCATTCCCATCAAGAACGATGTTCGAATCCTTTTCTGCAAGCTGTGGCATGTATTCTGCCAATATTGACATGATCCTTTGCATGTAATAGATGACAGGTTCATTCTCTGCTTTCACAGCTTCCCTGACGAACACAAGAAGTGTGTCAATAGGTGTGATTGCTTCTGCTCCTGCTTCGCCAAACCCTTGCCATCCTGCAAGTGTTGGAAGCACTGTCGGCCTGTCAAATATTCCACCCTTTGCATTCCACTTGACAGAAAACTTTGGAACACCGGGGATGTCAAGAAGTTCCGCAGCCTTTGCAAGAATTGCAGGCTTCTTTGACCATGACACACTGATTGAAGGCATTTTGATTGCTTTGAACTTCAGATCAATGTTGAAGAATCCCTTTATCTTTTTGATGGCATTGTCCACTGTGTTCCGTGCTGATTCGATTTTTTCTTTGATTGTTGAATAGATTGATCCGAAGACTTCAACAACCTTGTTCTTTGCAGAAACTATTGGATCAATCAGGCCCGATTTCAGCAATTGGAAAGCTGAAACAGCCTTGTCCTTTGCTGATTGCACCTTTTCAGAAATTGTGTTCCGGATGTTGTTGAAAATATCCGTTGCCTTCTGTTTCATGGATTCGAATTTCTCTTTCATGCTGTTGTACATTTCAGTGAATTTTGTTTTCAGTATGGAAGCAGCCTTTGAACATGCATCTTGTATCTTCTCCCATAGATTGATCCAAAACTGTCTGAATGGTTCAACATTGTTCCATAAATAGATAAAGGCAACCACAAGGCCTGCAAGAAGTGCCACGATGATTCCGATTGGATTGGCCATAAGTGCCGCATTGAATAAAAGGATCGCATTTCTGACCGTGCTGATTGCTTTTGCAGCTGCTGTCATAATGGTTCCCCAATTCATAATCAAAAGAAAGATTCCGATGGATGTTGCTGCACCAAGAATGACTGCAACCCATGTATGAATTGTGTTTTCATTCTCTTTGATCCAATTGATTGCATCCTTGAACTTGTCAATAAGTTCCTGGATCTTTGGTGCTGCTGCCGCAACCATGTCCGCAATCTTATTTTTGATTTTAGTCACGATTGGTTCAAATACCGCACCAAGTTCTGCAAAGGCATCAGAAAGCTTTTCCTGTGCCTTCCTTGCATCCATCACATCCTTGTTTGTTTCCTTGTACTGATCCGCTGCTTTGCCGTATGTATCACGCAAGGTGTTCATGATCAGGTCCTGTCTTTCTTCCTCTGTTGAACACTCCGCAAGCTGTGCATTGAAGTCATCAACGGTTATTCCGGACCATTCGAGTGCATCGGCCAAGGACGATTGCACCTCTCCTAAAGAACTGCTGTGGTTGATGGCTTCTGCCAACCCCTCCAACGGCAATGATGCCCCGAAAGTCGAATACACTCCTGTCAAGGTGTTTGTCATGTCATTCAGTTCTTCTTCGTTATCAGCAACCAATGCAAGGTGCTGTGCAGCTTCAACAGCCGCACCGGAATCACCCATGACTGCATTCAGATCAGAATAGGTGTTTTTGGCCACTTCAGAACTGTGGCCTGCTGTCTTATAGGCAGATTCAAGCAATCCCATTTCCTGCCTATATTCTCTTGTACTTTCTGTGACTGCAAGGATGGATCCACCAATGGCCAATCCTGCACCTGCAATCAACTTGCCTGCTGACACAACGGCCCTTCCAATTCCACCGAAAGCACTGTTGATGGTTCCCTGTGAATTGTTCGCCCTTTCTGCTGTGTCATCAATGGCATGGTTCGCTTCAGTGTTGTCAATGGCAATGCTGCCAAACAATCTGAACAGTTCCATGCATTTCCCTTTCTATTTTGGGGAAAATCTCTGCAAGATTCCCCTTGATTGCTGTTTGGTTTCTTCCACCTGTTCATCTGTCATTGATAAGGTTGTCGGTTGTTCCTTCTGCTTCTGCCACAACCCGGCCTTCCATTCGCTGAAAGGCATGTCAGACATACTGTGAACGTAAGCAATCCAAAGTTTGTTGTCATCCTCTTTTTCCGCTTCTTCTTTTTTGCGCTCATTTTCAAGATTGATTATTTGGTTCACAAACTCCCCAAACCGCCCTTGTTCGATGTACAATCTCATGAAGTCCATTGGACTTGCGTATCTTGAAAACAGCAAGTCCATGAACTCAATCTCACCTATTAAAGCAATTTGAAGACAACCTTGAAAAAAGATGTGTTCTTCACCTCATTGAAAGAATCATAGATCATCAACGGCAGTGTGCCGAACTCCATCTTCTTGATCTCGTCAACCGGGATCCCGGACATATCCGACCAAAAAGAATAGATGTCCTCACCCACCGGACCGCATAACTTGGAAATCACGATGTCAGCAATGTCAAGCACAACCATCTTCCCGACTTCATCAATGGTCATTCCCTTCGCTTCCTGCTTGAAGGTGTCCTTGAACTCCTTCAGGCCAAGCTTGCGGAAAAGCTGCAACAACGGCATCAAATCACCATCATTCAGCTTCCGCAATGTATACGGTCTTTCAATCACTGCTTCTTCCTGCTTCGTATTATCTTCAATAATTGCTTTACTCATAAGGTTTCAATCCTTTCTTTACGCTGTGGCCTTTTCCGGGTAGAAAATATAGATCGGTAAGGTGTCAAATACATCACCCTTGAAGTCAGCAGAACATTCAAAGGTTGCCTTCAACACTGCCGTTTCCTTGTTCTTCGGCTCAACCTCAAAACCGGAAGTGCAAAGTGCATTTTCCATGATGATGATCACTTCCGTTCCGTCCGTCATGTTTCCGACAAATGCGATATTGTCAAGATAGTCGGACAGTTCAAGAAGCGGTTTGGTGATGATCTGCGTGTATCCCTTGATAAGAGAATCCACTTCCTTGCCGACAATTGCCCTCTTGAAACTCTCCACAGTATGCTGTGCAAGGTTCGTTTCAAGGCTGCCTGCTTCACCCATCTTCAAGGTCAATCCCTTGACCTTTACAGTCGCACCATCGACATCAACATCCGTAAATTCGGAAACGATGGAACACTTGTTGCCACCGGATGTTGCACCAAGGACATTTTCTTCAGAATCATCCCATTCACCGATGACAAAATCACCTGCCTTCGGCACATAATCTGCGGCAACTCCAATGAAGGAAACATCCGGTGTCAGCTTGCTGATCCGAATCGTGTCAGTGCCTTCTTCCTCGGTGTCTGCGATAACCTTCAGGGAACCCTTCGGCTGCTCTCCACCATCTTCCACCGTGACTTTGTTGTACACATACTTCAAATTCTTGAATACCGTGCCTGCTCCAAGTAAGAAATCATCCGGAGTCTTGCTGTTAATTCCCGATTTTCTCATTTTTTCACGCTCCATTCTTTCAAATCTAAGTTGATTTGGATTCTTTTCAGGGAACCTTCACCTGTTGGAACAGGGAATGCATTCCCATAAAAAACAGCAATCCCATTTCCATTCGGAAGGATTGCTGTTCTGCCCCCAATTGCAGGGAATAATTGTTCAATTGTTGCTTTCTGCTTTTCAAGATCCAACCATGATCCTTTTCCGGTTCCGGTCAGGATGAATTGTGCTTCCTGCTTTCCATCTTCTGCACCGGGTGTCACTTCTGAATAAGATCCAACCCAATATGCAGGAATGGAAGAAACATCAGAAGTGAATTCCATAAATTCATACGGAATCCCGGCTGAATCCATTGCATCTTTTATGAATCCCAAAGCTGCCGTTGTCATCATTCACCATTCCCTTCTTCCATTCGTGCCTTCAGAACTTCCATTGCCCTTCTGATGATTGCATTCTTCAAGGTGTTGAATGCATTCTGCAATGCCCGGTTTGGTGTTTTACCGTATGTGTGATGGAATTCCCCGGTCTTTTCATCCCGGTACACCCAACCGCCTTTTCTACCATCACCCTTCAAGGCATATTCACCTGTTCCGAATTCTTCCCATATAGCATTCTGAAGTGGTGATCCGATCACTGCTTCCAATTTCGATTCATCGACTTTGTAGGTCCATGAATTCTTCAATTGTCCGGTTCCAACCCTTGAATTGTTTGCTGTCTGTGAAGCAAGTGATTCTGCCGATTCAAACAGATAGGCAATTGCAGCCTGATTCATTTCTTCCCTAACTCTCATTGAATTATCTTCAAAATGAACAGCCATATCATTGCCCCCCTGTATACTTCAGATAGATTTCAAGCTGTTTGTGCAATCCCATTGGATCATCAATCAACTTGACATCATACACACCACCATTCACAATCATTCTGCTATTTTCAGCCTTCACAGCCGAATCAAGCTGCTTCCAATCAGAAACAAACACATGTGTTGATTCCTGAATCTTTGCATTGAATGTCGTATAGGTGGAATCACCGGAAGAAAGGTCAAGGAATCCTGCAATGTTGTGAATGGTTTTCCATTCCTTCACGGATTCACCGATTTCATTCTTGGTTGTGGTGCTGATCTGAAGCTGTGCAATTGTATTGCCACCAATCATGCAAACACCCCCTAAAATCTAGCCTTCATGTAAGGCCGTAGGAAGCCGATTAAGGACTTCGGATAACCAAGTGAGGAATTATCCCCATCCATGTTGAAATAGGTCACAGAATGCCGGGAAATGGTTTCAGACTGTATGCCAACCTTATCCCTGTTTTCAAGATCCCACTTCATCATGTTCACAACACCCATCTTCACATCCACCGGATAGACAACTTTCGTCACAAGGACATCAGTTTCATCCAAGGCATCCGGAAGTGCGATGACATCATCACCTTCTTCTTCAACCTTAGAAACAACATACAGGCCTTCATTGAAGTTCGATTCGGTGATCTGTATCGTGTCACCTGCCTTGAACATGGCAACATCACAATACAGTTTCCCATCCTCAATCGTTCCAACAGTTCTGATTGCCCTTTGCTGAAAGTTGTTGTTGGTGTGTCTTCTGATCAGCAATTCGATGGCCTGAAGCTTTGCTTCAATCACCGGATCCGCAACATCGGTTGTCACATATGTCTTGAATTCTTCTGCTGTCATAATCATCAGGGATTCCCCCTTTCATTATTCAGCATCCGTCACTTCATAGCCTGCATGACTGCGGAACCATGCTGCCATTCTTGCATCAGAAATGACTGCCTGACCATGTGCGAACTGCACACCGCCTGCATCAATGCCGCAGAAATTCGGATTGCTTACCACCTTAACCAACCACTTCTTTGCCTTTGCATCTGCCTTTGCATCTGCTGCTGCATCCTTCTTTGCATCTACTTCTGCATTTACTTCTGCATCCTTCTTTGCCATGTCGATCCATCCTTTCTTTTATAAGGTGCGGCAGACTATGCCACCGCACCATTCACATTATTACGCAATCTTGATGTTACGGAGAACACCTGCATTTGCAGTATTCTTCAGAACGGTTGCTGCTACCATCTCAACTTCACCCTTCTTCACTGCACCCGGCTGACTGAAGTCCGGAACATAGGAAGTGATTGCACCGTTTCCGGTCAAGGAAGCTGCATGGAAACCGTTGTTTACATCGAACTTCGCTGCATAGATGTCAGTAACACCGGAATTCACCTTCACGCAAGAATTTGCGGTCACAGCACCACCGGAAACAGCGTAATGATTGCCAAGATCCATGAAACGAACACCATCCATGACAGTCACTCTCTTGCCGAATGCTTCCTCGGTTTCGGTCTTATAACCAAGAAGTCTTGCGATGGTCTGAACCTTGCTGATCATGTCAGTGTTCATCAGGAGTGCATCTGCATTGGTCTTCTTGATAAGGTTCTGAAGCATTTCATAGAACTGATCCATGTTGGTCTTCAGGTTTGCCATCGTGGAAAGATCAATCGTCTTGCCTTCACCTGCATTGAATTCGGAAGTGGTGCCTGCAAGCATCTTGTCAAGGCCATCGAATTCATCCGTTGCAGTGGTGCTGTTACCATTGATCAAGGTGTAGTGGAACAGGGAAATTGCTGCTGCAATCTTTTCCTCGAACTGATATGCCATGTTGTTGAACTTGCCTTCAGCCTGCTTCAACACACGGTCCATCTCGAAGGAACCACCGAAGATCTTCAGTGCAACAGTCTTCGTTTCAACGGTTGCCTGATTTGCAGTATAGTCATTGTTCAACGCACGGAATGCAGCAGTTGCCGGCAACTTCTTCTGCACATAGGAATAGGTCAAGGTGCTTCCACCGCCTGCGGACGGAGAAACACAGTTATCAAACGGAAGCATCTGAAGGATTTCAGACTTTCTCAAAAAGATGTCAACGATCTGCTGACTTACCTTGTCGGCCATACCGACTTTCATTTCTGCTAATGTCATAGCCATAATAATCACCATTTACCTTTCTTATTTGGATTCAAATTGCTGCTGAAGTGCTTCAGCAAGTGACTTCGGTTCAGAACTACCATGCCCGGCATCCGAACCCGGAAGCTTGTTTTCCTCAATCTTCTTCGTAGAAGATGATTCAAACATGTTCGGGAACTGTGTCTTCAATCCCTCACTGTAAGTCTTCCAATCTTTGATGTTGTCATTTTCGTCAAGTTCAAGGGATTTGCCCTCTGCATTCAGCTTTTCGTTCAGCTTATAAGTGAGATAGCCAACATCAAGGGCCTTTTCGGAAAGAAGTGCCACTTTGATTGCTGATGCCTTCTTCGTTTCCTGAAGCTGCTTCTGCAAGTCTGCCACCTGCGTTTCATAGCCTGTGATCTTGCCCTGCAATTCCTCATTGCCCTTCGTTCCCTTCTTCAGTTCCGCAATCAGGCCATTTGCCTGTTCCAGTTCCGTTTTCTGACCATCGAACAATGCCTGAAGTGCATCATGCTTGCCCTTGCCTACATATTCACCGGATGTCAGATTGGCAAGCTTGATTTGCTTGTCCTTGTTTGCTTCATCCCCATTGTAGGCATTCACTTTTTCAGCAAACTGCTTGAAAAGTTCTTCACCCAAGATCTCTTTCAAAAATTCCATATCATTTTCCTTTCTTTTGCGTTGTTTTTAATCGTGGTGTCACCACTGCAAAGCCTAGTTTTAATGTCATGCGACAGGACAAATTTGAAGGGATAAATGCCCCCTTCTTGGCATATAAAAAAGCAGTCATTTTCGACTGCCTTTCTTCTCTTTCATTTCTTTGTATTGATCACATTTCCCAATACAAAAACACTGTTTGATCTTGCACCACATCCGGGCCACACATGAAGAAGATGTCGGATGCAGTATCTTTTCAATCATGTATTTACATTTCATTTTTCTAACCCTGCAATCCTTTCCTGTGCCTTCGTGTATTCTTCCGTGTTGCGATAATTATATATTTTGTCATACTGCCTTTTGAAATCATCATAGTTCTTCGCCTTCACCGGAATGATTTCATCCTTGTATTGCCGCAATGCATCAACGGAAATTCCAAGCTTCCCGGCAATCGGTTCAAGGTCTTCATCGGACATCCTGTCAGTATCACCGATATATTTTGTTTCTTCCTCTCCAAGCAACCACCTTGCCCTTGAATCACAACGGCATCTGCAATTGATGTCTTCAGAAGGTTCCCCGAATCCACCCGGTTCCATTGCTTCCATGCCATAGATTTCAAACGGTTCATCAAGTTCCCGGACCTGTCCATCAAGCAATCTGTGTGTATCTCTTGTTTTGCTATCAAGCGCAGCACTCCAAATCTTCACAATGTCTGCTCCCCGGTCCTTTGCATGGTGCTGTGCATTGGAAATGGCCTTATTTTGGATCCTGTGGCCTTCAGTCCTTGCAATACGCATTGCATTGTTCTTGCTGATGCCTGCATATCCGGAAAGGTTTCTTGCAATCTCTGAATACATTGCATTGTTTGTGATTCCTCTGCTGATTTCAGAAGCAATCTTCTTGGAAAGTTCCTTGGTGTCCTTTCCAAGTGCCACATACAGTGACGATGACAGCTGTGTTTCATGCTGAATTGCTGCCACAACCATTTCCTGATCAATCGGGAACACCAATGGAATGCCCTGCCCTTGTATATCATACAAAGTGCCGATGAATCCCTGTTCATAGCACTTTGTGAGATATTCGGAAACAGATTCAAAGTTGTTGTTGTGCAGCTGCTCCAAGATTGTTTCAATCTGTGATTTCAATTGCTTCTGATACTCTGTTTGATAGATGACATGTTGAAGATCGGCATCCCCACGCATCTGAAGGATTGCAATTCTTGTTTCAACCTCTGCCAATGCATCCTGATAGTTTTCGGACAGCTTTTTCAAGATCTCCTTTTCACTATTCAGTGATACTTGAAGCATTTCCTTCTGTCTGCGGTTCATCTGTCATCACCCCATTCAAAGCACCCTGTGCAGCCTTCAGTTCATTTTCAGCTTCATCCGGATCCGGAAGCTTCCCTTTGATTTCTTCATAGTCAATGTCAAGCACATCACAGATATTCTGCATCAATGTTTCATTGTCAAGCTTTGCCGCAAGGTTCAACAAAGTGGTGATTCTTGCCTGCTGCTCCTGTGCTTCCAATAATGCAATCTGTGCATTCTCCTGTGCATTGGACATCACTTCATGTGCAAAGTTGAAATACACATCCTTCTGCTGATAATCAGTGCCATTGATGCTGTTGATTTCATCAAGGACGATCTTCAGGATCTTCCGGAACATCTGCTTCAGCTTGATTTCCTTCTTGGTTGCCTTCAGGTCAAGAAGGGAATACATTGCCTTGATTGCAATGTTTGTGGTTGCAGCAGTGTCCTTCAGTCCGGACATGTTCAAACCGAATCCGAATCTGTAAATATTCTTTTCATCCAAGTTCAGTTTTGCTTCCCTTGCCTGATACGGAACATCTACTGTGTGGACCTCAACACCACCATTTTCATCAGTGCCGATGATCTTCTTGGTCTTCAAATTGGTCTGCAATTCATCAAGGTTGTCACCTTGGAATCCCTTCACAACATGAATCGGTGTGTCAAAGTCAATCAGATTGTTTGAAAGGCTGCTTGCCATCAAATCATAGTCATCAATCAGATCCTTGATCGGTTTCAAGTCACTGAATCTCTTTTTGTTGTTATCCAACCTGAAGAACGGAATGAACCCGAATCCTTCAAAATAGGTGGAATCATCATTTTCCTTCTTCCATGTGGTGTGCGGCCTTGGATTGATCTTCATGGAATCATCTTCAATGATCTTCCCATCAGATCCCATGACATAGAAATATGCCTGCTTATCATCCCACACTTGGATTCTTGTGATTTCCTTCTTGCCCTTGTCAATTCTATCAATATAGTGATAGATGACATATTCGCATCCGTCATCGGTGTCCTTCTCCCGGACCTCAATCACACCAAGGCTGTCAGCACACTGAAAGGCAATCCGGTCTTCCGCATTCTTATATGCGTACAAATAGCCGAATCCCTTTGCACTGCTGTCAGTGAGTAATTCAGCCACTTCAGAAGCGAAATCTTCATTGTTGTTGAAGTATATATCCAATTCTTCCTGAAGCTTCGGATCATCCGACTTGAACAGGCCATCATCCCCGGAAAGAATGTACTGCACCACCTGATCAACCAATTCAGCAAAGAACGGATGTGAATTCCGGACATTTGCCCTTGTCGTGTCTTCCTGAATCTTTCCATCAGCATCATAATAGAACACCCGGTATTGCTTGATGTCGTGTTCTCCTTCGTAGTATCTCTGACCGATCCTTGCAAACTTCTTATTGTCTGCACCCTTGTCTTCGTCAATAAACTGCTTTATTTCATCAATCGAAAGCATCTTTACACCCCTTTCTATAAACAATCGGCATCCAAAAATGCCTTGAAAATTTTAGGTCCTTGTATTGCGAACCAATCTGTGATTGTTTCATCCTGCCCGAATGCTTCTGAAGTTCCGCTGTTGTTCCATATACCGGATTCATAGAAAAAAGCATGAATTATTTCATGCCTTAACACTTTCTTTCTATATTCCGTCAAATCAGAAAGACTATTTCTGCATGGTTCAAACTTCCTGATTTTGATTGTCTTGATACTTTGGTCCATGCAACCATCGGAATCTTCAGGCATATCTTCTTCCGGAACATCATATAAAATTGTATATTCCGTTCCTAAAACATCTAATACATCCATTTCTTCTGCTTTCTCCATCCTTCTATGACATAACGCAAGGCCGCCATTGCATCATCTTGGAATGCCACAGGTTCATCTAAATATTCCCCTGTTCGGTCATCCTTTTTCCATTTCCATTGCTGCAATTCCTTGATGGTATTCACACAAGAAGGATGCACATATATTTTCCGCTGCTTCAGATAATCAATCTGTGCCTTCACGGATCCACCGGAACCACCCTTGTCAACACCTTTTGCCCGGTTATATCCACCCTTCTGCCACATCTTGATTCTGTCTGGTTCTGCCGAATCACACCACATCTGCTTGTTTCGTGGTATATCAGCAGCCTTTGCCATTTCAATCAGTTCTGAAGTGTCCTTTTCAAACTCATATATTTCCTTCGTGATATAGATGTCATCATCCTTGATTCCGCATGGAAGGATCGCATTCGCATGGTTGAAACCAAAGTCCTGACCGATTGCAAAATCATCATAATCGGCAGGATTCTGTGAGATCTCTTTCACTTCCCAATTGTGAAGGATCAATCCACCGATTTCACCCCATTCACCAAGGCCATATATTTGATACCCTTCCGGATCCACAATCTTTCTTCGCTCCATGCGCTGCTTGTATGCATCATCAATGAAACGGTTCTGAAGATATGTGCTGTGATGACACAACACATTCGGATCCGGAATATCAAAAAAGACTTTCTTGATCCAGTGATTCTTGTTCACCGGATTGAAAGTCATTCTGATCTGATAAAATTGCCCTTCCGGAAGTTCACCACGCAAACGGTCATCAATGATTTCCAAGTCTGCCTGCGTGAATTCCGTTGCTTCTTCCAACCAAACATCCGTCAGCTTCCCTTTTGGGAATGTGATTGACTTCAGCTTCTCCCTTTGCCTATCATCATTCATTCCCCGGAATATGATCTGATTTCCATTCGGAATGAATGTCAATGCCATTGGTGACTTGTTTACTCTCCAATACTTATCATATTGATCACCAAACATCTTGTATAAGGCACCTGTCAATTCAGCAAAGGTTGAATCCCTGTTGCTGATGTCTGATTTTCTCATTGCCACAAGGTTTCTTCCGGGATCCTGCATCAATCGCAGTATGTAATTCTGTGCAGTATCAACGGATTTTCCGGATCCTGCTGATCCTTTCATGACAATATACCGCTTTTTGCTTCGGTCCACTTCCCGGAATCCGGGATTCATCTGAACTTTTATATTCATTCATCTTCATCCCCATAATCAACACTGATGTTCAGGCTCATGTCCACATCAGCTTCAACCTTTTCTGTATACAGTCCATAACGCTTGCCAAGAAGTTCTGCCGCCTTCAATCTGTCCTTCTCTGAAGGTTCCTTCATGATCGTCCTTGCTTCAGAACATCCTTCCCCGGTTCCTTCCACCACAATTTCTGCGGATTTACTTTTGCCACGCAAAACAGATGTCAAGTATTTCAGCACTTCATCCTGATCAGCAATCAATGCTTTTTCCTTTTCTGCCATCCGTTCTTCTATATATTCGCTGATATAAGGTTTTTTTAGGTTTTCATTTGCAATTACTGCCGCTGTCTTTACAGAATATCCTGCTCTTATAGCTGCTTGTGTGGCATTTAAGTCAATCAGATATTCATCACAGAATCTTTGCTGTTTGGCTGTTAATTTAGCCATCACAATCACCACCTTTGAAACAAAAAGGCCTTGAATGCAGGAGTATTGAGCATCATTCAAGGCCAAAGGAAAAGGTGCTGCCCTCACCCGAAGACAACACCTTCATGAATCATTTTACATTTTAATAATATCACAGGTTTTCAATCACATGTTATACAACATTTTGCAAAAAAGTCACAACGTATACATTTTTTAACACTTTTTCTTCTTTGCATCATGCCTTTGTTCCTGTGCATATAGCATTGCATAATACTGACCGTAACTCATGCCACTTGCCAATGCCTTGCTGTTCGCTTCGTGCAGCTGCTCTTTCTCTTTCTGCTTCTTTTCTTCCTGAAGCTTTTCCTGTCGTTTCTTCTCCCTATACTCCACACCATACACCTTTTGCCTTTCAGCACTTGCCTTGATTCTGCATCCATCGTTGCAATACACTTTCGTTTCCTTGGTTGTCGTGAACTTCTTCCCACAGCACAAACAAAGTCTTTCATGCCGAACCACTTCCCCGGTCTTTTCCCTTTTTCTTCTCTCTCGCTTCCGCTTATTTTCCACAGTTATTGCACAATCCGGGGAACAATACTTTTTGTTCAGATCTCCTTTTTGGTATTCGTTCACCCAAAATTCACTGCCGCAGTATGCACATATTTTCTTTGTCATCCCTGCTCCTTTCTGTTATCAATCGGGGATTTCAGCCAATCAAAAATCAATTTTTCTCCAACTCCGTGACAAAACTGCTTCGTCAAAAACTCTGCCAATTCTACATCATTCATTGTCCGGATGCGGTCTGCGTTGGTTTCCTGCTCCCACATATCTGTTGCATTTCTTATACACTTGACACATGGATGTTCTTCAATACCATTCATCTTGTATTTGCAGTTATCGCATTCTCTCTCCATCCTGCGCTCCTTTCTGACACCTTTCACACTTATCCTTAAACATGCAATCCTCACACTTCAACCACTTTTTCTTCTTTCGTTTCTGTGCCATGTAGTCAAAATATTGTACCAAGCAATATTTGAACATCATTGCTCCCCCTCTAAACCCAAACTAGCCACCAATATACACCTACCATCCAAACCGTCATCAAGGAAGTACGGACATTTTGTGCATGGAATGTGCAGACAGCGTTTTTCAAACTCCTTACGTTTAAAATACTGCTTAATTTTTCGTATCATGGTTGCTCCTTTCCTTAACTCCAATCAAGATGCTTCCCACAACCGCAAACACGATGGTAATACAAAACAATTCCGTGGCAAGTAGGACAGTGCCAATTCCCGATGTTGGGATTTGAATCATACGGCACATAATATGGCTTATTCGGCTTTGCCTTTTCCTTCAACTCTCGGAACTCGGAAACAGTGCCGATTGCTCTGTACGATTCCAATTCTTCCAAAAGTCCCTTCTGCGCTTCCAACGTTTTTCCATAATGTCTGCCACCGCCAACAATTAGAACTTTAGGTTTCTTCGTCATTCTGCACCGCCTTCCTCTACTATCCTGCAAGGAACATCATCATCAACCTTTTTAATATCGTTGTAATCAATGATGATTTCCGTTTTTTCGCTTTCATCACAAGAACAAATCCCACAAGCGCACCAATCCGGACGGATCTTGTCACATTGTTTCAGCAACTGTTTAAGTGTTATATCTTCCGGTGCTTCTGCTATAAAAGAAATATCACATCCATTCAAAATAAACTTCATTCTGTCACTCTCCTTCCTGCGGATCCTCTAATCTCTCCAATAGTTGCTCTCGCATTTCTCTGTCCTTTGCTTCGATCTCCCGAAGTCCGTTCTTAAACTCCTTTATGGTGATTTCTCCTGCTTTGTACTTCTGCTTCAAGGTTTCCCTGCTGTACTTCATTCCGTCACCTTCCTTTCCAAGATCTCCTGAACATGCTTCAATGCCCGGCCATGAACTGTTGTGGCCCATGAATATGATTTGTCCATCATGGCAGCAGCTTCATCAAGCGTTTTGAACTGTATGTATACCTTGTGCAGCACATCATATTCAGCAACCGGAAGCTTTTCAATGGTCCTGATGACATCCTTCTTGGTATCAATCAATTCATCTATGTATCTATCAATTTCTTCTTCCATTTCAATCAATCTGATCACTGCATCTTCCATCCTGCTTTTGTTCCCGGAAGACTGAACCCTTTCCTGTTCCGAAGAACAGGATCCGGTTGACAGTGCAATTGATTTCCACTGACTTTTTTCTATCAGCTTGTTTTGAATCATTTTGTCAAGCTTGCTGACCTGCTGAAGATAGTCCTTTGCTTTCATTGCTTTTCCCCTTTCCATATTTTTTCGCCAATCTTGCCTTCAGTCGATCCCTTCTTTCTTCAAAGTCAGGGATCACCATTCCCAAGCAACTGTTTCTCTAATGCATCCATGTCACCATAGTTGTGCTGTGGAATGTCGTTGAAGCTGTTCTTTTTGATCCAAGAAGGAACAGGTTCTGTTCTTCCGGTTGTTGCTTTCTTCAATGGGAATATACCCTGCCAACCGTTCACAATCGACTGATTCAGAATTTCAATCTGTTCAGGAATGGATCCTGACAGTTTGTTCAGTTTGCTAAGAAGAAGTGAAACGGCATTTTCCGTCATTGGTTTCTTGATACCTTTCCGATAATCAATAAAATCAATGATTGCTTTGTTCAGTTCGGGAACATCAGAATATATTATTTCTTTACATTCTTTTACCTTCTTAACATTCTTTATCTTCTTGTTTGTCGTCACTTGTCCGTCACTTGTCTGTCGGTTGTCCGTCACTTGAATGCTGTTTTGTCCGTCAGAAGTCTGATACAAATCCCATTTAAGCACTGTAATCAGTGAGTTTTTATTACTTGTCTGTCTGTCAATCTGTCCGTCACTTATGAAGTCATTTAGTGTTCGCCTGACTTTACTTTCAGAAATAGACAACTGATTCCCTATGGAAATACAACCTGTGATCAACTGCCCCGGCTGCAACATTATTTTCTTACCTTTGAACAACGCAGGATATTCCGCATGTGTGGCATTCAGCAATAAATACATCCATACCGCAAGATGGTCCGCATCCTTCATGACAATTGGATTGTCAAGCAGCTTCCTATGAAGTTTTATCCATCCATTGTTGTCAGCCATAAAATCATCCCCTTGCGTATTCCCGGAAGACTTCTTCATTCAAAAGCCTTTGTCCTTCAACAGTGCTACTTCCACACAGTTCCGGATGCTCTGCCTGAAGCTTCTGTCGTGTTCTTCTGATCGTTTCCGTTGATGGGAACCCATATTCCTTCATGTGAAGAAAGAATGTCGGCATCGACATGGAATCTATATCAATACCATTCTTCTTTCCTACAATCTTATAAACCATATAACACAAATAATTGTCACTGCTTCTTGCCATCGGCTGTTCCGTCAGGACTTCAAGAACAATGTCCTGTGTTGTTTTCAATTCATTCAGTTTTCCCATTGCAAATACTCCTTCCTAAATCTCTTTGATTTGGATCCCATGCACATGCAGCATCAGTTTCCTTTTAAGAACAAAATATGCATAACCTGCTGTTGATGGATTTCTATAACCCTTTGTGTCTTCAACCACTGTCTTTCCATCTTGCTGATAAACAAAATCAGCTATGTACGAACATTCTTTTTCAATGCATCTTTGGCCATCCTTCAGCCTTTTCCCTGTCTTTGAATATCTTTCAATGACTTCATACTGTGAAGGGATCAGAACATATTTGACTTGCCTTTGCAGGCCTTGGATTGCCCCTGCTTTTTCAAGCAAGGACAATTCCTGAAACCTTTTTGCTTCCTTCTTGGAATCAAAGACAATGCCATCAATTTCAACCTTCTTGCTGCCATATTTGTTGCCACTGTATCTTTTCCAAGCCATGCTGCACCTACTTTCAATCTGTTATTGCTATAGAATCATATACTTCTGATTCACAGCCAACACCATTGATACATATGGAGCATGCTTCAATGCCAAGCACAACATAACCTTCCTTGCAAACACCGGGTTCATCAAGAATATAATTGATGTATACAACAGCGCATCTTCCTGTTAACATGTGTTCGCCTTTTCCATTGCAAGGATGTGGTGTCAGTTCATTCAAACCGATAAAATCACCCACCATGAAATTCCTGTCATTCTTACGGACTTCAAAAGTCTTTTTACCTGACACAACATCCTCAAAATACTTTGAACCAATTTTCAATTGATGTATCATACACAATCACCTTCTCCCTAGCTGATAACTGCAACACCGCAATCATGATCCTTTTTGTTCGCAAAATAGCTTTCACCTTCAGGAAGAACCATATATCCTGCATCATAATCAAGCATTGGATTTGGTCTTGGCTTGTTTATGCGGAACAATCCGCTAATATCTTTTGCAAAGCCACCGCAAGTGTGACGAATCACAAAAGGTGAAGGTTTTTCACCATCTTCAATCCCTTTTTCACACCACATCCTGAATTCTTTTCCGCACTTTTCGCATTTATATACCATATATCCATGAACCATAATTTTTCCCATACATGCACCTACTTCCTAATTGAACGGCAATTCTTCATCAATGCCATCCGGGATGTTCATGAACCCATCCTGATCAACCTGTGGTGCAGATGCCGCATTGCTTGCCGATCCACTTCCCTTGCTTTCGCAGAATTCAAAAGTGTTCACCACAATCTGTTCCGAATAATGCTTGACACCATCCTTTTCATAGTGGTTATTTCTCACTTCACCTTCAATCAGAAGCTTTGTTCCCTTGCCTACACTGCATTTTTCAAATGTTTCAGCAATTTTCCCAAATGCCACAAAGCTGAAAAAATCTGCTTCAGGTTGTCCTTCCTGCTTGAATCTTCTGTTACATGCACCGTTAAATCTTGCAACAGCCTCAGCCTTGCCATCCTGTGAATATTTGATTTCTGCATCAGCAGTCAATCTGATTATGCCTATCCATTTATTCATCTTCTTCACCTTCCTTTGGAGCCAAAACAGCTTCGCCAATATAGTCAAACTGTTCGTTTGTCAATCTTATGTATGCAGTTCCCTTGTATGGAATTTTCATTCCTGCCTGAACCCCCCATGATTTGACTTCATCAACAATCAGCAGGCAACCGCACCATTCACCGGAATTTTCGTTTGCCTGAATTACAGAACCAACTTTCACCATCAGATGTCACCTTCCCTTCTGTGCAGGCTGTGTTCCGCATCAAATCCTTCCGGGAATCTTGCCTTCAGCTTGTCGATGTTCATCTGCATCACTTCTTCAAGGCTCCATCCATGCGCTGTGCAATATTCGGCCACGAACCAAAGCAGATCACCAACTTCTTTCTTCATGTGTTCTTCGTTGAAATCATGCCCCTGATATAACTTTTGACAAATGCTGTGGATCTCCCCGACTTCAGCCGACATCCCATGCAATGCATGAAGTTCATTCTGCCATGCCATAAGGTCATGATTGATAGTTCTTGCCGCTAATGCCTGATATTCGTTTCCGGTCATAACGCATCCCCCCTTCTAATTGCCGAACAATGCCATCTGTGCATCCGTTACATCTTCAGAAGGTGCTTCCGGAACCGATTCTTCCTGATCAACTTCAGTCACCTGTGCTTCAATGATGGAATCATCGTTTTCAACATAGGTCTTTGTTCCATCCTCATTGATCACCGTCATGTCACCATCCATTGCCATCTGCATTTCAATGGACATGATGCCCCATTTGCTGATCAGCTGACGAAGCATTGTTTTGAAGGCCATTCCATCAAAATCCTTTTCCCAAAAGGTGAATCCCTTCTTTGCGGCATATCCCTTGGAATACTTCAAGGCATGTGCTTCCATCTTCTTTTTGCTCCAATACATTGCCTTCTTGAATCCGTTGGTATATTCGAACATTGCATAATATCCAATGGTTTCTGCCTGCTCTCTTGCTTCTTCATCATCAATCAGCTTCACTTCGATTTCCTCATTCAAAGGATCGAACCGGATCAATTCACCTTCCTTGATTGCAAGCACGTTCAATTTCTTGTACTGCCCGGACCGGATTGCAAGCTGAATATATCCCTTATATCCAAGCTGAAACTGTGCCACCTTTCCCTTGTTCTTGTCATTGAACGGCACCATGTAATACTGCCCCAACTGCGGAGAAGGTGACAGGTTCAAGGACTGTCCAAGAAGTGCAGCCGAAAGAATTGACTGATTTGTGCATTCCTGAAGTGCAGGATTGTTATTCACTGCGGAAACCACCGCAGAAATGAACTTCGTGCCATCCTTGCCGCCAACGACACTGTTGATCTGATTCTTCACTGCATCCGCAGTCAAATATGCTGTGATGCCTAATCTCTGATTCTGCTTTGCTACCAAACTATTATTTACTGCCATATTATTCACCTTCCTTATTGTTTTTCTTGTCATTTTTCTTGCCATTGTTATTCGGCATAGCGCAAATTACTATCAACGTAATGCAAATAATTAATACGATCTGTACTGAAGTTGCCATATTATTCACCTATTCCTTTCTAAACTGCCTTGAATTCAATGTTTCTGCCGTTGAAGAAGTCCTTCAATGCAAGTGCATCTGCCGTTGTCATATATGCCTGAAACTTCACCCACTGTCTTGCAGGTTTTGCTTCTTCAGCAATAGCATCAAATGACTGTGAATCAGTGAATCCCACCTGCCCCGGAATCTGTTCCGCTTCAGCAGCCTGTGCCTTTGCCTTCTGTTCTTCTTCGATCTTCCGCATTGCTGCTTCTCTTTCAGCCTTCGCCCTTGCTATCTCTGACATCCTGTGGCCTTCAGCAATGGCCTTGTTCATGTCAAGGGTAGAAATATACACCTGCTGTGCTTCAAAGCCGAATTCAGGCAGCTTTGCAAGCGTGGACATGTCCTGATTGAACTTCTCAATTGCAGCATCAATTGCTTCATGAATAGATTTCATTGAAACAGTTGCATTCAACCACTTTGAATCGAAGATCTTTTCAAATACAAGGCCTTCCGGAACATCACATGAATTCCAAAAGTTCTTGATTTCATCCATCTTGTCCTGCTTCTGCTTTTCCTCATACTCCTTCACCTGTCTGTCAATCACCGCAACAGGCCGATCAATAATGCTGATGATCTCATTGATCTTCGCCTTGAAATCGTTGAAAGGCTCCATATACTCCTTTTCCCTGCGGATTCTTTCATCATTCAGTGCCTTCTTCAGCTTGTTCAGATTGGCCTTGTCTGCCTTTGCTTCCTTGATCTGTGCATCCGTATAGACCAAAGTTTCATACATGCTGACCTTTTCTGTCAGTTCCTTCTTCAACTCCTCATAATTGAACAAAATCTGTTCCGGAAGCTGATAATCATTCATTTTTAATTCCATTTCTATATACTCCTTTCTTATATTCCCGGAAGAATCAGATCAGGCCTTTTCCGGTCCTGAACCTGCTTCCAAAACTTTCTTTCTGAAGATTCCAAAAACTTAATATCTTCTTCAACCTCTGTTCTTTCGATCTT